TGTAGTCTGCCACGCAGGGAGATCCTCTAACTCCATTGATTGACCTTGCCGAAACCATCTCCGTTTGGCCCCTCTGGACTCGCTGAAATATCCCGGGTCTTCAAAGGTATCCCCAATGTGATCGTCCAGGAACTCTCCTGCTTCCCCAATCATGTCACTTGAGGATTCTCCACACACTGGACAGTCAACCGTCCCGTCAGTCTCACCATGGGCTTCCCCATCAGGACAAATATGCTGCCACCCCAAATAAGAAGCCACGCCAGGATAGTCCCAATCTGTCTGGATAAGGATGTCCTCACCAGTCTCTTCATTTACCAAAAGATAGTCCCACCCGAACTGACCCGCATCCAGTCTAACCTGTTGGGCCTTGCGGCGACGGGCCTCCCGGCCATTGTCGTCCTCACCAGCTTCCACAAGCCAGTCCCAGGACTCAACACCCTCTTCCATCATGTCTCTAACGTCAGACTGAATCTCTTTCTCTTTGGCCAGCATCCAGGTAAGTCTCTTATCTTCCAACTGATCAGACTCATCTCCTTGCTCATCGACATTCACGGTCACAGTAATGTCGTCACGCGCTCCAGGCTGCACCGACACATAAGCATCCGGGTACTTGGCTTCTATTGCCTTGAGCATCTGGTTATCATAGTTGTCCCCACTCTCAACCAAATCCGCATCAGGATAGTACTGCGTGATTCCGTCCTCGAACACCATGTAATCGTACTCTACCTCAATATCCACAGAACCACTCACACCCTCCTTGAGCATCAACTCCCACTTGCTCTCCCAGGTGGAATCAGGTTCCATCCCTGGAGGATGTTCTTCGTCATCTTCCATCCCCTCAATAATCTCTCGGGCAACATCCTCCCAGTCACCCACATCCATGGTCTCGCTGAGATCTCCAAAGTACTCCATGAAGTCTGCGGTGATGTCTTTTATGTTGGTGCCGTTCCATTGCCGAACGATGAACATGGCCTCGTTGTACATGCCCTCATCGTTCATGATGATCATCTCGGCTTCTTCGGCGTCTACCTCTACCTGGGCACGGCGACGGGCTTCTCGGCCATTGTCCTTGTACGAGGCAATGTAGTCCCGAGCGTCACTCTCGCTGTCAAAAAATTCAGCAGGCATGCCCTGGTTGCCAGGAACCTCCCAGCGTCCGTCTGGGAGTTCAAGATAGGTTACACCATGCAACTTGTGAGGCTCACCCCAATCACCAGTTTCAGAACCATATCCCGCTTCATACCGACGAGCTTCTCGTTCACTGAAGTCTTCTTCGGCGCTTTCATAGTCCAGCCCCTCAACCCCGATACGCTCCAGCAACTCTTCGGAGTTCCGATGACCTTTGATAATACGCAACAGATCTTGAGGTGGGATTTTGAAAAGCTCTAAACCTTCGGCACCCGCATACTGTTGGTCTATCTCAGACTGGATGTCCCACCGCTCCTCATCCATGTCATCGTCATCAGCATAGTCATCGAAGTCCCTAATGCCGCGCTCTTTCAATTCTTCTTGATAAGCCTTATCGATGTCATCACTTCGGAAATGCCGCAAATTCTCTTCAAGCATCTCTACAACAGCGTCCATCATCACATCAGGGTTGCCGCCTTGCTCTATCAAAAGGGCATAAGGGGGAGACATGCTGCCACCGTCAGTCGCAGCAGCAACAGTGACTAGGTCATCGTCATTCAAATCGAAGTAACCCTCTATCATGTCTCCAAAGCTATAGAAACCCGCACCGTGAAACCACTGTTCAAAGAAATCTACGTCTGTGCCAAAAGGTTCTCCAGCTCGGCGGCGACGGGCTTCCTTGAAATCGTAACCCTCATCCGGGTCGTCCTCGTCGGCATAATCACTGAACTCATCTTCGGCTTCTTCGTCTCTCTGCGCCAGCCCCAAATCCCGAAATTCGGCAACATCTTTTACAGTTTCCTCTAACTCAGTACCCTCAAAGAGCCGAACAAGGTCGTCTATGTCGTACTGGTCAGCAGGCCCTCCTTCGAGATTTTCCCATCCCCAGGTAGCTGCAATCGTATCATACGCAAAAAAACGATCTTTCAAGTCTTCCGAAGTAATGTCATCTATGAACTCCTCAACATCCTGACCCACCGTAGACGCGATGCCTTCCATCTCATCCCGCTTAGACCACCACTCAGTATAACCATTAGATCCTATGACATCGCCGTTCTCGTCTTCCTTGAAACCGTCCTCAATATCCACACGATAGACATCCCAAATCATATCAGGATCGGACTCACCTTCGGCTTGACCGTCATCCAATCGCCAGGTATCAACCACTACCACGTAAGGGCCGGACTCCCCTTCAAAAAGCAGCTTGCCGCCATGCTCCAACCAATTAACGTCACCGAAATTGTCGATGAATTTGTCTCCCAGACCCGCAACTTTCCGACGACTCCCCGTCTTAGGCCTGCCGCGGTTCTCTCCGTAGGGGTTGATCGCGTACCCGCCGTTGGTGAGGGCCGGCGCCCATGCGCTCATGTACACCTCACCCATGATCGGCCTGACATAGGTGGCCAGGATGTAGTCGATAGGTCTGGGGAAGGTATCGAGACCATCCGCCTCGGCCTTGTCCATCTCCTCCTTGACTATCTTGAATCCGAGTGGAGCGCCTTTGGCGGCGATCCTGGGTCGTTTGTCCCTGAAATCGTTATTCTGTGTTACCTCGTCCAGGTATATCGGTTTCCTGGGCTGGTACCCGATGGCGTTCCTGGACTCGGTGGCCATCTTGGCTTCCTCCAGGTCATAGGGAGGTTCCCCCTGCTGGCGCAGCTCGGGCAGCGCATACGAGGTATGACGCTGGGTAATCATGTCGATAGTGGACTGAGCAATCACATGCTCCCGACCATCCTGGTACAGCACTGAAGGCAGTACAAGCTCTCCACGCTCAACATGAACCGGGATGTCCGCGTCCACGTCCACACCACTCAACGAAGCGATCTTGCAATTGAGCATGATGCAACCGGACACCACCTCGGAGTCATCGTGCTTGGCGTACTTGACATTCTTAACCTTGGTGAAGGCCAGTTGAGGCGCCACAGGAAAGTAGAACTGGTTGAGCAGATCGTTCGTCTCACTCACAGCGGTCTTTACCAGTGAATGAAGCTGCCGGTCATCCTCCCGAGCACCGGGTTTCAAAGCAGAGAACATATCCGTCAAGGAATGCTGCTGGGCATGACGATTCAAATTAGCCTGCACCAGACGCTGCTGCCGCTTGAGACCTTTAATGATCGGGCTGTTCTTGACGTGACCCTTATTTCTCAGTTCGTTGATGTTCATCTCAATATCTTCCTTTTTGAACCTACACCACTATCCTATCAGCAACCATCGACAAAAAACTGTCAGCCTTACGTTCAGCTTCCAGCTCATCGAGGTCACGCTGGGTAAGCGCGAACAACGCTATCTTATCCCCCAGGCACACCTGTTTGTCGGCGCACCAGCCACCATTGACTTCAAGTACCCCATCACACCCCGAGCAGCTCCACCGGTCGCTTGAACCAACCTTGGTGAGCTCCTCAACATCCACCACCACATTATCTCTTAAAAAAAGAAGGTCTAAGCTGAAAGGTACGGACCCTTGGTGGAAGGTCACGTTGGAGTACTTCACATACGGGAAGTACATACCACGGCTCTCTGAAAGCTCGGAATGATCCTGAAGTCCGAGTCTCTTTTTCGCCGGGGTGTCTGCCACGTCACACTTCACTTTCAAGTCCCTATTCAGCCACAAAGCATTGACCCGTAGAACGGGTGAAACCGGCGAACACTGCTTTACAGTCACGTCGCCATTTTCGTACAGGTGAACAGTCTTACCGCGTACTATCCCATAGTCCTCCAAGAACCTGAGGCTATGGGATTTTACTAGCACCGCGGCTTAACCCTTCTTTTTAGACTTCTTGGACTTCTTGTCCGACTTCTTGGAAGCCTTCTTGCCCTCAGAATCAGCCTCCTCTTCAGGGGCGTCCTCCTGGACCTTCTCATCCACCGGCTCATCGAGAGTCCTGGTCTGCGGCCTGGGAGCTTCCTCGGGCTTCGGATCTTCTTTCACATTGCTGACCTCAACCCGAACAGCATTCCGAGAAATGAGCTTTATCAGCTCGGCAGATGATTTTATCTGGTCTGCCGACAACCCAGTCTTCTCCACCAAATCCATCGATTCTCCGTAAGGGATCACGATCTGAATGATGTTGCTCTTGAGAGTTCTGCGCCTGCGGTGCGAGGGAAGACCTTCAAGCTCCTCTGGTGCCACGGCTACCGCCAGCCCGAAGCTCACGATACCTTTTGTTAGGTTATACGCTACATATTTTTCTGACATAGAAATTCTCCTCGTCTATGAAAACAGGCTTGCGAAGCCCTTGCTCTTTGATACGCCGAACAGTTTCTCGGCCTCTTGAACGGTCATACCTATTTCAGTCTGAAGCCGCCTGATCAGCTCCTGGCTCTTAGCGGATACCAATTGCTTCGGATCGATGGCGCTCATGTCCTGCGATTGAACCTCCCTAAGGATAGCAAATGCTTGTTCCTCAGGAGAGAGAATCGGCTCACCGCCTACTGCGGGTGCCGGGGCTGCCTCTGCGGGTGCCGGGGCTGCCTCTGCGGGTGCCCCGGCCATGGTAGGGTCCACGGGAGCCGCCGTGGGGTCCACCTGGGCCAGCATCTTGCTGATCGCACCCACTACAGGTTGAACTTTCTCCTGCGGTGCAGGTTGCGCTGGCTGTGCGCCAGGAGCCGCTTCTCCAGGTCCGGGAGGTCCTGCTGGACCCGCAGGCCCCGCGGGTGCTTTCGGCGGTACCCCAGGCTTACCTTCGGGCTTCCCAGGAGGTTGTGTTCCCGGAGGTTGAGGTATCTGTGCGCCGGGTTTCATGAGCTTGAGTTGCAGGAGGCCCTGCTTCTGCTCATCGGTCATCGTCTGGATGTCCTCAGGAGTCCATCCGAGTGCCTGGATACCGGCATCGCCTGCTCCGGGTGCCAGTTTCTCACCAGGAGCTGCTGGCTTGCCCGTGGGGGGCGTTCCTGCACCGGGGTCAGCAGGTTGTGCAGGTGCTGGCGCGGGGGCGGCAGGTGCCGCCGCAGGCGCTGCTGGTGCAGCGGGTGCCGCAGGAGCTGCGGGTTGTTTGGGGGCCGGTGCCGCGGGGGCGGCTTGGCCTCTCCGACGAGGGGTTCTCCGTCCCCTGGTTACTCTCTCCATCCCCTCACTGCAATTAGGACACTTTTCAAATTTCGGACCCTTGTCCAAAAAACTCTCCGTAGTCCATTCCTCCTGCCCACAATTGGGGCAGCGGTATAGATCCTCTTCTTCCTCGAAAAAACGAGGCCCGTTCTTCTTGTCCTGAGCCCTCCGACGAGGGTGCCGACGAGCAGGTTTCCTATGACGAACCAGCCTCGACTTTTTCTTATCCTTCTTATTCTCTGGCTTGCCCAGTTCAGGTTTGCCGTCCTTGGGGGCCTTCTTGTCTTTCTTTCCAGGAGGATCGTCCTTGACCAGTTGTTTGCCGTACTCGCCAAAGTAACTCTCGTAGTAGCTCTTGGCCTCATCGTCCACGGCCTCAATGTCTGAGAACTCGGCAAGCTTGCTGCTGGCCATTACCTCGGACATATCCTCTTCGGCGGCAACGCCACCGACCGGAGGTGCCTCAGCAGGAGGTGCCTGCTCGGGCATGGCAGGTTGAGCCGTAGTATCGGGCCAGTCAACCTCTTCACCGCCAAAGGCCATGGTCAGGTTGTAGAGCTCCTCGGCAGACTCGGCTTCCAGATCCCTGGAGTAATCACCACCGTCATTCCACTTCTCGCGGAGTTTGGGGCCTGCTTGGCGTTTTCTATTACCCCTAACTCCTGGAAACGCAAAGGGAACATCATACCATTCATCACCACTGATATTATCTATGAACGTCTGAGAGTTTTTTTCATTCATTGGGTACTTCTTCAGGATTTCAGTTGATTCAGGAGTTACAGGAAAATAGAGGTCCGACTCATGGTTGTCGGTCTCAATACCGGCATCCATAATGTCTTCATATAGGCCAGCATTTCGTCGAAAGGAACGTCTGCGTTTGCCCTTTACCCCAGGAAGCTTCATCTGATCAGGATGGGTGATCAGGTCATCGTAGCTCTTGTCCCAAGCAAAGGTACCGTCCTTGTTGAACACCCATTCATTCGCCTCAGCCAGGTAGCTCAGGTTCTCTTCGCTATAGACATGGTCGTAGCCCTGCTCCAACCTGCTATAGATCTCTCTGGCATAGTCCTTTACTGCATCCAGCACAGCCTCCTGTAACTGGTCGGCATTGGCCTCGATTTCGTCTCCGCTCATGCCAGAAGCCTCATCAGCTTCATAACGGTCTATGACAACCTCGACATCCATAGTGTTTTCATGAGAGTAACGCCCGTCCTGTGTAACTTTGGCAGAGGACTCAATCTCCTCACTCTCAACGAGTCTGATAATGCCCTCGTCCTGATTAGTGGCCTTGGCCCACTCTGCGAGATCCACCCAACCTGTCCAGGAAGCACCATCGCCTTGCGACGAAAAACCGCTGTAGAAAATCTCATCTATCTGAAAACCGGCAGGGGCATTTTCCTTGGCGTCGTCGATGACGTATTCAGCCTCCCACTCAAAGACATCAGCATCTTCCAAAAACCAGTAAAGGGCTTTTTCCTTGGCCTTCTCGTCGAGCTGGTCGAAGGTGTAGACACCGCCCTCATCCTGGGAGCGTCTGCGGCGACGGGCTTCCTTGTCCTTGGGAGTCTTGGGGGGTTCCATCGCAATGAACTCATCGGGTACGTCCAGGTTGCGATCTGCGCCGGGTTCTTCGTAGGATCGGCGGGTTTTGGAAGTCTTCTTACGAGCAACCTCATCAATGGCGTTTTCCCAATCAGCAGTGTTACCTTGCAGGTATTCGACCGTATCCTCTATGTACTCGTCACGTTCCTCTTTGCCAGAGACCGTCGCCTTGTCGTAAGGAACACCAGACTTGATATCCGCCTCACGGAAATAGTCACCAGACTCAGTATAGTTTGACAACTCAATTTCATAGTCGTTCAGAGCCTCTGCCTGTTCCTCCGAAAGCGCACCATAGTCATCAACGGTTGCCTGTAACCCGACAAAACGTCCGTAGTATGAAGGGGTCATTTCCGCGAGATGGGTCTGTTCGGCAGCGTCCACTAAATGCACCTCATAGGCACCCGTGACATTTATTCCTTCAGGTTGACCACTGATGTACTCTGTAATGTCAGACACCACCAGATACAGGTCTATCGGATACTCACCGTTTTCTTCATCCTGACCCCTCTTGCGAACCGACCGGCGCGGTCTGCGTCGAGCAGTCATGTCCCTACCGATAGACTCCATGTACTGGCGCACGGCAGAGTGCCAGTCAGTACCCTCCTGCGGGGTAGCGAACTTCAAGCCCTGGTGTATCGCGTTAAAAAGAGTCATCCAATCATCGGCTCCCGCAAGCATCTCCAGAGCCTTGTCCTTGTCTCCCGAGAGCCACTCACCCTGAATCTCATCTTTCAGGTACACATCGTAATCATCGGACTGACCTTTCCTACGAAAGGATTTCTTCTCAGGAGGACCACAGCCAGCTTCCATCTCAGCTTCGGCTTCCTCTTTTTTGCGTTTCTTGCCAGGACCGCCACCACACCCAGCTTCTACATCTTCCTCCATGGCACGAATGGTCTGGGTGGCCAGCCATTTGTCTGGGTCCGCGATGTCTTTCAGGAGTGCTTCGGACGGTCGGGCCATCGTGAGGTTGGCGTAGATTTCTTTCCCATCAGGTTCCTGGGAGAAGGTGTCGATGATTTTTGCTCTTTTTTGAGCCGCACCAAATCGAGCTTCCCAAAGCTCAGGGTTAGCCAAAGTAGCCATTACGGTCTCAGCGTCTACCTCACCTCGCATGTACTGCTGACGAAGATCCTCCAAAAACTCACCTTCAGGACTCGGATGGAACTGTTTCAAGGGCTTCTTACCTTTACCCCGTTGACGATCATACTCAGCTGCGTTCAACTGCTCTAGCGCGTGTTCGACCGCATCCCAAACCTGGTGCTGTTCGTCGGACCAATCATCTCCCTGAGCCCTCCGTCGAGCAGGGCGTCTTCGGGCGGGTTTGCGACGGGCTTCTTTCTCGCCTTTGAGGTAATACTTCTCGTACTCGTCACGATACTCTTCGTACTGCTCATCCAACTCACCCATATCTGTCATGTAGTACTCAAACAGAGCCTCAATAGCTTCTTCCTTGGTATCATAAACACTAAGATCAGTCTGATCCATATACCCAGGAGCCGACATCTGAGATCCCCACCCATGCACCTTTTCAACTTCCTCAATCCCCTCAAAACCGCCCTCATAGTAGTCTCCAAAGGCTTCTAAATCGGTAACAGGGATATCACCCACAACATCAACTTCTACAAAAGTCGTACCCATACCACCATCGATAGCGTAAAAGTCACTCTCCCACACCATAGGCTCCATGAACGCAGCCTGCCTCCGACGAGCATCCTTCACCCCGTCAGGAGTCTGCTTGATATCCTTACCCATACCTGACTCGCTGGAATCTGAATCGCTGCCCAGGCTGGTGTCGGTCATTGGTCCCTTCGGAGCTACGCCCTCATTCACCGCAGGACTGGTGAAGTGATCGGTCTCAGTGTCCTTGCCGGGACTCTTGGGAACGCTGATGGAACTCTCGGAGCCGTCCGCGTAATTCTTCGGGGTGGAGATGTTCTTGGAATCGCTGTCAGGGCCGGGACTCTTCGGGACACTCACAGCATCTCCAGGCTCTGTGTAGGGCTTGGGCATGGGCATCTCTGCCTGCTTGCAGAAGTCCTTCGCCGCCTTGTCGATGTTAGCCATGGTGGTCATGAACCCATCGCCGCGGGGTGGCCAGGTCACCACCTTGTCATTGTTGTCAATGCCGATGGACCAACCATTCGCGGTCACCGTCTTGCCATCAAGGATACGATTGACCACTGAACTCGGAGTGAAACGACCATTTCGCATAGATTTATTCTTAGGCATGTCTTGCTTCCTTTTTCCAGACCTATCGTCCGTTGACAACCGAAAGGATGAAGTTCCGGGCTTTTCTATGGTGCAGCTGATTGGTATGAAGCCCGTGCCGCCTCATCAGCCTATCGAAATCCCCTTGGGTACGAATCTTACTGGCAATATGCATGAGATCCGATAACGGAAGGGTCACGTAACCCTGCTGTCCGATCTCATCAATCACAGAGCCAACCACTGAACGGGGATAATTTCTCGTATACGTCTCTCGAATCTGGTTGTAGTCGTCGGCAGAGATACTGGCTGTACGGTCACGTTTCCACTTGGCTTCCAGGTGACCTTTCAAAGCCTTGAGACCAACGTCCCGATTGATCTCTTTGTTCTCATTAACTATCTGAAGCGCATTGAACACCGAGTTCACCGGGAGGCTCCCGCTGACAGCTTTCTTGTCGGATTCCTCGATGCCACGCTCTACCATGGCACGGAGCTTCTCCAGAACAACACGGTCGTCATGGGTGCGTCCTTCGTTCCCACGGTCATACGCTCTACGCGCAGCAGCATTCTGCGCGTACATGGCAGCTAAACGGCCACCACCAATATCACTCACAACTTTACCAGAAGCGTTTGCTAGGTCTTGTTTCACGTTTCGCATATTTCTAGCCCTTTCAAGTGTTTTTCAAAGTTTAATATACCACCGTCGAGTGGTGATCTTTAAAGCTGTCTCGATTTTTTTACGAGGTAACGAGGTCACGAAGAATTGCTTTAGAACCACAAATCAAGCATTCCACTTCAACAGGAAATGAACCGAACACAACCCGCAAGCCCCCGGAACAACAGGGGCTTAGAAGATCCTCGCAGTTTTCGTCCTTACGGCAATCTTTATCGAACATTAAGTCGAGCAGGCGTTTTACCTTACCCTGAGAACCTTCTGAAATGGATTCTTTTGCTTTATCGAAAGGATCTTCCATGGACTGGAAGACTTAATCGTCACTCTTGGGAGAGATCATCTTCGGGACCACGGAGACCCACTTCTCACCGTATTCCCCGTAGTAGCTGGCCCAGTACTCCGCAGCGGCATCGTCAACACCGTGCTTCCGCATCCAGGCCTTGGCGAGGTCAGCACGAACACGCTTCTTGATCTCGCGGACCATCTCCTGGCCGAAAGGACCCAGGTACGACTCCCAATATTCCTTAGCGGATCGGTCGATAGCCAGTTTGCGGTTCTTGGCATCCTTGTACTTGGTGTAGATGCGGGAAAGCTCCATGGCCAAGTCGCCATACCGGTTAACCGCCTCTCGGCGCCTGCCCTCACGGATCATGTCGATAGCCTGCTTGACCTGACGGTGGTCCACACCTTCCATGTCGTAGACTATGTCTGCGGCAGCGAGAAAGGGCACGTTGAAATACTTGGATGCCAACCTGGTCTGCATCCCGAAAGAGATGTCTTTACGAATACCAGCAATGTCCGCGGTAGCGAACGCGGTACCGAGCTTCGACCATCCAAGAACCCTCGGCAAGTTGCCAGCATTCCGACGAGCAGTCCGATTGAACTGATTCGCTACCGAACGAGGGATATCGCTCGAAAGGGTTTTGCTGTCCACCAAGGAAGCCCCGAACAGACCCCAGTATACGGCATTCAGATCCGACACCTCGTTCCGACCGGCAGTCCTGCGACCACGCTTCCCACGTCCTGCTTCCATAGACATTTCAAATTCCTCTTCAGGCCGCGCTCGTTTAATAACCGGCCTGCCGTCTTCCTCAGCCCCTTTCCACAAATGATGAGCCCTGCGTTTGGCACGGGCAAGTCTCTGTTTTCTGGCTGTTCTATTCATTTTTAATCACCACCTATGAAATAACCTTAACACATAGCGAGGTTACTTTCAATAATAGGTACCTCCACCATAAGGTTGGTCGTAAGCATTGCCCTGATCGTAAGTATCCGAATGATACCCGGCACCGTACTCCGACTCCTGTTTTTTCTGCTCCTGCTTCTCCCGCTGGTCTTTAAGCCAGCTCTGTAAAAGTTTGACTATCGCCGTCAACTTCCAGTCCAAACTCATGATGGCAATGGTCTCCAGGGCTTTCAACGCGCCGTTAATCATGTTGGCCCACATTGAGTTCTCAAGAACATCCTGGGCCACACGTCGGCGCTTACCCATTTTTTCAAAAATCCCGTACTCCTCGGCCAACTGCTCAAGGAGTTGTAGCTCTACAGCCTTCATACGTGTATCTTATAACAAGTAAATTAGGGAAATTTAAGCAGAAGTGGAATTTGGAAATTAAATGTAAATCGGCTCGGGGAACTTTTTAAGATATATCGGCTTGATTACCTTCGGAATACGGATAGGGGAAACCTGGTCTGGACGTCGATACAGGAACCCCACAATCTTGAGTTTCGTACCCAAAATCTGGGATACCAAATCAAAAGGTGCATTGGTCATCATGTGGCTCCGACCAAGCTCATTGATGCAGGCACAGTACCTCCGGTCCTTAATCTTCTTGAGAACGTAATCCCCACGACTGTAGGGAGATCCAGAGATGTCCAGCAGGTAGCACTTGTCCGATTTGCAGATATGTTCTCGACGGAATTCCTGAAAGGTCATCCCAAAGTACCTTTGAATCCAGTGGTAGATACTCACAAAGGAAACCCCAACATAGTCGGCCATCCCGGCAGCAGTATTGAACACCCTGGAATCCAGTAACACTTTGCGTATCTGATCCTGATGTTCAGCCTGAACCACCAGTACGTGGTAAGAATGTTCCTCCCTGCATTTTTTACAAAAAAGATGCCCCACCCCCGGTTTATCCTTACCCACGAAGAAACATTCGTAGCACCCCGGACTCGAACATTCGACCATCTGTCTCATTTCTTAATCCAGTTAACATGCTCTTTCATGTGCTTCTTGATGTCCTCTTCCTCATCGCCTAGGTCATACTTCTCAGCGTAGGCCTTCACCGCCAGTTGCTGCACAAGAGTTCTGTAAACCTGACCACGGAACCTGGCCTGCATCTGATTCTCGTCCTTGGCACCCACGGACAGGAGAGCCCTCTTTTTGTTACCTACACGCCGAATATGCTCATTCACGGCGGCAGCCGACTTATGCTCCACCCACTCCTCGGGAAGCGGAGGGAGAGTCACTGACTCAACAATGTTGCTGATGATACCATCAATCGCCATGGCCTCTTCCTGGCGTTCTACGTTCTCCCGATAATCATTGATAAACTTCTCTTTGAAAGCATCCAGACTGTCGAACTCCAAATCCTTGGCGAACTCGTCATCCAGCTCCGGGTAGGTAATCGTCTGAAGGGCATGTATCTTCACCTGGGCAGAGACAACCTTACCCTCGTGGAGCCACTCAGTCTCGAACAGATCACCCTTCTTATGTTCCAGGATGGCGTTGACTAAGGTCTTGTTAGGGTGCCGGTCTAAGTCCATCCACTGCATCCTCAAGGAACCCTGCTCGAAAGGTTGACCGTCCATGGTGGCGGTCACATCCATCAGAACATTGTGGTACGGGTCGATCTCATCCCCATCGAAATCCTCTAAGGTTCGATTCTGAAGTAAGGTGTACTCGCAGTATCCGCGGTACTCCTTCTCCTCGTCCACCCGCATCTGATAGGGTACATCGAGGTTGATCTCGTCAACCTCCAGTTTCGGAAGGTAATAGAACGCCACGATAATGACCGGCTTGGCGCCCTCCTTAAAGTCATGAAGTTCCATGGCACTGATATGCAGAACATCCCCTATCTTGGAAACCACATGCTGGACCAGTACCTCGGAGTAGAGCTTCTTGAAACCCATGCTGCTCTCAAGTACCTTTTTGGCGTTCTTACCCGCTTTACCGCCCTTCTTCTTCCGGGTCTTCACCCGAGAGTTCTGGGCAATGGCCTCACCATGAGCATCCCAGTACCTGTCGAACATCTCACGAAGTACCTCATAGTCCAGGTCCTTAATGACCGCCCGGTACTGCTGGGCCAATGGCTCCACGATAAGCTCCCCGCCAGGGTCCAAGGGCGGAAGGCGTTCCTCCTCGGGCACCTCTACGAGTTCAGGAGTCGCGCCTGAACTTCCTTCAGGTATCTCCACCGTCGATGCAGTTGTGCCGGTGGCCTCGGATACCTCTGCATCCTCAGAAGGTGTATCTTCGGATGGTGATTTCGGTTCTTGGTTCTCCGTCATAACGGGGATCTCCTTCCATGATTTTCTCGCTGGTTTCTTTCCTGACCAACTTGTCGTCGGTCAGAATGGTTGCTATTTTCAATCCGCCCTTGGCCTTGACCCCCTGGGCCGCGTCCAGCCATATCTGCGGCAGGTTGTCCAGGTCGGGTTCCCACTGGCGCTTGCAGTAGAATATGAACTCCACTTCGATTGGGTAATCGATAGGTTTGGTTAGGCCTTGTCGGTGATATTGCGAGTACATCTCGATGGCTATCTGGTCCCGGATACTCTTTAGCTTGTCGGAATGGTCGATGAAAGGTACCCATTTTCCCTTTAACTTTCGCTTTCGGATCTGAAGGTTGTTCTTCTGTACCCATGGCTTACCTTTGACCACAAACCTGATTTCCTTCTTACCCATCTACAAATCAAATCTGGCCTGGGTCACCAGGTAATCAAAAAGTTCCTTGTGGTACTTGGCATCCTCCAAAGCATTGTGGGCCTCCCCTTTGTGTTCTGGAAGCTTATTACCAGGAATGTTCATATGGTCAGCCAGCTGCTTGATGTCCATCGTGTACTGCGGCATGCCGTCTGGGAGGTCTACCATCCTACCGAACAACCAGCACAGCAGTACATGGTCGTGATCGGCAAAGTAACTCCACAACTCGACAGGCCTCGACTCCGAGTACCCGATAAACTGAGACAGGCTATCCCTGATGTGTTCCTCTGACATCCACACTGAATGATTAATATCGGGCAATCTCGGGAGTACATTGTTCTTCACCCAGGTATTAGCTCTCTTGAACCCAGGTACCGCGTCCAGGTTACACGCATAGAACTCCTGGGCAGGTTGCTCCCCGACCACACCAATACTGATCAGCTTGAGGTACCCCGGCTCCTCCATGAACTCGCAGTCATAGAAAAACTTCCTCTTATCCGAAAATTGAATGTTCTTCATTTCCTCTCCTATCGACACACCATACTGTTGATTATGGCTACAACCTCCGGGTCTCCGGTAGACCACAGGTGTTTAACAATGTAATCGCGCTCCACAGCACCCAAAGCAAACAACTCCCTTACCCAGCGATCCCGGTAAGGCCCACTCAAAATAAGAACGTCACCCTGCTGAACCCGAAAGGACACCCGGTCTGCACTCTGCTGTACCTTGACCGCCTTGGCCGAGGCCTTCTCCCGTCGAAGCTGTGCGTCATGCTTTCCCAATATTCGCCTTCCTGATATCCTCGGGCGTCGGGGCCGTGAACCCGGCATCCTCAAGAGAATACTTGTTCACCGCATTCTGATAACTCTGAATAAGCAGTGCGTCCTTGCCATCGTTGTTATCCAGAACCTGAACAATCTCAGGTATCAGCTTGATCTGCGGCGGTACCGCGGTGGCGATGCACGGCTTTCGTAAATCCATCGCCGCACCCACAGGTTGCCTGGTATTCGGGTCCATCTGCACCATCTCCACCATGACTATGGGTTCTTTCATTACAGACTTCTCGCCAACCTCACCTTCAAGCCTGCCGATAAAGGTACGTTGACCCACAGTAACTATTGATACCTCACCCAGTCCTATTTCACGATCCATTGCTTACCTCCAACGTGGTCTTTCCATTTCTTTTCCGAGCTACCCAGACGGTATCGAAATCCATGAGCCCCGATGCCCGACCGGAATTATCTGTCACTATCGTAGTACCTTGGCCATTACTGAAACTGGATGCCATGAGCTGACTGTTATCGTGGTCTATGAACGAAAATACCTCATCCAGGAGCTTCAGGTTACAGCCATGGCCAAATTGCATCGCAAGGTCATGGAGCGCCCGGATAAGCGCACTGGACAGGGCTCCAGCCTCGCCGTCCGAGTACAGCCGCGGGTCGATGTTCTTTACCCCGTCAGTTACCTCAACCTTAATCTCGCTTTTCAAGGTACCCGTGGCATCGGCGGCACCCTTCGTTGACTTCTTCTCTGCAAAGGAACTGATACCTACCCGAATCGAGTTACCCATATCCGCAAGATACTGATTCACACGCTCGGAAAGTACCACCATCGATACCGAGAGCTTGTGCAGCTTGATGTAAGGTATGTTCGAGATGAGCCACTTGTACACGGCCACCTGGCCCTCACATTCGGTTATCTTACTCTCCAGGGTATTGAGTTCCTCCCTGGTGTTGTACAGTTTAGACTCAAGTACCTGGAGTTCCTGAGCCTTCCCTTGGGCAATCTCAAGGTTGGCCTGAGTAAGTTTTATGTTGGCATCCACCCTTGAAATAGCTACCTCAAGATCACTCATAGACTTCTTAAGCGCAACCAGCTCCTCCTGGAGCTTCAAGGAAGCCGCCTCAACCTGCGATCTCTCGATACCGAGTAACCTTACCCTCTCATTGAGTTCCTCTATCTGGGTGTCCCTCTGCTGCTCTTTAGCCACCCGCTGCTCCTCCTGGCGGGTACGGGCCTCGGCCAGTTTCACATCGGTCTCCTCCATCAGGGACTTAGGTACCTCAAGTTCCTTTTCCAACTTCTTGAGTTTCTTCTGTATCTTGTCCTTCTTGGCCTTGGTTATCTTGCTCCCACAAGTTGGGCAGTTCTCCATAGCCGCCAGGGTGGTTTCGCCTTCCAGGTTTAGGATAGCACCTTGAATCTTGGTCATCTCGATGTAATAGGAGTGACGCTCCCCTTCCATCACAGTGATACCGAAGTCATCCACAGTGATCCGAGTCCTGGCTAAAGTATCCGCCTGGGTACGGAGCTGAGATACCTCGGTATCGATCTGACGTATGCGGCTGTCCTCATCATAGGTTCGCGTAGTCGATTGCTGCATCTGCTCAATGGTACCTGACACCTCAAGTACCTTCGCATTGAGATCATCCCGCTGCTTACCGAATGAACTGAGTTCGCCTTCCCTGAGTCGGATAGCCTCGCCCCAATCCTGCTCCTTCAATGTACGCTCACTGGTTTCAAGTACCTCCAAAGCACCCTGCTTCGTAAGCTGGTCCCTGCGAAGTTCGACAATCTCTCCATCGATACCTTTCGAGGCCATTCTGCATTTGGAGGTAATCGAGTCCCACTCCTCCACACCGGTTATCCCCGAGAGTATGTCGTCACGCTCCTTATTCGTCCCTCTGAGGAACTTCACGCCCACCCTATGGCTCAGGTAGGAAATGGCGAGAAACCGGCTGTAGGACAGCCCTACGGCCTTGATAATGGCCTTTCGGGTCTCCGTCATGCTGGCTCCGCGGCGGTCCACCCACCTCTCACCGTCCCAGGCCTCAAAGAAGAGGTCGGTACCTCTGTACGAGATACCACAATCATTTGCGTAAAGGTCGTCCTTCCAGTCCCGACAATAAGTTATCCGGTAAAACACATTCTCCCAGGAAACGAACTCCGACCGACCCGCACAGCCATGATCCCATACCCGGTTCACTGCACCGGCTCCGCTTACCCTCGTAGGGTTCTCCCCGTAGTACACCTCACAAATGGTATTCAGAAGCCCGGTCTTACCCGCAGCGTTCGAGCAACCGCCACGATCCTCGTTTACCCCCATCATATGGATAAGGCTGTTCTGCGGGAACATAATACTGTCCGACAAACCATAGCTAAATAACCCCGAAGGGTTGATGTACGAGACAGTGAGCACTCAGATACCTCCGCGATCCATATAGCTCCAGCGATGGTTGTTGGCCTTACGGTCGGCCTTCACCAGAGTACCTCCGCACTTGCACTTCCTCTTGAGCTTCTCGGGCTTCTCATCGGTATCGTTAAAAAGTTCCTCATCCTGCTTACCGCACGTAGCACACTGGTACCCTACCATCCTGGCCATCTAGTCCTCCTGCATCAGTTCAGACACCGCCTGGGTAACACCTTCCCTGGGTAATATACCAAGTTCCGCAAATCCGCTATCAAGATAAGCGTTCAAATCGTCCAAAAGACCCGACGACCCACTCATATCCACAATGACCTCTCCCTCTTCGATTTTGTAGGTACGAGATACCTCAAGATGTCTGACTGTGTAATAAGTCTCGTAATTGCTCCACCTCGGGTCATTGGCTATTCTATCCACGTTCGCCTTCTGGCCGATAAGCTCAACTTCAACATACTGGTCAGTGAGCCATTGTTCGTCTATTCTGATGTCCTCATACCTTGAGGTATCAGTCACGTTGAACGAAGCCTTGGTGAAGAAGTTCCTTGTGGGTACGAACTCAGTCCGCACATCCCACCCGGTATCGGTTCTGACCGCCTCAGCCTCCACCCAACCCCTGGCCTTGTTTGCGTCAGCCATCGTGCGCTGAAGTACCGCACCTACGTAACCGCCCTGGGTATTCGAGAAAGGTATCCGCTGGGGTATGTGAATATCTCCCGCAAATACGTAATCAAACTCGGGCCGGTCAAGCTCGTTCCGGTACACCCCGAAGTCAGCGAGTATCTTGCTGTCATCGTCCAGGTAAGTACCTCGCAAGGTATCGTGGAAGGTGAAGATATTGAACTTGTTCGGCTCGACTTGGTACTTCTCAAAATCGAACTTGTGATCTGCCGGGAGAGCGTGAACCAGGAACGGGGAAGTATACAGGTAATCAGTGTACGTCCCAGGCGTAGCCATCAACCGCGCATCCTTCAAACACCACAAAGACTCAGAGGTATGCCACGACAGAGACTTCTTGGTCCAGTCATGGTTACCCACCAAATGAAAATGAGGTATCTGTTTCGGAAGTCCCTGATACGAATTGTAAAGTACCAGATCTGCCTTGGTCTTAACCTCATCCTCAGGTTCACGCTTCAGGTACCTGTCACCGCAGAACAGAACAAAATGGCAATCCCTCTCACCTGCCCTGTGGATAACCTGGGTTTCGACCTCAGCACAGTCATCCACAGTGATGCACCGCGCACCGAGGCGGTCATAGTGAATGTCAGAATACACGTTGAACCTGACAACATCGGACATGGCTACGCCTCTGCTTTGACTGCGGAAGGATCGGAATTCACAACCGTTATGAAAGTCATGATGAACGAGAACCTCTCATCGAGGTACTTCCTCAAAGCGGCACTGACAACTTCTGTATCGGCGCCATCGACTACCAACGAAGAGGTCTTTAAGAACCTCAGCACAATGTATTGGCATAAGAGGTCGATATCCTCAGCCAGAAACTTGTCGTCCACCCGAGCAAGGGTATCCTTTACCAATTTCTGATACGTATCTTCAGGACACTGCATATGATTTGACAACATCTTCCTCCAACCATCCGAGCATCTCAGGATTCTCCTCCAGGTACAGCCATGCCTGCCGAAACCCGACACCAAGCTTACCTCCACGATACAGATAAGACTTACCTTCCTTCTGGACCACGCCTTTACCTTCGGCCAACTTGAGAACATCCAATGCCCGAGGAATTCCTTTACCGTACTGAATCTCGGTATCAACTTTCCTAAAAGGTGGAAAAGTCTTGTTTTTGATAACCTCTATCTTGGTTCTGTTACCAACAAACTCATCTTTACCACCCACCGTGATCTTCACCTTGGAAATCGTCGAAACCTCAATCCTCTGAGAAGCATAAAACTTCAAGGCCTCGCCACCAGGAGTGGTTTTAGGAGAGCCGTAGGTAACCATCGGCTTAAACCTGATCTGATTTATAAAAATGACGGTCACCCCATTTGTCGCCATGGCAGCATTCAGTTTCCGCATAGCCTGGGACATCATTTTCGCATGGCGCCCAATGTGCTCATCCCCCATCTCCCCTTCGATCTCCGCACGAGGAGTCAGAGCCGCCACACTGTCCACCACAATCAGGTCCCCCTCACCCATAACATCAACCAGGTCTTTGGCCACCTCAAGCGCCTGCTCTCCGCAATCCGGTTGTGAAAGAAGCAGGTTGTCCATCCTGACCCCAAGCCTCTGGGCATAGTCCACATCCAAGGCATGCTCGGCATCAATAATGGCTCCAACGTTACCTTGAGCCTGGGTTTCAGCCAGTCCTTGAAGGGCTATCGTGGTCTTACCCCCTGAAGGCACTCCAAGAAGCTCAACGATGCGCCCTCTGGCGTATCCGCCATTGGGGACACCGCTAAGAATCGAGTTCAGCGACATGATCCCAGTGGGGATTGTGGGTACAGGTTGTATACCGGTGCCAGAAAGAAGCATGAGATTGCCCTCATGCTTCTTTTTCAAGGTCTTCAGGACATCGACAGCATTTTTCTTCTTTTCAGTCACTACCAGTTCCTCTTACCTGGGGCCGGGGAGCCGGGAGGGGCCACATGGCCCGGTGCTGCCGGTGGGGCGCCACCAGGAGGGGTCGCCGCGGGAGGAGCTGCTGCCGGTGGAGTCGCCGCAGGTGGTGTACCTGTCGGGGCACTGGGCATTGGCGATGCAGCAGGTGGGGGTGCCTGTGGAGTTGCTGCCGGTGCAGGTGCTGGAGGCGGTACCGGAGACGGCGGTGCAGCAGCAGGAGGAGGAGTCGCCGCAGGTGGTGCGGCTGCCGGTGGTGCCGCTGCGGGAGGAGCAGCAGGAGGAGCAGCAGGAGGAGCAGCAGGAGAAGCAGCAGGAGGAGGCGAAGCTGCGGGAGGAGCAGCAGGAGGAGGCGAAGCTGCGGGAGGAGCTGCTGCTGGAGCCACTGCGGGAGGATATGCCGCAGGTGGTGTAGCCGCAGAAGCGGCACCCAGGTAATACCGCATCTCATCAGGAGTCGCCAGATGAATGAAATTGGACGGATCGACCCGAGTTTCCGTGTTGTCCAGGTAAGCCATCCACTCGGCGCCATAGTCATATGTCTCGCCGCTATAGACAACCGAGTACTTGGAACGCCTGCGTCCTCTGGAATTGTCCTTCGACAGAGACAGAACCGCAACCTCTTTTACATTCGCGGTATTGAAGAACTTGGCGCCACTCTCATAAACGAGTTGAACCCCCTCAAACACGGTCTTCGGAGCGATCCACAACTGGTGCGCGACAGCAGTCTGGCCCTCATCCATTTTACGAGTACCGACAAACTTGTCGTGATCGAAGATGCTCAAAATAAAACGATCCGACACACGATGATCGAATGCCGATGAACGGGCCTTCTTGAGTATCTCATCACCGTCCACCGTGGCCCTGTACTGGCCATCCTTCATCTTCTTTCGGCCCTCTCGATCAAACCCCAGCTCCAGGAACCTGTCGTTAAACATGTCCCAGTACCGCTGCTCCTCGTCGCAGTAAGGGCAGGTGTCATCCTGGAAGAGAGGTTGGTAGTTGTGACCCTTCAAATAAGCGTTGAACTTCTTGGGACACAGGACGTAGGTGAACCCCTCGGAGCCGTCCGGGCGCCTGAAGTTATCAATACCGTGAGAAGGTACCTGGAAAAAGAAGGTACACAGATTGTCTGGAATGCTCACCAAACCTCCATTGTTGAAGGCCAGGTTGTACTTCGAGGCCATCTCCTGGGTCGGGTTGAACAAACTCCATCTCCAGGGCTCGTACAGCAGCACCAGGATCTTGTTGATGGCAGTCTGCCCGTCACCGGCAGGCAACGCCCGGTAAAGCTCAGGGTTGAAGTTGCCACCCCCACCCTTCTGCTCACCGAACTTCTTCTCATTGTCATAGCTCATAGTCATTTCTGGCATGTTAATCTCTCCTTTGCCTTTCTTGAGAAACCCTCTCCATGGTGTCCCTCTGACTTATAGGCGTACCTATGTTGTATCTCTTCGCCATCAGCAGACTCTGGTATTCCTTCATCTGGAACCCCCTAGAGTTGAGTCGCTCTGCGAATACTTTCACCAATTCATAGTCTTCTTTCAGTTTGCGCTGCGTTCTCATAACACTCTCAACATACCAGGGAGGATCAACCTCGTTCAGGTATTTATACATATTTTTTTCAAAAGTTTTTTTCGCCTCGGCATACATATGCTTCTTTTCACCAAAGGCAGTGTGAGCTAAGTGCGCGTATTTAGACCGCATACTGTCCGTAGAGTCCTCCGTATAGATGAGGATGGTCATGTCGTCCACCGAGGTCTTGGTAGGTTCTTTTTCACCATAAGCATTGAGAACAAGTTTCGCGTAAACTCTATTATGAGCCCACCACTTTCGGGCAAACTCTTCATCGAAAGCTTCAATACCTTTCTTCATCCTGACAGCCAAAGCTTCCCAATATGCCTGGGTGGCCGAGTGAGTTTCCAGAAGTTCCTCAAGCAAATCTTCGTTGAAAGTAAGTTTGTCGATAACATCAACCTCTTCAACAGTTTGGCTCAAAGTAACCTGTGTACCAGTCGGCGTGACGGCTATCTTAAAGTTGGACATCAACTTGTCTCCTCATCGGAAACACCAGTATTAAAGTTCCCCGAGTCCCAGAAAACACCATAGATGTGGAGAACAGACTTGAAATCCTTGGCATCATGTTCCTCGATGCCGTCCATCTCAGTCTTTATATGTTTGAGTTCGTGGTGCAGGATTGCCTTCTCAACCAGCTCTAAAGACGCTGGACCCACCATCAGAGGAACCACATCATCATTCAACGCAATGATATACCGGATATCCAGAACATCATTGTCCAACATCTCCTCAAACCTCTCCGCACCCTCTAAACCTCGTTTCTGCATCCATCTCAAAGTGTACTGAGAAAGGATGGTATGGGGCTCCTTCACATAAAAGCACTTACCGGCCCATTTAGCTGTCTTCAGACCTCTCTGTCTTACGAACACGACGCGCTCTAGGTCGATGTGACCCAGACCTTCCGTATATTCGGCTACCAGGCCCTCTGCCACGTCCATCAGGCCCTCGTCGAGCGCCCACACTTCTCCGAACTTCCTTCCTATGATCTCCATCTCGCTTCGCTCCTTTTAACTTCTCTTCAGGTATCGTTACCTTAGCTCTCCCGCGAACCACCAGCACCTCGGGTGCTGCATGCCTATCTCGCCAATTGGGCTCCTTCCAGAATGGCACATGCGCTTTCACGGCCAGCCCCGACCCCTCAGCCACACCACCACACCTTCCACACCTAAGCGAATAGCGATACTGATATGAGTCTATCCAAACCTCTTTCGTAACCCTCAACTCAGTACCACAATTACTGCACCATACATCTGTTACCCACGGCTCTCTGTAGCCGTCCTCAACCATCTAGTAATCCGCAACCACCCTGCCCTCGATGCCGGTATCGGCAAAACTCTTTATCAAAAACACCTCCCAGATTATTCTGGGATGTGCTGACACCCTCATCATGCTCTCTGTGCGCTCCCACTCAGCAGTGAGTCTTCGCACATCGCCCAAAGTCAACGTTAGATTACGGGCAAAAGATTCATCAGAAATCCCGGTCATATACCCGACCCCATCACCGTGGCATCCACTCAACCTGATCATAAAGTCACGAAGGATAATAGGTACACCAGTTAAAAAGATATGCTGTAAATCGTACCCATTCCTGTTCCAACGATCCACCTCGTCAAAAGCCGCTCGGAGCCCCTGCTCCGCGCCATAGCTCTTTGCACATAAAACATGAGCAAGATCCTTGTATTTCGACGTGGAGATCACCCCCACGGCCTCTTCGAGCATATCCTCGCTCAACGGCCCATCGCCAGCCGTAAGAATGATCTGCTCCAGGGTCTGGTACACATCCCTGAGAGAACCGTCACAGTTTAAGGCCAGAAAGTCCACGAAGGCGTCCTCATGGGCCACCTCTTCGGCTTCCAGGACCATACGGATAGCCCAAGCCGCGTCAGCCGTGGAGACGGTTCTAAGGGGCATAGAGAGACACCTGGACCGTACCGTATCCAGCATCTTCTCGGGATTCGTGGTTACCAACATGAAAATCGAATGCTTCGGGGCCTCCTCCAAAGTCTTGAGCAGGACATTCTGGGCCTGCTTGGACAGCATATGGCACTCATCCAGAATGATCACATTGTACTTGTACCGTGGAATCTGCTTGATGATACCTTCCAAGGTTCTGGCATCCTCGGCGCCCGAATTTGAAGCCGCATCCAGCTCAAGAGGATAGCCACCCTCCAGGCAGGAGGGACACTCGTTACAAACATCCCCCAGCTCGTGGAACCTCTCGCAGTTCAAAGCCTTGGCATAGAGTCGGGCCAGGGTGGTCTTGCCCGTACCTCGAATACCAGATAACAGCATCGACCTGGGCTTCTTGTACCACACCGAGTTCACCATGATCTTCACAGACACCGGCTGGCCGATGACCTCAGCGAATCTCTGAGGTCGGTATTTGTTGGCAAGGTTCATGGTTTCTCATACGGCAAATCGATATCGTAATAAGCCTTTATCGCCGGTCGGATTCGTTTGATTCTCGGCGTACCTTTCCCTTCTTTATAGCGACGAGAGTTCCAGCCCCAGTTGGCGTAAGCACTCCTGTTCAACCTGGACCAGAGGAGGTCCAAATAATCGGGCCAGTTGATCACACCTTTCCGCTTCGCTTCCTTATTGGCGTTGATAAAGAACCTGTAAGCTCCCTTCGGAGAGTTCTGCCATAGGTTAAAGAACAAAGCGGGTACAGGACTGTCCCAATACTCGTCTCCGCTGAGACCCACACCCTCGTCCAGAAGGTTACGTATGGAGATGCCACCCAATGCCTTACGTTCAACGTGGACCGCCCTCTTGAGTTCCTGCTTGGCAAACTGAATCTGGGCCTGCTGGACATCTATCTCCCGACCCCATTGAGAAAAGGCTCTGGCTAGGCTCTTGGCATGCTTTTTCTGAAGTGCCGTGGCCTTGGGGTATTTCTTCTTCCCCAAACAGATATCGTTGATGAGTTTCTTCTCGGTCCTGGGATTCAAAGCATATGAAGCAGATGCCCCACTAATAGTCTGCGAAAGGTACCGCAACCGACCTTCCTTGATACGCAGATCAAAATCCCCCAACACACAGTTGACCCCAAGCTCATCAAACAGGTTGCTCAACAGGTCATCCTCGTGGTCACCTTGATCATCCTCAAACCCCACATAGGATACCGACTTGAACGACTGGAGAAGCCGCTGCAATCTCCCGCTAGTAAAGGTCCACTGTCCGAACCCCCAGGTCACCCCGGTGCCGTCATACATGACCACTGTGTCGTGCTTGCCCTCACAGGCCGCTACCACCCCGAGTATCCTCGTCCACGGCCCCCAGGGAGCCATCGGGGCATAAGGGCAGCTACCGCGAATCAGAGGCCCCTCGTGGTTCTTCCATTTTCTCCATAAAATCTTCATCGTTCACTCCTATCAGAAGGGAATGTCTTCGTTCTCTCCCAAGGACCTTAAATCAGGACCGGCCAGCTTCTCCCAGTCCAGGTCGGTCAAAGGCTGAGTGCCATTACAATCAGGGTACTTCGTACACCCCCAGAAAAGATCACCACTGGCCCTGGCAGACCTGATCTTCATGACCGCATTACACTTCGGACATCGAGGTTCCTCTCCATCCAACCTGTGCATGTTTCGGGAATAGTCCTCCGTATACAAAAAGATCAGGCAACCTCCAACCTGGTAATCCTTCACGATGTTCATTGGTGCGCTGGATAACCACTTATTCAAATCCTTCTCAATACGCTCAACATCACCTTGTACCGCAAACGTTTTCGCTTTCATCAGGGAAACCTCCTCTATAGGGGAATATACCAAAAAAGTTTGAACCGGATCTCAATCGTGGTCGTGTTTTTCTGCCATGCAGTACACTATTGCGGTGTCCACGCTCAAAGGAACGCTGAAACTGAAAAGCTCCGTCATGTAGTTTATCATGTAGTAATCCATGATTCGACACGACTCCTCAATACAGGAGGTGTGCGAATAAACGGCAATCTCATCATGAGTATTCATAATGGCCAAGGCATCCAGACGGCACCTCCGCAGCTCCCCGTTCACCAACACCATCGCCAAAGAAGTCATATCCGCGGCACTGGACTGAATAGGCGCATTCACCGACTGCCGCATAGCGCGGTTGTAAGCTCCTCGCAGCTTCCTGACTTCTCGATTAGCAATACAGGAATACACACAATGGCACTCCGCACACTTGAAAAGAAAGTCCCTCCCGGTCTGCCTGATCTTCACACCAAGGTCATATGGACTGATCCGTTCGAGATCCTCAAGTTCCAGATAGAGGCCTGCCAGATTAGGGCCATTCATAAAACAACCTGGACGGCTTCTGTAAGGGGGTTTATCCGGTGCGTCTGGAACCACCAACTGAGCATCCGGGAGATGCCTGCGCCGACCAAACATGCTGGTCACATAACCGTTAGCAGTGGCAAACTCGTGAGTCGCGTCTATCCATGCCTTGAGAACCGGGGCAGCTCCGAAATAGTCATCAACGATCTGCTGCGCCTCTTCTACAGTGATACCCAACTTCTCGGCCAAGGCATAAATTGTCATCCCGTAAATAATCCCGAAATTAACAGTCTTCGCATTGCTCCTGGACGACGAATGTAGCTCTTTGATCATCTCGATGGCGCAGTCCCGATGCCAAATTCTCTGCGCCATGGCGCTGTGCATGTCATGTCCGTTTCGGAAACCTTCAATCCAAACCGGCTCCTGTGACAGATGGGCACCAACCTTCAGTTCTATCTGGCTGTAATCCTTAAAAATGAACCTGTAGTCCGAACCACCGGCATACATCGACTTAACAACATCCCCGCCATTCTCTGGCCGCGGCAGAACATTCAACGTAGGGTTGCTCATAGTAAGCCTGCCGGTCACCGTTGCCGCATAGAAATTGGGATGGACCCAGCCAACCTTCCCTTCATTTGTAATCTCCTGAACATTCTCAAGTGCAGGTACCGCATAGGAACTCAGGATCTTCTGAGCGCGTTTCCATTTAAGTACAGGTTCAGCCACAGGATGCTCCAGGGCTCGTATGGCGTCCGCATCCGTCACCCACTGGTGATTCTCATTCTTCTTTCCGGGAAGCCCCATCTCATTGAAAAGCACGTTCCCAAGTTCTTTATCCGAACCTATCTTAAACAGTCGGCCACAGAGCTGATGAATGAGCTTCTCCATGTCCTGCATCACGGCACCCTGCTCCTCGATAACCTTCTTGGCCACATCCAGGAGAACCGGAACCCCATGAAGCTCCATCATCGCAAGCTCGTTGGTCAACGGCATACTCAGAGTGTTGAACACCCAGGTAAGACCCTCTTCCTCAAGCATGGGTTGAAAAACGCTTTTCAGAGCCAACACCAGATCGGAGTCCGCACAGCCATAAGGATACAGAATGTCCAAAGGTACCTTCGAGTACCTCTTCCACTTGGGATCATAGAACTCCAAAGCCGTGGTCAAATCATCCTTAAACTGAGAAGAAGTCGTATCCAGATAAGCATCGGCCATCCCGAGCTTGACCATTTTTCCAGCCTGGGAATGATCTGATTTCAACGCATGCGAAGAGACAAGACGCTCCTCGTCGAGGAGGATGTGTGCCAGCATCACATCGAAATCAAAATTGACCACCCGCATATCTTCCAGTTCAGCAAGTTTACGAACATCGAATTTACCGTTCTGAGCCGCCTTGCTTACAGGTGACGCCAGAATGTCCTGGATAACTTCCATCACCTTCTGCTGACGCCCCTTCCAGAAGGGAGCATCATCCGAAGTGTGGATAGGAACGTAAGCCGCTGTACCGGGTCTCCACCAGGGTTTCGCTGACTTCCTTATCGTCCCTTCCTGATAGTTCCAGGAAAAAGAGATACCGGACAACACCTCCTTGAAACCCTCGGGCACTTTCACTTTCCGAGCCTTCGAGGTAGGGTGATTCGTCTCAATGTCAAAAGCCAGCTCAGAACAATTCAGTAATTCGTTCCTAAGCCACGATAGCTTCTTGGGATTGTTAATCAGATGATACGAACGAGGCGTGGTCTGCTTATTAAAGAACATACAGGATCAAGCTCCCTTTTTACGTTTCTTCTTCTCTTTCTTTTCCTTCATCTTCAGCACATCTTCCTTCCGAACAAAAACTCGCGGCTTCCCTTTCTTATCACCTACTGGAACAGGAACCTTCTCCAGGTTCTCGCGCTCCATCACATGCACGTACATGTTGTGATAGCTGCAACCGTAAAGTTTGGCAGCCTCCGGGATGTCCACAAGCTCCCGACCTTTGTCATCAACAAAAGTCTCCTTGGGTTTCTTCTTCGCAGGCTTCTTCTTCGCAGGTTTCTTCTTCTTTTTACCTGACGAGTTGCGCTCTGTCGTTTCAGTCGATATAGCCGACAGGTCCTGGGCGGTACCATCATCCGCCTGAACCTCGTTCAACAGTGCATCCACCTTCTTGTAAAGGTTCTGATAGCTCATGCCCAGGTTGGTCTTCATGGCCTTGTTGAACACATCGCTACCACCAAGACCCAAACGGAACGCGAACACGGCCAGACAATAGCGATTGACATGGCAGGTAATTTTGCAGATGCCGCCCGGAGCATGATTACAGTACGAACACTTATCACCACCCTCCAACCTGGCCAGAGGGTTGCAGGAGTGCATATCCAGCGCAGGATGAGAAAAACACTCACGGTACAAAACCCTGTGGCCCAACCTCCAACCATAATACTCGTTTATCCTCTCCAGAATGTTCTTATCCAGAGGTACCCTTGGTTTTAACCTATTCATGCTTTCCTCCTTATGCGACCTTCAGTAACAACGTAACATCCAGTCCCTCTACATTAGAACATACCAGAGGACGACTGCCCTCGTTGAAAATAATTACGCGATCCCCATAAGTTTTTAAAATATTCGCGCAATCTTTCCTATTTACAGAGAATGAAACAGGATCGGAGACCCCTTCCTCAACACAAACAACTTTTTCACTGACCGAACAGGTATCATAGGATTTCCCACCTAGATCCCATACTGGAAACCTGGAAGAAGGTTCGCTACCGACAATCTTCAAAGTCACAAAAGGACTATCCTCTCCGAGTACAGAGTTTGCGAGATCCAGCGCGTTCACCAGGTCATCCGTCTTAAACGCATACCTTTGGTACATTTCAGGTGCGATAACACTGAGCCCCTTAAACAACCCGAGCGCCGATATGTAGTCATCAGGATAGGTGTCTTCCAGATTGGAAAAACAAACAAAAACCCCGCTGGACAACTCGATACCAAACTTATCTGACCTATACCTGACACACTTTATGTCCTTTTTAAACTTGGCAAATATTTTTGAACTCTCAATAGGAACATAGATTCGGAAATCCCCTAAACCTTGCTCAGGGTACGTTATGAGGCGGATAGAGCTGGTATTTATTTTACAGACCCTGAGAAACTCTTCTGAATCTATGAGAACGCCCTGCACGGCCTCCCCAACACGAGTTGTAGAGAAATTGCACTTCGCTACGCTCTCTACAAGCCAGTCCTTTACAGGGCCATCCAGGGTCTCCATTTCAGGTACCACCGGGAAGTCCACGTACTCCTGGATACCAAGGCTAATCGAAATGTTACCGATAGCCAACTTCGCTTTGGTCTTTGTCACAGAAATCCGAATACGTCCCTCATACAGTTTCTTAAACGTGGCAATAAGCTTCGAGGCCCCTACACCAAAAGAAAAGGAACCGGTACCCTCAACCTCCAAACCCAAACTGACAAGCCCGATATAGTTTGAACCGTACACCACGAGCCAACCGTCTTCATATTTAAAATGAATGACACTGTCCTTCATCGCAATCTGATCAAAGCAGGTGCAAAGATCCATTATCGGTTTTGAATCTACATCACAGTGCGCCATGATTACCCCGCTAACTCGTGTATAGCGTTCCTGATAAACCGGGAACCCTCACGAACAACAAGTCGGGGCATACCGAGTTCACGGGAGATTTCAAGAGATTCAGCACCAGGATGCTTGAGCAGGTAACGAAGGATCTGACGAGCTTCAGGAGTTACAGAAGCATAAACTAGACCCAAGGCTTCCTTTGTAATTAAATCAGCCTCTGCATTCTGAGAGGTGAGATCTTCTAAGACAAAATCCTCTTTCCTGTCTTTGTCCGACCACAAACAAGGATCAGAAACACTCAACTCCCTGACCTGTCGTTTGAAATTTCGTACCTTTTTCTTCTCGAAGCGAACCCCATCCCGCCTGGTGGTAACCCTGACCAGCTTTTCCACTTCAGCAAATTTGGAATAGCCGTGCCGCACTGAAAAATGCAAGGTCAGAATATCCGCACAGGTCTGTTGTGCTTTCGCATACACTAAAGAGTCAAATTCGCAACGCTCCACCATGGTGACCTCATCCACTGGAGCGAACGCCTCTCGATACAGATCCTTCTTGTTATTTCTGGGAGCCTTCAAAAGAGCGTACTTACCGAAGACACGCTTCATTTCCCACAGCTTATTACGCCAACGATAGAGAGGAACCGCCTTGACATTACTCACCTCCACAAGCGCCAGAACAATGTCCTGGAATACCGCTTCTGCGTCCTGTCCGGTTATTTCGCTGACTTTAAATACTGTGCTTAAAATAAGGCGCTGCCACTTTTCCAGACTTTTGTATAAAGCAGGCTCCTCATATTTCAGGCCCTCCACCGTGGATTTCACCATACGGCGAACTCGATCCCCCTTTTTGCTGTCTCTCATTGTTCCCTCTCGTTATCTCGTTGCAAACTTCTACAAACCTCAGCTGGCTTAATCCGCCAGGGTCCTCCTCCGTTTTTAAGTAAACTATCGCCGGTTCGAGCCCAGACACATACAGTTCCCTGTAAATTACCTTCCCCGCATCTGGAACATCACCGTCCATACATACAACAGGCCTTAATTTAAAATCACGACACAAAGCCGTTATGGTATTCAACTGTCTCGTAGAAGCCTCTTTGGTGAACAAACCCACCGCCTGCACCCCAAAAGAAAACAAACGCCAGACATCCGAAGCACCTTCCACTATCCACAGATCACGACTGCGCCCGTCCACAAGCCAACCGGCATACAGAAGATATGGAGAGCAGCTCCCCCGTGGATGCTCCCATCTGGTCGGTGAACTCTCCCGCAGTACACGTACCTGAAAAGTATAATAGTCTCCGTTACAGTCATAGATAGGGAATACGAGGGTATTCTTCAGGTTCACCCCATCGTATTCACCTCCCGTTCCGTAAGACACACCAAAATAAGATAAAAGCTCATTGGTCAAGCCACGTCCCTGCAAGTAAGCGACATCCCCTAAAGGCTCTACAAACGGTGCGATGGGAAAATCATTCAACGCAAGCTCCCGGCGCGTGGTGCTGGGTTTTATTCCAAGAAGTGCTTCAACCGTCGTTGAGATTTTAGGCTTGTTCTGCTTGAGCCGGTCATGGACCTCCTTCCAGCTCGACAGGCCCTCCATATATTTATAAAACTGAAAAAAATTACCGCGAACACCACATCTTGGAGATCCGCAGATAAACAGGCCGTCCTCGGTTATGGAAAAACTGGGATGAACATCGCCTTCATGAAAAGGACATCGGGTATGGAGCCTGCCCTTCTCGTTGAAATTCGAGCCTTGCAGTTTCTCCAAAATATAAGAACGAGAGTCCACCATCTCGCCGTCCTATTTTCTCTTTAAAGGTCGCTGAACCTGAAACTACTTGTAGCTTACCGCAAAAGGAGAAGTCAACTATTTTGCTCCAAAAAAATACTACACATACGGATTAAGCCTCTCGGCATACTGCCAAAGCCTGTATAAACAGGGATCTATCTGCATCCGCGGAATGTCTGACTCCAGTACCACCTCTGGAATAGTTATCTCGGCATTCCTGGCAAACTGAGGGGAAAGCACGATAAGGCCCTCCTTACGCTCCTCCTTCGTCTGGTCTATCGCTATAGAGAGATCCATACCCTGAGAGATGTCAATGCTCTTACCTCGATGCTGGAACTGCATCCTGGCTGCTGTGGCGCCTTCCATGTTCGCCTGGGTGGCCGTAAACTGAGCTACCCCTATGTCATCGGCATGCCCCTTCAAATCCCAGACAATCTGCCCCTGCTCCCGGCGCTCCTCACGATTACTCTCTGAAGGTTTGATGATGTTGAGATAATCCCAGATCTCCACATCAGGGCTCCAGCCCTCCTCGTCCTCGATACGCTTTATCCGATCAGCAACATCCTGCACAGTGGTCTGTCGAGACCGGCATTTTATGATCTTGAGCCGATTATCCCATGACTGTATCCACGCCCACATCCTGTCAAGCTGGAGACGCTCCTCTTCGGTCAGCAGCAGATTCGACACCCGGTCATAACCCAGACCGGAAAACATCGAATCATATCTGTCCGAGGTTAGCTCCAGAGAGTTCTCATACGTCAGATGCAACACATTGAAACCCTGTAATAGCACAGAGTAGGCGATGGCATTCAGAATAATCGACTTGAAGCGTTTGAACGGAGCGAGGAAATCAACCAACATCGGGGCCTTGACAACAAACTGCTCGTCAAGTCCGGGTATACCAAACAGAACTCTAGGGTTCAGATTCGGATTGTCCCTCTCTTCCCTGCGCCGATCACTACGAGTTAAATATTCTTCGGCCAAATCATGTACAGGAAGCTCATCACCCTCCAGGATACCTCTGGCCAGAGAGGCAGAGTCTGAGACCTCCCTGAGCAGAAGGTCTAGCCTGTTGGACCGACCGAACCCCGCAAAGGACTCGGTTATGGAAGAATTCACTTTACAATAGGAGACAAAGGCTTTGAAACGATCCGCAGCCTCCTCATCGAAAGTGAGCTCACGTTGATACAGAAGGTTTAACTGGTCCCTATACTTTGACCTATCATCTTCATCGACCACCACCATAAGCTCCTGGTCAAGAAGACCTTGCGGAAGGGGCTCCCACTCTCTATGCAGAAGTACCTCCGCTATCCACTTATAGGAGTCCACCGAGAAGTACTCCGGCTCAAGGTGCCTCAGAAGCTGGCGATCAATACACTTGGAACCGCGCAGCACAGAAGCCAGAAACTCAGCCTCAACCTCAATGTCCATAACAGAAACTACAGAGGCCATGCGCTCTCCTCTTTAGACAGTCTGAAGTCTTCCCCGCCGCCTATTTCAACCTGACGGAACATGACACCTCCCAGGTATCCATCAGGCGATATCTCCAAAAGGGAATCCAGCACCCCATCATACAGGCGTGACAAATCTGAAGGTTCATAGTTCGAGGTGATTATCGTTGGTAACTGATTGTCTCTCCTGAAATGCAGAAGCTCTTGAAATGCTGAAAGAGCTTTCTTCCTCGTCCAGGAAGCGGAACCGTCCTCGGCGCCGAGGTCATCAAGTACATAGAAAGAAGATTTCCACAGACCGGAATCTTTATCGGCCAAAAACCTGTCGGTACGCTCAAACGCATAATTTCGATCTCGCTTGTACCTGGACGTGTGGGCAAAATACCTGGCCACCTGGAACACTAGCCGATGCGCCAGAGTGGTTTTTCCACGGCCCTTCTCCCTGGAATAAAGATAAAGACCTAGACCACTTTTCTCAACCGCTTCAGGATTGTCCAGATAGTAATCCAGATACTCCTCACCGGACTCTATCTCAGGAATATGATAGTCACCCGAAACGAGCTTCGAGGTCTTCAGATTAAACCCCGTATACACCATGCGATTGAGTGCCCTGAACCTGTACGAACACTCACACAGCTCCGTACCGATCACCCCGGTGTGGCCGCACCGGTCACACTCCGACAGTAGCTCAGTCTTGAGGTCCATCTTCGAGAATTTTCCTCTCCGCATCCAGGTCTCGGGTCAGCGCAGCGTCCTTAGAAAACTTCTCCCCATAGCGTTTCCTCAACTTGGCAATATTCTTTTCCTGGATCTGTTCAATGCTGGTGTCGTAACCCATCTCCCGCATATCGTCCACCGCTAAACCGAGATACCATAAAGAATCCCCAAGTTCCTCCTCCACGTTCACAAGATCCAGCTCCCTGCCATAGAACAAATGCTTTTTGAGCATATCCAGAAGTTCTCCCGCCTCAGTGACCATCCCCATAGCCGCATGCACGAGCCTCACCACCTGCGGGTCGCCAAGACGCTCCTGAATGGCACTAATATCAATGCTCTCCGTCTCCAACACCAGTTTGATATATTCTTCATTTGTCATCGTGTCCTCCACTTCACTTTCCTGCCCCATGGCTTGTCCGGTTCACCTTTCTCGTCCCATCTCCCAGGAGAAATAGCGTAGTCCCTGTACTCCTCCCACTTCGGTCTGGATGTGAGCAGCGAAGTCTTGTGCCAGTCCTTACGGAACATGTGAAAATTCGTTGGGTCACACCTTATCCCGAAATAGGTATTGGAGGCATAGTGCCTCTTGCCTCTACGCTGCTCACCGTTCGGATAGAAATAAAAACCATCACCACGTATCCTGGCAATATTCTTGGAGTCCTTGAAATCATCATTTGAGGGCACCCACCCCTTCGGGATGTAGCCATCCGGGAACTCACAGGAATCAGATAGGTTCAGGAACTCCCGTATCTCCCGCCAACGGTCATCCATCTTCCGTCTGAGCGCATTCATATCCGGGTCCAGGTTGTTGAAGTTTACTATCATCTTGATTAGAGGCATCTCCTTCGGTCGGAAATCCAGGAAATTCCTCACCTTCAGCGCAAGCCAGTCGAGCCAGTCCAGTTCCAGCTCCACCATCTGCTTTATGCGATCCGCTATCCTGTGATAAGTAATAAAAGCCTTTTTGCGGCCACCAACCTCGGTGCCCAGAATGTTTTTGATCCTGACCTGGGCCACACCTCGATGCTCCACCTGGAGTTCAATAAACCTCAACATGAAAGTAGCAACATCCTTTACCCTCTGACGGCTCCCAGCATGCTTTCTGAGCTTCTTCATCCAGCTGCGATGGGTTCGTTGCCCAAACAGGAGAGCAGGCCTCTCGTACCGCGTGTAGTCCGATACAGCGCAAACCAGGACGCAATACGACCACAGATCGATGTCTTCATCCTCAAGAAACTTCATCAAGGACAAAATAGTCTTCTGTTGAAAATTAAACTGTGCCCGAGGATCAGGATCATCCTGCCAGGGAGAAATAAGCCCACTATAACCAAAATAACCCCACATCTGCGAAGATACCTGGTGGCAGACCTCAAAAACACCCTTCATGGACTCCCTGGAAAACCCATAATTATAGATAGGCTTGTACACACGGCCATCGGGCAATACGATGCCCGTATCCCGGTCCAACATCCTATTCATCAACAAAAGATTTCTCATAGCTTAAAATACTTCAATAAATCGGCCCTGCCGATCTCTACAAGTTTCTGGTTCCCGGTGGTCATCGCCTGGGCGACATCCTGCTTGCCCATCAGCTGGTCCCGAACCAGGGCATCCACGGAGTTCACCACATCCAGGAAAATCAGTGTCGCCGGTTGAGCCCGTATGCGATCCAACTGATTTGGGTTGTTGGAAGACGTTACCCTTCGGTGAATACGATCCATCGATTGCTTATACAAAACATACGAGTGTGGCCGATCTGTGTAGATGGCCGTTCTCGCCCTGGCAAGAAAGTCTGTGCCGGTACCAGCCTTTTCCGCGGTACAGACAGCCACCCGAGGAGCGTCCTGGTTCTCGAATTCATAAGCCGTCCTCTCAAAAACAGCCTCATTCATACCGCCAATGATTTTGACTGCCCCATAAAGGCTCTTATACCTCTCATAGAGATTCTGCGCCGACTGCCTATACGCGGTCCAGATAACCGCCTTCGCCTCCGGGTCGGTAAACAGCTCGTCCAGGATAAGATCGATTTCCTTGTACTTTGCGGACTCACCCTCCTCGTTCAAAAGATTAGGGTGATTCATCAACTGCCTGAGACGCAGCACAGAATTACTGTTTTGTAGAAAGGACATCAGGTTTATTCGAGTCGATAACCCCAACTCGGCAACCACTTCCCCGCAAATAGCCTTGTACAAAACCTTCTGGCGTCCTGTAAGCTCTATATCCCGAATGACCTCTATCTTATCGGGAAAACCTTTCATGTCATCCTTGGTTCGACGTATGGAAACATGCTCTATTCTGGCCTTCAACTCATCCAGATTCTTGAAACCTACAACCTTCTTGGCAACCGGGCCACCTTTCCCGAACTGAACTGTCCGCTTCTCGCAGTAATAATTCTCAAACCGGGTAATATGCGGCATCTGATCGAAACTCAACAACCTCAAGATGGTATAGGCATTCACAGGAGTTTCCGAAATCGGCGTACCGGTCATCGGAATACATCGAGGATAGCCACCCTCCCGATTTCTAATATCCTTCATTAGCTTCAAAACACATTTTGTACGCTTGGCACTCAGGTTCTTGTACATATGAAACTCGTCAGAAATGATCATATCGAACCATTGCTGACTGAGAAACTCTGTCAAAGACCCATAAACGTCTTTCTTAATCCCTATCAGGTTTTCAGGATGCACAAGCAGAAAATCCCAGTCATCCTGCATAGCGTCTTGAAGGAACTTCACTGAAGTCTTCCGACCGGACGGCACTGCAATTCCCTTAAAATAGGTGTGCTTGTTTATCTCACGAAGGAACCCGAATATTACGTTGTGCGGACAAATCACAAGGGTGCGCCTAACCTGGTCTCCCAGAGCCGCCGCCACCGCAAGGCTAATAAGGGTCTTGCCCGATCCCATATCGTCAAACAGACCCGCACTGCCTTTATAAAGCAGATAGGACACAGCAGTAACCTGGTCCGCGTACAACGGGTTTTTCAGCTTCCCCTCCAGGAGACTGAGAGTCTGGGCATCGTGGGAACCTGATTTTAAAGCAGCCTCATAGTCCCTGCACGACTGAAGCCACTCCCCGAACTGGTGAGCTTCCTCGGTAATGGTGCAATAGGGCAGCAACCCAAACGAAATCATCTTCTTCCTCAGAAACGGGAGATCTTCATACCCGATAGAAAAAGTCCTCCCATCCTGCTGCTCCTTGGTAGTCAACATCGACTTCAGGATGATGTAGGCGCGTCCGTAATGTTCATGACTCTGATCAAGGGTCACGAAATACTTTTTGTCCCGCATGTAGATGTCCAGCATCAGAAGCTCTCGTCCTCCATGAACTCCGAAATTTCCGATTCCCGCTTATCGCTCTCGGAAACCGAACCCATCTTCCGCAACCTCCCTTTAAGAAGCGGATACCTCTTGTGACCAACTCCAGCTACCTCAATCTCCCGAACAGGGGCACCCGCATCAACGTAATACAGTGCCTCAAATGTCCTGTTTTCATCGGGACCGGCACCTACAACTGAAGTCTTCACCTCCACCCGGATAACGTCTTCGGGCTCTGCCTCTCCAGACCAAAGATACCAGAGCAAACCTTTGCTGGCGTCAACTTTAGATGAAATATATTTTCCGGTATCATCCTGCCAGGAACATTCCTCATCATTTATGAACGCCCTGACAGACTGACCGTACTTCCGATACCCCATAGACTTCAGGTATCCGATCTGAAGAACGATTCTCACTCGTCGCCCCCCACCACAGACTCAATGATAGCCTCGTACTCGGCAGATTCGGGAGACTCCACTTTGGCCGTGGGCGGGAGGTTCTTCGACATCCACTTCATGATGAGATCGATTATCGACTTGCAGGTGAAAGCGGCCTGGTTGTTGGTCAGACCTTGAGGTTTGAAGTTCTGCCACATGAACTTCTCATAGATCTTCGTGGGGGGAATGCCGTACTGAAGCAGCAAAGAAACTGCAATGGCCCAGCAATCCGCCCAACCATGAACCTCGGAGCCCTCCTTCTCAACGCGCACAAAGAGCTCCCCAGGAGTCTTGTCTGGATAGAAACCCACGACAAAAGTACCTTTTACAGGAGGAGGCGGATCACCTTTCGGGTCCTCCTCATTCGGAGGGTAGATCGTGAACCCTACAGTCCTGCTCGGACGCTCATCCGGTAAGTGATACCTGTGAGGAGGTTCTAACTCAGTGTTCGTCGGGGATATAGAAATCCGTGAAGCAGGTTTCTCCGGTTCCGCTACCTTTTCTTCGTCTGTCATTTCACACTCTCCAAAAGTTCGCGCACTTTCTCAGCGCAGTAGTTCATCTCAGTCTCACTCTTTGCGGATCGCAGGGCTGCGGAAGGGTGGACGCACACGGCAACCTTTGCCTGGATGTCCATGTCCAGCAGCAACCCATGAGGATTATCGAATATCGTCCCACAGTGACCCGTCACATTACTTCCATGAGGCGTCACCATGGACATGGCCTCGTTCCCGAAGGTCATGATGAACTTCGGCTTGATGATGCTGATCTCAGCTCTCAGGTACCGAGAACATGCCATGATCTCCCCGTAAGAGGGTGGCCGGTTACCTTCAGAATAGCACTTGCAGGTGTTAGTCACCCAGACCTCGCGCCGTGTCAGCCCTACATCATCCAGAAACCGGTCCAAACGTTCTCCAGCACGACCCACAAAAGGTCGCCCTTCGAGCAGCTCATCATATCCGGGATTCCTCCCGATAATCATGATCTCTACATCATCATACCCTTGAGGAAGGGTTGGGCCGTAGGTGCTGCAACATCCACGAAGCGCACACTGATTGCACTCACCAATCAGAACATCCAGTGAGGGAAGCGTACCGAGCCCCTCCTCGCTCTCCTTCTGTACGAAGCTGCTCATACCTGACATTACCTCCGAGGACAGCACAGAGGCCCCTGGTTGCTCTGGCGGCATAAATCCAAGCCTTTCCGCAGCCACCTGGGCACCTAGAGGCTCTCTTTTCACCTCTTTGTTCAAAACTTGCACAAATTCCGCAGATTCCCGGTCATTCAGACACCAGCGCATCTCCCTGTGGCTCGACAAGGTAACGAGGCGCCAAGCCAGGTTCAACTGCTCTAAATTGTCAAAAATAGCCGCCGTCCGCTTGGACTTCATGAGTTCGGACTGGTTATCCAGAATACCTGAAAGGTCTCCGTACTCGCCCAAAAGAGTCCTGGCAGTTTTGGGGCCTATACCCTTTACACCCTGAATACTGTCCGAGGAGTCACCCACCAGGGACTTGAAAGCAGGTATCAGATGCGGAGCCACCCCGAAAGACGCTCCAGCCGAGTCGCCATCCACCTGCTCCTTCTTGATAACATCGTAAACAGACACCTGACGCCCGGATACCAACTGCCAAAGGTCCTTATCTGTAGTGCAGATAATCGTATGGTACTGAAAGGATTCGGACAGATATGAAGAGAACCAACCTATCAGGTCATCAGCTTCAACCCCACGAACCTGTATCTGACGTACCCCGAGGTCACCGATAAACTTCTTGGCAACATCGGTTTGCCTGAATACCTCCTCAAGCTCCTCCTCATCCTGGTCCTCTCGACGTTTAGACCTTGCACCTTTGTACTCCGGGTACACGGCACTCCTCCACCGACAACGACCTGAATCCCAGAAAACCAGAGCAGGGCTGTTACCAAACTGTTCTATGAGTTTGAATACGGTACTGACTATGCCACGAAGTACACCCTCATTGTCCAAACCTACCGTGTGGTAGGCCCTCCATATGAGAGGATTCCCGTCTATGAGTAAAATCGCCATACACGGAAGATACCAAAAAAGATCCTACTCGTGCATAGTCACGCAAAGAAATATGTAAAATAGTATCAAAAACGGGATAATGAAACGTTTCAGGAAAGAGATGAGCCACTGACGCCGTTGATAACGCCTGAACTCGTCAGGAAGGAAAACCAACTACTCGTCGTCCTCGTCAGCGCGTTTGAGATAAAGACTGAACCTGTCCTTGCCCTCAATCGGCTCCTCAACCTCGGAAATGAACTCCTGCGGAACGATACCGGCGCTCTTGAGCGCATCCCAGACCTCGACGTTCAGCCGCTGGGTGAGGCATTCCGTGTGGCCGTTCTTGAGACACCACTCAACAATGGACTTCTCGTCGCGCTTGACAGAAGACTTCCCAGCAACCCGAACCAAATGGTTGGAGAACCCGTAATCAACAATCTTAAAGTCCTTCTTGCCGGTGTCCGACTCCGCACCGAAATCACGGGCGAACTGTTCGATAATGGGACGGTTATCCTTGTCAACCTTCTTCATCTTCGACTCAGCCTTGGCTTTGGCTTCCTTCGCACTGACAAACTCCTCAGCCGCCTCACGGTAGGCTTCAATCACCGCAGCCTTGGCCTCTTCCTCCTCGGTCACAGCCGACTTACCCGGAGGAGGCGCGACCGGAGGTGTAGGAATCACCGCACCCGGAATACGCAGGATCTGCATCTCGCCATCCAGAACTCGGTACTCCTCGATGGACCAGAGAACCTCGCTGCCCTCGGCCTGACACATCAGGAAGGTCACGGAGTCCTGAACCTCTCGACGCTGAACCTTGACCTTGGTCTCCACAGCCGTTGCCGTCGCCCACTGAAACGTGGCCGGGTCCTGCCACCAGACACCGCCATCGAGCATCAGCTCAGAACCTATGGGGATCTCGGTAAGCTTCGGCGGGGTCGCCGCAGGCGGCGTGGGGCCAACTTTGGACTCCGGGGCCTTGTAGGTCGGAGGCTTCGCAGCGGGGGCCTTCTCAGCCTTCGAGGCCTTTTTGGTTTTCGGGGCTTTCTTGGTCTTCGGAGCCGCAGCAGGCTGCTTCAAAGCAGGACACTTGTCCGCATGCTTATCGAGCCATGTCTTCTCCTTGTAGACCTTTCCACAACCTTCACATACAAAACTTGCACCCATGTCACTCTCTCCTTTTTTAGGTGGCTTTGGACAACTTCTGTTGACACACATCAACACTTTGGATGTTGTGTAGTCGGCCTTTCGTTCCCTCAGAAGTTCTCCACATCGCCAACATTTTAAACCTTTCAAAAAATCGCTCACTGAAACCCTTTATTTCATAGTTTCAGGAGCCTGTCAATATATGGAGGTTAAAAAGTTTCAGGTTGGGCCATCTTTTACACAGTGCCACTGAAGGACCTCGGTGAGGGCGTTCACAGGTTCGATAGTGCCGTGCCTGAAATCCAACGTCCATATGTAATCAGTTAATAGGGTGGTAACTGGGGTCATGGAACCATCAGCATGCCAGTAGCAGTCAGGTCCACTGATTAGAGGAGAAGAATCCTTATAACGACAATACCCATAAGGATTATACGCATCGCAGTCACAGTCCTCCTCCACCAAACATTCATAAGCAGTACACTGCTCCGAAACCAAACATTCTCCCTGAGAAAACATCAAGTCATCGCACGTACCGAAGTTGTCAACTATCTTCCTTAACTCAGTAATTGTCGGTACGCGCCAACCTTCACCTTCCGCAGCACACGTAGCCAAAGCTTCAGACAAAGTAGCAGTGAAAAAGTCGCGGTCCCAGCAAAGGTAGGTCTCCTCATGCCAGATCCGAGTCGTGGTTCCAATAATCGAAGGATCGCAGTCCCAAGGTATACCAGTGTCACAACAAGTACCCAAATCACAATGGTAACCTGGAAGAGGGTCAGCGCCCCAATCAGAACAATCCGAACCACACTTATACGGGCATGGAGGATCAGCATCCGAGTCAGTGTCACTGTCTGAATCTGAATCGGCATCCACATCGGCGTCTGCATCAACATCTATGTCAGTGTCACCATCAGAGCCGCCAGCGTCACCAGAAGAATTCCCACCATCGAAGTCAGTTCCAGCATCCTCTGCTCCCGCGTCTTCAAGTACACCACTGTCACGACCACCTGAACGACCCCCGTCATGACGATCCCCAGTCCCAGAATCATCCTCAGCGTCAAACACTTGAGCAAAAATGTCAGAAGCCCCATCCCCATCTTGAACCTCTCCTCCAAGTTCGTCCTCCAGGTAAACCTCGCCTGTAGGGCCTAAAGAACACCCTGCCAAGAGCATACCAACAAAAAGGTAAATACGCATAGTCACCTCCCAGTAAACCTGCACATCCACCTATAATTTTAAGACTATTTTAGAAACCTGTCAATATACCCAGGATAGGTCAGGTTCCGATATGCTTCTGAACAGCGTCCACCACAACCTGATTCTTGGTGGTCTCCTGATAGTTTGCCGTCTGAGAAAGTGCGGCATGAGTCTTCTTCGGGAAAGAAATAACCATCTTCACAGGAGGCTCCTCTCGATGGGTCGGGTCAACGATGGTCCACATCCGAACACCTTTAGTATCTTTGTAATCCGAAACCACACCACTCTTCTTCAACACCCGCAAGTTGTTGCCCAACATATTGCTGGTGATGTTTTTACGGACCTCGGGCTTGTTCGTCGCGGCTTTCTTCATCCTCACCACCAGGTCCTCAACGGTCCAGGCACTCTTTCGCTTCGACATCACACGCACCATTAAATTTCTCAGCTCGGCGGTCAATTCGTCCTTGAGCATGATAAAGTCCTCCTTGTATACAGAAATATCACGACAGAATTTGGCTGTCAATATCGATAGGTATTAGAATGCAGTAGGAGTGTAACCACCACTACAAACATCCGCAAAGTTAATATAAGAAGTGGTCTGTGCTAGTACAACATTCCAGATAGCACCAAGGTAATACGGTGCCCATTCTGCACCAGCAAGATTCATAAGATACGCAGCACAAACATTTCCAACACCATTAACAATTACATTATTGGTAGCAACCATATTACCGAGCCAGAGAGCAAAATCATTAGTAGTTGGTGCGCCAGTTGATAACGAACGAACAGTCGAAGTATTGTTGTTGAGTGTTCCGCGAGTGCCTCCCCAAGAGGTATCATCTATATGTATTCCGTGGTATTCACCATTCTTGGCTATCGTAAGTATGTCCCTGAACACATCGTTGCTGGCTACGGTCCAACTACCTCTATGGTCTGCACCAACCATGATACCGTAAATGTATTCACTAACAGTGGCCGGGGTATCCGACAACATCCAAATCCTATTACCAAGAATTGAAAACTCTGTGGCGTTATCCCCTATATAGATGCCAGAATCCCCATCTATACCTGTAACGTTAAAAGTAATATGAATATCATTATCTGAAATGGTTAACCAACGAGGTGCAGGTCCGTCAATGCACCGAATACCGTAATGGTCAGCTTCTCTTATTGTGTTACCTTGAACTGTTTGGTCAGATGGAGAATAATCCGCACCACCAGAAAGACTACCCAGAATAATCCCTTCAGCCACTCTTCCATCAATATGGTTATTGCTAATTAAAGATCTATCACAATAATTTTTGATACCTATGCCATTGGTACCATCATTAAGCTTAATCGTGTTACCTGACAGAGTGCAACTAAGCCCCGCACCCATAAAAATGCCAGTGGCCGCACCCATGGCAGAACTTTCTGCACGAATTCCATTATCATTAATTTCTGCGGCTTCAATATTTAGGTATTCGCCACCGCTAACTGAAGTATCGAAAAACGCATAGACTCCGAAAAACTCGTTAGTCACAGAAGTTGGATCGGCATCTATGGTGTTTCTGCATATGGAAAATGAAGAGGGATCGGAAGACAGATTAAATTTAAGAGGCACAGTAATTCCGTATATCTTATCAGTAGCCTCTATGTTCTCTATGACATTATCACAAATGGACAGTCCAGCAATAATAGGCGTATCACCAGCACTCCCGCCACTTAAATTAACAGAAATACATCGGGTATCACTGTAAGATTGTTCTGTATTGACCAACCAACTGATACTGTTACCTTCTATCCGAATATCTTCGACACGAGATATGCTAGGTAATGTGAAAAAATCTAATGTGAAAGCTATGCCAATCATAAAGCCACCAACAGAACCAGAAACCATACTTCCCCTGGTTATTTTGTTATTCAGGATGCTAACTCTCGACACAACACCTGACCTGTCAGTATCAACATATGAAGCAAGCACACTTATTCCACCAGAGTAGAACATATCTATAAGGTTATCTTCAATAATTATCCCATTAACTGAACTTGGAGCAACTACAATACCACCTCCTACATTAACTATTTTATTACTCCTAATGGTGATCTCAGAACTTTCTTCTACATAAACGCCAGTAACATCGTTCCCCTGTAATACAGAAGTTGGGTTTAAATCTGGAACTGTGTTGTAACCAAGGATACGGTTGTTGTTGATATCCATTTTTCTGCTAATTTCTACATGAACTCCAGATGGAGGTACGTATCCGTTTTGTGCAAAAATGGTGTTTCCTTCTACAGTACAACCAGAGCTGTTCAATATGTTTATTGGATAAGTAGGATTCAAATTGGTATCACGATGAGAGCAATCAAAATAGCTGTCAGAAACTTTAAACATCTCCACAGTATCAGCGTAAACTAAAGACCTCCCGTAGGATACGTCAGTCTGTGTGCCGCCGCTGATTTTGTTGTGGTGTATGTAACAATTATCAGAGCCAGACAGGATATTGATAGCACCACCAGATGTATCAATAACACAACCACGAATCTCCACATATTCCCCATCGACCTGAAAGACTCTGTGCAAATTCAACACACCAACGCCTAAAGTAGTGGTACTGGCATCTACCCTGTCCACGAGACAATGATCTGATAGGAGCATACTGATGGAATCGTTATCCCCATCTGTCAGAGTTGGAACCAAATTGGCACGAGATACACGATTTCTTCCAGCCAGTATCCACATACCACTAGTAGAGGTACCCAAAATACTAACCCTTGGGTATTCAGTGGAAGATGAACCAATACCCCCCACATCAATACCCAAGGACTGCGTAACCGGAAAACCATCAAATATATAGCTATCCCCAATCAACTTAACAGTAAGACCACCAACACCATTAGCCCCGTCAAGCATCACATCGGCGTGTAGAAAAGCCGCTTTCAAGGAATCAAAAGCAGCTAGAGGTTTGTCAGATATAGCTATAGATAGTGGGGTATAGTCCCTGCGCCCACCTACCGACCACGGGTCAACTGGACCGTTTACGTTCCTAGAAACATCGAAGTATAGCGTAATATTTCCGCTGGCCGCAGTTACTACATATAAAGGAACCCCCTTTTCAGCATAGTCCAGATCATCTGCGGTATAAGGAATGTCAGGTGATGCAGTACGCTCATAGGAAGACCCCAAAACCCACTTCATAGCTTCAAGTACATCGTTGCCAAAAGAAGTAGCTGCTCCAATATTCATGGACACAATCTGACCCTCAGTATCTGCATAAACCAGAGAAGTCGAATCATCATATACAGTAAGACCGCTGTTGCCTTCGGACTCCATACGCTTACCGCGAAGATAATAAGAACCGCCACCCACTGGAAAATCCAGACCTGTAAAATCGGCATCTGTATGAAAGCCACCATTCATTTCATCTCTGGCAAACAGAATCCCAGAGTAATGAAGCTCGTCAACAGAATCATACTCAATATGTTGTAGTGCTTCATCCGCTATGTTAACCGCACACAAGTTCCCCCAGGGTCTCCGGTCTATTGTCTGCCTATCTCCCCCTCCACCGGCAAAATCGATGGACCAACCGAGAGTGCCTCTACTGATGTCCCACCAATACATTAACGACCCGATTTTCATATTCTGGTCATAATCCAGATGTGCATGAACGATCAGAGTATCCGTGTAAGTGGCTATCCCTACAGGTAACCTGGCATCAGCACTAGGACCATACACCGATTTATTGACATACACATCTATCCAGTTCACACCAGTGGCATCATAAAGGCGTATAACTTGCCCTTCTGCATCGCCCACCCCAGGAGGAGTCGTGTTATCAATCACAACAGGCAAGCCTGAAGTACCTCCGTTCAAGCCCCAAGTGAAGGTGTAAATAGGACCCGCGGTCACGACACATTTAAGATCATAATCCCCAGCAGGATGGTCATCCGACATGTCGATAACCCACACACCAGATACGGTTCTGGCTGGTGTTGGCGTAGCGTTTGTATCCGTCCTTAAATTGACCTTTAAAACAGAATCATCATCAACATATACTTCATAGAGTTTGGCACCCTCCTTAACCGTGGAGCCGAGCAACCCCGCTGTGAAATTCGCAGGAGTAAACAAAATGTTAGTAGGAGCCATTGTGTTCAGCTTCCTACCATTTATGTAGTAGAGATCACTCGTAGCTGGTGGTTGAACCACCAAGGTATCACCTCCTGGAGGTGTATTGATGATCAGACTCATACCGAAAATGCTTGAAGATGATTCACGCCAGATACCATTACAATGCTGAACATCCTGATGTTCCTGAATGGCCGTGGCCACGCTCACACCTTCGAGATCATCCACACTCATGCCATGCGGATTAACCTCGGTGACGATCCCCGTCCCGATTTTGTTCCTGTGTAGAAGGTCATCCGCACTATGCCGCGGAATATCCTGATTGTACAGATTCGTAATCGTGACCGTCTCGGTCGTAGAACCTCCAATTACGGGCAACTGAGAGACCGCCACCACCACAGTGATGTAATTCCCCAACCCATCCAAAAGGTTGTACTCCCCGTCCGCTGTGAACGGCACAGCCGCCCCAGCACCCCCTACAGCAGGAGTCCACATTAAGGTATAGGTCGGTGCGCCCGTGTCATCGAACGTCACTGTACCGTCACCCACAGCCGTGTCAGCGGATACCTTGGTGATAGTCACACCCGAAATAGTGGAAAGAACCTGTGGCGTTGAATAAAGGATGTTATCAAAATCCGTAGGACTGAAAATGTTCGAGGTAGTAAGGCCGATCCCAGACCCGTTCGCAGTCACCTTTCCAATCAGCAGACACCGATCCTTGGCATCGTTCGCCAGATTAGTATCACTTGCAGGTAGTGCATCAAATACTGATTCCTCAAACACTCGGATACGCCATGCCATCTGGGCTTCAACGGCATAAACCTCTCCATCAGACTCATGAGGCTGATCTCCTACATTAGCCTCAGTATAAACCGCACACACATAGTTCACTGCGGCCAGAGTGTAGTCATCGAGCGCAATGGAGTAGTAATCGCTAGTGGTCTCGATATACTCACCGCTGGGAGCGTAGCCAGAAAGCTGCGCCACATCAATTCTAGTGCCATCCGTGGCGTTGACCGTAATTTCCCCTCCCGTAAACATTCCCCTGGAGGACAAATCCGTCCTGTTTCTCTTTATCTCTGCGGCCTTGGTAGTTTCGGTACGCCTCAGGGCCGTCTGATCTACTAAAACACCATCGGGGTACAGGCTTCCTTGTGTCATTGTGTTACCTCTTTGCTAACTATATTTTTGGGGTTAGACAAATTGTACTCTCCCCACAAAGGCCGAATATTCGTATAATGATAAGCCTCTGAAAGTTGATCCTTATCAGTCAGATCAAAACTAGACAAAGGTTTTATATGGTCGAGTTGCCAAGTCTTAGGACCATCTTTCGTATGACGACCCCAATTATCCCAAACCATCAAATCCCCAGTACGAGGATGCTCAAAAAATAAAGATTCTAGGTGCTTCGCAAATTCCTTTATAGTACAGCCTAAAAACTTAAGAGGCGAACCACACTTAACAATATGAGGTTTATGTTTTCTCGCACGAGTATCCAACCTATGAGACAGCTTGGTAAAGATATGGGTGCGTCTTCGATCAGACTGATAATCAAGACCACAACACTTGCACTGGCAACCTAAACCATCAGGAGAACTCTTGACAGAAGGGAAATCTTCCACAGCCTTCTCAAGACCGCACTTACTACATAGCTTAAACCCGACAACACGTCTCGGTCGGTCTTTGCTCTGTTTATTCAACCTACTAAGAGTAGCCTGACATTCTTTACAATGGGAAGCAAAACCATCAGAGGACTCCACTTTAAAGTAAAAATCTGCTACTGGTTTTTCTAAAGCACACTGCGTACACCTCTTGGAACCAGTCATATCAGGTTTCTTAAAATTCTCTTTTTTCTTCGCTCTGCGTACACGATACTTTGCAGCAACACACTTTTTACAGTCACCGCGATAGCCATCTCGGCAAGTAGGAGCTTTAGAAAAATTAGATAAAAGCAACACAGCCTCACAAACATTACACTTTTTCTTTTGCTCATCCACCTAGCTACTCCTCATATCAGGCAGGACCAGTTAAACCTGGAACCCACGCATTTGCCCCAAAGGCATGCAGCCCCTTCAACACCAGGGACCTAATCCTAAAATCTCTCAAATCTCGTATACCTGTAACAGACAACCGCAACTGATGAAAGTCATGATCATTCCTCACATTCTCGTTTCGCTCAACAGTAGACCAACTGGCAGCCAGACATGCGAGTTCAGTAGCACCTGAACGATGCTCGAACACCGAGGTAAGCCTGCTCTCCGGGTACACCCTAAGCTCATTATGGGTAAGAAAATACTGAGCACCTCTAACAAGCTGCGCCAAATCAAGCTCAATCGTCTTCGCGTCCACAAATCTCCAGTATCTCTGAGCCACAATAATCGTGGAAGTCCCGTCCTGGATAACCAGAGAAGACGTGGCCTTATTCTGATCGGATTCTCCTACCAAACCAGCTCTCCCGTTATTCGGGTTGAAATAAACCGGAATCGCGGACTCATAGGCGTCCTGCACCTTGTCCATCCGGTCCCACAGCATGTAGTCGGCCAGCCAAATGTAATCAGATACAGTAATCCCGGACAGGTCCAGGAGGTCGGTGGTAACCTGGTACAAAAGCCCGTAATCCACGGTGTACTCAGCCCCAGCCGAAAAAGAGGTCAAAGTGATTTCATTCGCCGCAGAAAACGACCACAAGTCATTCGGAACCAACAAACCATCCTCGTACAGAAGGGTGTTGGTCTGGTCCTCATCCGAATAGTAATCCAACGTAGCCACCCAGTTCGGCCCAGAAGGAGAAAAGGACAGAATCTCACCCTCCTGTGGAGGAAACTCAGGAAACACGAAAGACTCTTTGAACGGATCTGCTGGCTCAATATCTGAATTCACCAATCCAGCTGCGCTGAAATCAGCCTCGGTCAAGGCCCCGTACAGATTTGTAGGCTCTCCGCTGACATCGTATTCAGTCACATCCAGAACATCTATCGAGGACTGTGCCGCTGAAATGCGTCTGACGTGCCCCTGGTTCACTGTCTGGTCCGTAATCGTCACATCCCTGTAGGTAGTCACCGCAGGAGGGGAGCCCGTCAGAATCGGTAAGAGCGCCCTTGTAGCGTACACGGTGATACTGGACCCATCAGCCGACAAAAGCGTGTACGAACCATCACTGAGAATCGATACCCAGGCACCGAATGAGCTTTGATAAGACATCCAACGCAACCTGCGCGTATCGCCCACCCGATTGTACTCATATTCAAGCCGCCCTACACCCGCTGGAGTGTCACCAGAAACAACGGTAATCTCCACCCCAGCCACGGGAGTCCTGAGCGAAGGCCTCTTATGCCGCAGCCCCAGATACTCCTTCTCGGTCAAGGTCAACGGAGTAGGTGCCCAGAGCCACACAAGCTCACCAAAATTCTGTCTGTGCCTACTCCTGGGAGTAGTGACATTTCCCAGATAGGTAGACGAAATGAGATTCACACCGACATTCACCCCATCAACAGTGAAAGCCATGCCACCGGAAGCTTTGTCAAAAACAAACCTGGCCAGAATACCATTATCAGTAACACCAGGAGGTATTACGGTCTCAAACTCAGCGTACCCAAATTCCTCATAGTGTTGAGCACCTGCGTCTTCAGGTACTGCAACAGGAGCACCGTCAACCCAAGTGGAACCCCCATCAAAAGAAAATCCAGGAGTAACCGTGGCTGCGCCTGCAAAACTACTCAAAAACCAACCAGAAAGTTTAGCTTCAAAACCTTCATAGTCATAAAACATACCAGAACTTCGTTGTGGATAGTTGGAACCGCGGGGGCCTGGACGCGGCATAGGATGTTTCAGAACATGAGACCTAATCTCTAATTGAGTCTCAGTACCAAATTCTGCAATCAACCACATAAAAGCTGGAGCATGGTCAAAGGGATCGGCCTTGTCTGTGATTACACTCGGACTAGCACTAATAGCGGTAACCAAAGCCCCTACAGGATTTTCGAGCCACCAGCCATCTGGGTGTAGAAGATGTCCAGCAGTAACATCGTCCACAATGTTAACAGTATCAGAAGTATTTATGCTCGGAAGACTGGCCGCATCACAAACAACCCGAAGTCCTTGTTGATAGCCTACGTTCCTATGAACGCGCCCATAACCTATCGAAAATGAATAAACCGTGGTCGCAGGCCAAGGAGATGAGAGAACCTCCATCAAATCAAGTAAACAGCCCACTGTCAAAATGACAGAATTTCCGTCCGTCAAAGAGTAGTCTCCAGGATCTGTAATAGAGAGCCAACCACTCCATGCCGCACCGTTCGATCTGAAACGAAGCCTTCTGGTCACAGGATCTACACTACCGTCATACTCATATTCAATCTCAGCATTCCCAGTCAGGTCAGGAACACCTTCGATATTTTTTATATAGATACCATCAGCAACTGGTCGATGATAAACCAAATCTCTCGGCCTGATTCCAAACAACTCTGGAGCCGCGTTGCGAGAACCATGCTCAAGCACTACAGACGTACCAGCAGCAGGAAGAGGAGACTCCAATAAGAGTTTGGAATTATAAGATGATGCAAAAGCTGCGTACCCGGCACCGTAACGGGGATCAGCAACCAAAGCGTTGTTTATGTCTGTTATTATCGTAGCCAGAAGAACAGCACCACCAGTTGTCAACGATATCTCAATAGAACCTAGATCATCGACATTCAGGTAAAGCCTGTCATTTACACTTGCAGTTATCGCAAAAGGTCCAGCAAAACCCAATATATGAGCTATCATGAGAGATGGAGGCCCAGGTATAAATAAAACACCGTCAGCTGCGGGAACCGCTGGCCCAGGCGTACCTGCAACATTCCAAGTCAGTTCGTTCGTACCCGCATCATAGTCCAACGTGTAAAAATACCACGATTCAGCATCAGGTTCCGCTTCCACGAGCTGCACACCTGGGATACCGGCACCTGCAAATGAGATGGCATGCGACCGTTTCAAAAATCTGAAATTATTCGACATTGAGTGGTTAAGCCACCAGTTCGGACCCCACATCCTCCGCGTGTACCCGAAAGGAGGCACCTGGGTGAATGCGGCCACCGCAGTTTCAAGTCCGCGGAACCTCGCCCCGAAATTCCGATAACCCAGACGCAGCTCGTGAATCATGTTCCGGTAGGCATCCAGGCCCTGACCCAAATTATTGTAGGTCTCAATGGCCTTTCCAAAATGATCCTCGATACCGTTGAGCGTAGAGGTCTCTATCGAAAGGTCATCCTGAGCTTCCTGAATATTGTCATCGATGGATTCAAAGACTTCTGCATAGGAAACCAGCCAGATGGCGTAATCCCGAACAGTGACCCAGGAAGGGAGCCTGCGCCCCGTAACATTGTTCAACAACGCAATTTCATACTCACCAAAATCGAAATGCCGACTGAATACCACATTACCCTGAGCATCAGACCTGACTGTACCAGAAAAGGCCTCGTTCAAGTACAAACCGAATTCCGTATTAGGAGAACTCGTCTCAAGACGTATTTCAGTGTTCCCTGATCTGTAAGGTATGACCATCCCGAGGGACTTGTAAAAATCACCGCCGATAACCCCATCAATCAGCTCGTTGTACCGATATACGTCTTCAAATGCCATTACAGACCCACACCTTTCTTAATATCTGTCTTGGTCTTTATCTGGTCATCGCTGATAAAAGACATTTTCACATCCGACTGAGTGCTGTTTATCACTCTGAGACTATCTAAATAATAGTACTCATAAGCATCAGGAACATTCAAAACGCCCTCACCCACTATAGCAAGATCCACAGGACCGGCATAAGCGGCCTCAACACCCCTCTCGTCCACACTGGGAACAACCAAACCACGTATCCGATAATCGGACACGGTAGTCACATCATGAACTGGCTGATCACCGAACACCACAAAAGTACGGTACTTGAATAACTCCACCGTTGGAGACGCCGTATAGGCTACCGCAGGATCATTCGCGGCCCACAACCTGACAAACACGGGAAGCACGGAAAATCCACGAAAAGTATGAATTACAATTCCATTGGCTATGAAGTACAGAATCGCGCCATAACGAAGAATCTTGAAAGTGGAGAGACCCGGAGTCCAGGTTGTGCTGAAAGTGTCTACCACCGTGCTGACAATAGTAGATTCGCAGGTCAGTGTAAGAACACCGGCATTCCCACGAGTAACCTTTAATACCGTATGATTATTTGCATCAATTCTGAGCTGGTACACAAACACATCTGCCGAACTATCAGGATATTCCGTAACCGCAGGAATAAAAGCTCGTACCTCTGCCTGGATACCAGTCCACCCCGCCACCGACTCAATCCCCGCAACCGAACCTGGAGTCGCCCCGGTATCCATCTGAAGATGATCAGCTCCTGTAGACACAGAACCACTGCCTGAAGAAATGTCAGTCCATTTAGCCAAATCCAGGCTACCAGCCAAAAAATCGTCATCCCATTGTTGCGGGTCTAAATTGGCCCCGGTAATGATAAAAGCATTCCCGCCAGTGGAAGGCCCGGTATCCGGGCTTATAGCGTCAAGATGCGAGGACACCCCATAATAGACCCCCGACCCGTATTTAAAGGTGCTGTATAAAGCCATGATTACACCAGATTCACCACAATATCAGCCTCGTTCAAACGTGCATACATGTTCGGAGTTATCGGTAAATCGTTCACGCCGGTCCCTCCCAGGTACGCTAGTGTCACATACACAAAGTTGTCCACACCGATAATTTTTCCTACCTCTCGATCTATATCGAACTCCTCAACATTTTCTCCCAGCTTCAACCCGTTTATATACGTTAAGATGGCGGTTCTGACATTCGCCTTCACCGTGTCCGGGTTACCAGCACTCACTTTGAGATTGGCTTCAATGGTGATCTGCTGCGCCTGCGCCCAACGAAACAGCTTGTCCATACCCATACTGTAGAACTCAGGTTGCGTGAAAAAAGAGTCCAGGGTGGTAATGAGTGAGTTGTAGGAATAGACTATGTACACGGGGTCCTGGAGAGCCGCGGGTGCGCTCCCACCTGCCAGAAACTTTATACCATCTGATCCTCGTGCGCTGTAAGAGTACTCGCCCTCTCCTGTAACAACCTCATAATCGGTGCCCTCCACAAAAATGATACCGCCTGAAGTGGATACCTGTGAAACCGATATTAAAGGCTGCCTGGTAGTGGCTATTAGCTGCTCAACCCCAGGATAGGTTGTAGTATATGTCAGTTCTACCGGAGACTCACCAAGAATCCACATATCCACAGCGCCAGCATCCGTCTGGTCTCTGGTAAGGTTCTCATCTTCTCCATAAACCACATACACATCTTCGGCACTGCTGAAATTATCCAGAACCCATTTCTTTGCACCAGCCGGGGTTCCCAAGTTGTTCCCCTCCACCTGGAGAAGATATCTTTTGGACAGCTCCACATTAGTCTCGGTTCCACGACCGGAGGTAGTGGCAGCTTTATTGGCCACCTCGTCAAACCCTGAAAGGGCTCGAAGGGGATTAGTAATAGTGTACGCACCCACTTCAGTCTCGGTGCCGCTGGATACCGAAGCGACAAGTACATTAAGCTCGTACTTCTGCGTCTCCGCGTTGTAATAAGCATCCGGGGAAGCAAAGAACAACGTGCGTGTCTCTACCGTTCTGAAAGTGACCGACACTCCTGTAGCGGGATCAACCAACGTAGCAATAGGGAAATTGGCGGGTACCGTGATATCGAAAGTTGGGATCTGAACCCTGGAAAAAGTAACGGTCGCCAATGAACTTGAACCGTCCCAGCGAACCATCGCTTCGTTAAAAGCGATGCTATCAAGATCATCAGGTACTACCTTTTCCACATTCCTCAAACTCGTGAGATTACTAAGATAGACAATACGATCATTCTGAGCCTCGAACACCTCAGCAACAGGATCAATAAAAATATCCCTGTGTGCCGCAATATTTGTGTCGAGCGTCTTGTCCCGCAGGTTCACCCCGGAAGCTATCATAGTGGAATACTCGGTCGCAGTAACTTTGCTGATAACCATTTTCTAACTCCTAAACGTTCCGCTTTTAGTGAAGCTGGCCCGTCCGTCAACCGTGTTCACATTGATCTTCCACCTGACATTCCGAGTATCCTCCAAATCAGGCCAAAGCTGAACAGGTGAAAAATCGTAAATAAGCTCAGTAGCCGTCCGCTGACTGAACTGTTTGGCCCTTTGAGCCCTCCGCAACCGTTCCATTCCGCTACTTACCAGGGTCTGGAAATCGAATAAAAGTGGAACAAACGAATACGCGGAAACCGGGTCTTTCTGGTCCTCGCCCACCGCCTCATCAAGACCGGCTCCCAGACCGGTCGATCTACGCACATTTGTGGACATGGTGTTGACCACGTCTTGCTCTACTTTGGCCTTGCCCTCCAACCGGGCATACTGTCCCGTCGCCCGATTCCTGACCAGATCCCCGTTCTCTATTTTGTGGGTCCATGCCATTACGGAACATCCTCCGCTTCGCGCATCAAGGCTGCGTACAAGGCGTCATCTATTACAGTGAGTGTAGCCACCATCAAAGCCTTGGTAGCCTCCCAGTAAGCAATCGCCTGCTCCAGCTCATCCATATAGGACAGCATGTCCTTGTTGCTTTCTCTAAAATACGTGAGGCCTGTAATAGTTGCCTCATAAAGCTCTTTGGTTGGTTCCACAAGTTCTCTGTAAAACTCTGGACAAATCTCAGGCAACGGGCCTTGAGGAAGCGCCTGCATCTCGTCCTTGATGGTATTCAGAATCTCCTCAAACTGCTCCCAAGCAACCTGCTCTGCCTTAGATAACAAATCCCATTGAGCAGCCTGTGCCCGGAGAAAAGCGATCTGCAAATCGATATAGGCAATAAAAGCCAGGATGAACGCCTTCAAGAGCTTCAGAACGGCAGAAGCCTGCTCGTAAATCCACCTAAGCGTACAGGTCGCCAGAATATTTGTCGGTGTCGCCACCTAAAACCTCCTGCCACAGGATACCATGCACTCTCTGTGTCCTCTAAAGTTCATTCCGTTTTCACCTTCACCGACTTGAAAGTTTCAAGCTGACCGAGAAAAACAGGTATTGCAGCCATCGAGTTGGTACCAATACCAATGCTGCCTGCCAAAAGAGTCCAGTCAAGCAACATCTGAGTAAGAAGTACCTGTAAAGCAGCTAGAAAAGTCTGACCCTTCACCACAGGTTCTGCGGCAGCCTCTCCCAACTTCACCAACACCGCATCCAGTGTGGCCTGGACATCAGACGAAAGAGAGAGATTCCCGGTAGCTTCCAAGTCCATTGTACCGGTAGCCGACAGGCTCACAGTGGCTGCGGACACCTCCCAGGAGGTGGAGGACTCAATCTTGGTACTGAGGTTCGACACCTCCCAGGCCGCTAAAGGAGTGTCCCAGGAAAATAAGGTTGCCGTCTGAGCCTCTGTCACGGCGTTCCCAGCCGTGTCTATCTTCTCTAGGTACACATCCAAGGCTCCGGCCAGATCCTTGAGCTGGAGGAGCTTCCTGACGTACTGACCGGCTTCTCCCTGCATGGGCATAACTAAGGCTTCATCAATCACATCTCCAAGGGCCTCCCGAGCTATCTCCGTTCCACCTGGAATACCTGTTCCAAACTTAACAGAATCATTGACCTCTTGAGCCACACTCGTGGGACCACGGGCACTGTAAATCTCGGTCTCGCTGGTATCAGAAGCCAGCTTCCTGCGTCGAGCACCACCTCTCCGCAGCTCTGAGGCCTCCCCGTAGCGTCCGTGAAGGAGGGTAGAGGCAATCGTGATGTTTCCATTGGGTTTGTCCAGAACAACGCTGTGAGGGCCGCTGGACAGCTTCGCAAGGGCGCCCAAATATAGTTTCGAGTTCCTGGAAGACTTAAAATCCCAATCACCGGGTTTAAGTGTAGGGCGCCCGGAAGAATCACCCCAGCCAATACCTCCACGAGACTCATACTCCTCGTCCAGCTGATCCATCTTCCCATAAGCAATATCGTGATAGCCAATGGCGTAGGCGATCCCGTCATTCCCGAAAGCGATAAGCATAATATCGCCCTTCTGAGGAACGTAGCGGCCCCAGGAAGATTGGGTGGCGCTAACATCAGAACCTACAGCAGAAGAAGGGACTGAAAGACCCACCAGCGGCCAGGTAACTTTCCTGTTGTAAGGCAAACGCTCGAAAAGAACATTCGCCGTACCTTCATTAACAAAAACATCCGTCACCACCGCACGATGGACGCGGTTGAGGAAATCATCCTCCTTCTCCTGCCTTTCGTTGAAGGAGTTTGCATTGGCTTTTATAATACGACCACCCATAGTTATCTCTTCGGAGCCTGTTCTTTACCGGGTTCTTTTCGGTATTTCTGCCCCTCACCCTTTTCTGTCTTCAAAATATTAGCTAAATTAAAAGCCCGATCACCGCCAAAATGTTTGTACACCGGCTGGCCATCACTATCATATTCACCGGACCACCCACGCACTTGGTTCAAATTCACGGTCGTGTCCAGACTGGAGTTCCACACAATGCTGTGCTGCATACTCACTATATTGGCATTGTAGTTCTTCGCCCTCCAAAAGAGAGGACGATTAGTCATAAGCCCGAAATTAGCCACAATAGGGACACCTATGTTTCTGGCTTCGGCGTTCAACCGATTAAGCTGTACCGCAGCAAAAACTTCAGCCGCGGCGTCCCCCTCCAAAAACCCGGCAGTCCCTCCATCATAGGGACGACCGCCCAAAGTAGGTATAAGCTCAGGAGCAGTTACAATTTGGAATTTGGGCTCGAACGGATTGGGCAAATTCTTGAAGAAATTACCCTTGGCCCGATAGACAGTCACGACCCCCTCGTCGGTAGACGTGTTGCTGAAGCCAAGCTGCTCGTGTTCTTCAATAGTGAAAGCACGCCCCCAATCAAACTCAGCTTCCTGGTCCCAGTCTCTGATCATGAGATCCGCGTCCTTCACAGCAGTCTCAAAAACCACACTGGTTAACTTCTTGACCTCCTCAACATCGTAGGCTCCGTCATACGCTTTGTTGAACAAATCGTTGTATGCGGGAAGGGTTGTCTGGTCTACGTCGCTATGTGGTGCGATCCCGTACTTCTCCCCAGTAAAGTCACGAGGATTGAAATCATAAAACGGCATCTCAAACACAAGGTCACCTCTAGGCGTAGCGTAAAACCTGAAATCCAGGCGCTCTGCCATGTCGTAGATGTAGGTCAGCCTATCTTTGAAATGGCTGTGCATCGAACTAAGATCACCAAAACCACGCTCGAATACATCCCCCAAATTAGTGTTCAATGTCGCTGGGGTAAGGAAAAACACGCGCCCACCACCGACCGGAAAGTTCATGATATCCGTTCCGATCATGGTAATTATGCTGTCCGTTTTCACAAGCGCAGGGCTCGTCTTGATCTGTTCAAGCACGTCCTCTGCGATATCCCCATAAAGAGCAAGCATCGTGTCTAGGTCATCTTGCTTTACCCGATGATGCAGTATCTCATTCCACTGATTCAGATCACGAATACCCTCTCCTCTAATTTTCTCACGAGATTCAGCCTCAACATCGTCATACTGGAAATAATAATAATGCAGACCAATCTTCTGATCCTTGCGCTTGAACGCAACATTCCGCGGACTGGTAACCGCAGGGAGTCCCAATTGGTCAACCCGATCCAGAACAACTTGTTTCGAGGCCTGCTTGAACTCCTGAATCATAGTTGTAACTGTCTTGTACGAGGCATCCGTAAGAGTCGGGAACAACTCAAAGTTCAAAGAAGAGTCCGTCTCCATCACTGCATCAACTTCAGCCTCGGTCTTGTCCATTACCTCAATCATATAATTCCGCATATCCTCCAGATTCATCGAGGAAATCTGCGCCAAATTGGTCTCAGTAATGGCCTTGCGAGTGGACGCTGAACCAAAAAATATGGTCTCAAGCACCTCAAAAATATCAAAACCCTGAAAAATTGATTGAAACGGAACGTATCCGGTAGACGCCACATTGGCAAGGGACTGCCTAACCGAATCGGCAAGATTCGGGTCCATGAAACCCGTACTTAGCTGTATGAGTGCGTATCGCGCCATCTTGGATACATCGGTACAGGTTATAGTGATATTTGAATCCCTGTTGACATCCTCGTCTTCGGTACAACTATCCACAAACCCGGCAAACATCCAGTACCAAATTCTGGAATCATAAGGATCTCTAAAAGCAACCCTGACAGGATCGTTCGAGTGAAAGATACAGGCACCTTCCTGGTACTGGTAATCGTGGATATCCCGCTGCTCCTGCTGGTTCAGAACACTCTCATCTCTGGTTTTGTTGACTTTACTAACATAAGAAAGCTTGTCCGCTAAAACCGCTTTTTTAATCTCGTTCCATGGAGTCTGAGCATCATAAGCAAAAGCAAACTTGGTATGCTGCTCCTCTTTGTAGTCCCGCAACCTTTTCAACAGCTCCTCATCCTCGGAGTAAACTCCAGTGCCCGGAATACCCAGCGCAGGATCAGACGCGAGTGTTGCGAACATGTCCTTATTTAGATACTGAAACTCGTTCAAAGAATCATACTCATCGGCAAGCAGCTCCCCGTCCTGATTCGGATTCAACGCCCTGGCAATCTTACCAATCTCATACATATCCTCATGCGTGATGACATAACGGTCATCATGGTTGTTCATCGTAATCGTACACGAACCTGCGGTCCTCTCAGCACTACCGCCAGACTGATTCACCCGAACTGCCGTAACATCGTCCGTCACTTCCTGGCCGTAAATGAACACACGGTATGCCGGGAAAGCTGGCCGGTAAATAGTACCACTAGAAAGTACATCTTCTTCGAGGTACTGGGAACCGAGTGGACTCCTCTCCGTCATCGATCATCCTCCAAGTCATTCATAAACTCGCGCCCTAAATTTGCCAGAATAACCGGATACAGCAGATCAAAACTGGGATATGAATTCTGAGCAGTGAACCCGAAAGAGTACTGAGCATTGAACGGCGAAGGGTCCGCGGAATCCGTGAACTCAAGTGGCCGGTCAAAGTGGCCGATGAAAGTCACCATCGTATTCCCGAACAAAGGAGAGCTGTACACAATATAGTAGTACACAGGCGCCCCACTCAAAGGGTCTCTCACAGGCTCTCTGGTCAACGAATGCAGATTGTGAAAATTGGCCAGCTTGTACGCACCGGCCATCTTCTTAGCAGAACCAGCCTGCTCGATACCGACTGCCAAACCACCGGCTTCCGCCTCGGCCTGTTTCTCCTTCAACCAATCCACCCCCTTGTAGATCCTACCGGCCAACTCGTTTATAGGATTGCCCTTCTTGTAACCACCGCGTCTCAGATTCAGGTTTCCGGTCTGACCTGTGAACTCGATCTGAAGAATGTCGTTGTTCCGACCCAGACGATTCGTCCAATGAACAAAAACACTACCGCCCTGGGTATCCTTCTTGGTGATCCTCTTCGTGGACCTGAAAGACACGTTATTAGGATTAACCGCCAGGGAGACTCCCTTCTGCTTCTGACTCTTCCTCAACGAGGAGGTCAGATAGAACGGTACCCGCAATCCAATGGATTCAAAAGGTGAAAGAGCCCTGTCAAAATACTCCGCGTAATCCGGTATACTCGACGAAGCGTTATAAAGTCTTGATACATCTGTCATCCTGTAACCTCCCCACCAGTCAGCCAGTCAAGTCCTGATTCAGGACCTTCTGAAGGACGGGCTAACATTGGTGGCGGCTGCTGTTGCGCCACGCCAAAATCCAAACCACCACCGGGCTCATAAGTTTTTAACTGGCTTTTTGGATCGAACCCTCTACGAGCAGCATACTTTTCGTGTTCCTTTTTTCTCCAGGCATCTGCGTTCTCAGCCCTCTGAGTAGTGCTTCTGGTAGAGCCCCAAAAGGACGCATTGTTTATATTAAAGGTGTTGGCGCTCTCCCTGGTGAACTTCGGCATAACCGTGCGCTCACTCGGCGCACTACCCTTCTTGCCATAACCCTTACCACCAGTAGAATGATAAAATTGAGTCGCCCCGCCTGTCGGATCAGCATGACGGCCAGATAAGATCTCCCTTGCCAGTTTCCTGGTTGCCGGTGTCGCTTTTCTTGCCGTGGCATAAGGTCTGTAACTACCCACCTGCTCTCCGTAACCATGACCTCCGGTCACAACATCATGAAGAGACTTCCCTGCGTATTTCTTTCGGCCTGACTTCATTCTGTTAAGTACGGTATGCGCGATACCTACAGCTTCAGTCTTTCGTGCGCCCACGAACGCATCTGTTCCCATCTCACTCCGCAACATTCTGGCCAGAGTCTCCTCATCCTGCGTACTGAACACTGAACTTCCCTGAACACCTTCCGTGGTCATCGAAACATCACCGTAAATCAACCCGCAAGAAGGGCAGTTACCCTGAAGACTGATGCCGATATTACCCATCTGATCAACTTCAGTAGTGACAAAAGACAGCTGGCCCCCAACCCATTGCTCGGTCTCCCCGGAGAGCCGAACGTCGCCACCCTCACCGCCAGCGTACATCTCAGCAACAGGAACTTCATAGGCTCCACCCTCACCGCCAACCTGTACAGGTACCGTAACCACCCGAACCTGCGTAGTCCCCGTAGGCGTCTCAAACTGACGTTGGATGTTACCTCGCTCCGTCCCGCCAAGACCACGAGCAGACGGCCCAGGACCGGTGGACATCGGATCAAAACTGGAAGCTTTTACAAGATTCCGAGCAGCAGGCCCAAGAACATCCATCCCCATTTCCTTGCCCTTTGAGGCCAAGTCCAAAAGGTCGCGCCCGATGTTCGACATGCTGTCAGACATACCGTCTGTGAAGCCTTTGATGGTATCGGCAATCCTGTAATTTGCAGCCTTATCTTCGTTCCACCAGTTGATAAGCATCTGAGGAAGCGCCCGAGTCAACGCAACCAAAGTAGCTAAAATATTCACAGTCACCGAAAGCATCCCCTGACCGAGCTTCGCAACGGTGTCCATCCACTCATTCATATGGAGCTGCCATTTTGAGGTACGTTGGCGTTCGGTAAGAAACGAATTTTGAAGAGTGCTCATATGGTTCTTCAAGAGATCTCCAGCCTGCTTGAACGAACCGGACTCAAGGGACTCCCCGATCTTTACTATAGCGTTCACACCTTCTACCGGAATGCCGAGACCTTTTCTGAGAATATGCTTGGCTAGAGTCTCATCCCCCTGGGCCGCAGTCATGGCTATCTCCCGAAGAGATTTTATAACCTCGAACCACTCGTCCTTATTCTGCCCCTTGGCGATCTTAACAAAACCCTCCTCCATCTTCTGGATGGCCTCGATACCTTTAAGACCCTCCTTGGAGTACATCTTCTCCGACACCATCATCTTCCACTCGTTTGACATACCTGCGATACTGGATGCCATCTGCATCAACCCGAGAGCCGCCTGCCGACCGGCAAACTGTTTCGGAACACCCATCTTCTCAAACATCCCCTGGAGGTTCCTGGAAAGATCTATCACTTCATCAATATCGAACCCGAATTGTTTCAGCGTACCGGCAGCAGTCTCAATATTCTTCACAAACTGCATAGTACCTATTCCGCTTTCTCTACCAGCCGCTATAAGCTGTCCTGTGGTCTCCCGCGCCTCCTCAAGCGTCTTCCCGTAGTCCGCCATATAGGAAACCATTCGCTGGGCAGAAGTACCCCCAGCCAGCTCCTGCATCTTGTCAATAGCAAGAGCGAACGCCACATTGGACTCACCCACCATACCGAGAGACTTGTCTACTTTGTCGATAGCGGATTCCGCGGATAACCCACCTTCAGCAAAAGCTTTAAGAACTCCTTGAGTCTCACTTCGAGCAATCCCATATGAAAGTTGGAGCTTCTCCTGTAACCCAGCAATATACTCAGTGGCCTGGTTGACCATTCTCTTGACGCCACCATCGTACATCGTAACGACTGTGTTTATGACCTCCCCAGCCTGAGCGCGTAGACGATCCTCCCTCTGAAACCCGAAGGCCATCCAAACCAGGCTACCGGCAAGAATCTTACCAGGTACCGGAAGCTTCAACCTGGTCAGCATTCCACCAACCTGGGACTTGAGGCTTTTCATCTCCTGAGTCGCCAAAGAGTCCTTCCCGGCTTCTTTAGGCTTCCCTTTAGCTACCTCTCCGCGGGATTCCATCTTGGCCTGCTTACCTGCTTTCGATACTTCAAGTTTGGCCGCAGACTTAGAAACCTTTTTGCTTACGTCACCCACACCATCGAACCATTTCTGGCCCTCCTGCATGGTTTCAGAAAAATCCCGAAATGCTTCCTTCGAGCCGGAAGACAACTCAGAATAAACGCCAGCCAACCCAAACTGCTGGCGGTCCACCTCATCCGCTGTCCCTTTCAAGGACTCCAAAGTACCGCCAGAAACAAAAGTCAGAACGACTTCCTTGTACTCTTCAAAAGATCCAAGAGTCTCCTGAAACAGATCGTCACTTCTGTCAGTCATCTCGGAAATAGCTTGACCAAGTTCGGTAAACTTTCGTTGAACATCCTCAATCTGTCTTAGATCAACGAGCATGCGCTATTTCACCTCTGGCCGGGAGTTAATCGATTGCTTTAACTTGTCACCTGGGATTTCCCCTTTAACAAGTACCACCCGAGGAGCGCCGGGAACACCGGGAGCAGCAGCCCCTGTAGGAGGCGTAGCCGGTTGACGCGGTTTTGTAGGCCCAAGAGGACCTTCGCTAATGGTGCGTTTATCTGGTTGATCAACTAAAAGAACGTCCTGCTTTATCCAATTAACTATACTGTCAAGACGCTCCTTAAAAGCTAGGTCCCGGTCACGTTGGCCGTCCCTGATCGTCTGTAATTCATCCTGAAAAGCACGGCCAGAAATTAGAGCATTTGTAAAAGCTGCCGGGTAATCAAAAACATCTTTGGTAGCAAAATCAGAAATAGGTTGAGCAGCACCAAGAGCACGATCTGTCAAAGACGGGGCACCTTCGGTCAAATCCGCGGTCCACGCCTTCTTGAGGACTCCTAGCATCTTCTCCATCTCTGAAGCTTTTCCCGCCTCACCAATATCCTTAAAGCCCTTCCCTACATCCTGAAGCCCACCAGCCAAAAAATTCCATTGCCCTTCCATATTTTTAGAAATATTCGCAAAAATCTTGTCCCGATTAGTAGGGTCCATCACACCTGCAATAAACGCAGGTATAGCCTTCAATCCCATAAGCAATGTTCCAAAAATACCGGCCAGGATCTTCATGATCCCCTTACCAATATTTGCCATCCCATCTATCAGCTTGTTTTGCGCCTGCTGGAGAGCTGAGAGCTGAGTGCCTTCCATGGCAAACGCTTTCTTGAACGCGGCTATCTGCTCTTTTGAAGCCTTCTCCAAAGGCTTTCCCTGCAACTGCTTCTCAACCATCGCAATGGCACTGGATGCGGCATCAGAACTGAACCCCATCTTCCGCAGCCATGCGAACCGCTTAGAGGCTTCGGGACCAACCATCTGATCCATAACGGTACCCAGAGAGCGCACCATCTTGTCGAATACGTCCTTGTCGCCCTTGGCTATATTTCTGAAACCTTCTTCAAACTCCTGGATTATCTCAAAATAATCTTTACCCTGACCACCGTACATCTCTCTGGCCAAAACGGCCTTCATCCCCTCACCAGCACCACCAATACCTGCCGCCACACCTTTAACTCCTCGTGCGGCCAACTCTCCCGCATACTGCTTATCGAGCCCCATGGCTTCATAGTGCTTCTGCAAGGCCCCCATGGAAGCCGCAACATCCTCCACATCAATCCCGTATTGAACCAGGGACTGGCTCCCGGCGTACACACTGTCAATGAACTTGCTGATCCCCATCCCGGACTGTTGAGCCGCCATTCCGATAACGATCTGCTTCCTGGCCGCTTCCCCAAGCGAGTCACCATACTGAGCCACCAGGTCATTAACTTTCTTGGCACTGGTTCCAGCAGCCATGTTGAAATACTTATCCAACGCGAGTGTAGCTGTCGGGATGTTGACCGTCCCTACCTCATCAAAAGTCTGACCGTAGGACTTCAGCATCTGCTCACCGGTATAACCGGCATCCACAAATTCCTTGGCCATGGTCTGAACTTCTTTTCTACCTATACCAAGTTGCCTCTGAGCATTTTCCGCAAAGTCGGCAAATACCTTCCCGGCCCTGCGCCCAGCCTTCATAAACCCTTCACCCGACAGTCCCTCGAAGACGTTGATCATCTCACCGCGTTCAGCGGCCTTACGAGCCTCCTCCCCGACCCCAAGAGCCATCATAGCTACCAGCCCTGTAAGGATGCCACCAGCACCGACACCGCCAGGTATCGCGCCTTTTAGAGTGCCTACCATGGACTTCTTACCCTCTTCTATCTCCTTCCTTACATAGGCAACTGTTCGCTTGATGGTTCCTTGTATCTTCTCTTCGGACTTCTCTACCTCCCCGAGAGCCTTCTTAGCCGTTGATACGGCTTCCTTGGCCTTGTCCAGTGCAGCTTGTGCCGCTTCATCCGAAATACCTTCAGTAGCCTGCTCCCGAAGTGCAGCAGCGGCACCAGGATCAATATCCCCTATACGACCGGCAATGGTGTCCTTGCCGGTTCCAGCGGCACCAAGATCTTTCAAAGAGCTGAGGTCAATCCCGGAAATCTTCTCAAAATTCGCAGCTATCTCCTTGGATTTCTCAGAAAACTTGTCCAAATCGGCCAAGACCCCAACCATCCCGATATGCTGAGACTCGTACATGTTGCCGATAATCATGGAGGTTTGCAGAGTCGTATCCTGAACCCCCTCCAACTGACCCTTCAAGGACTCGATGTCGGTCTTCACCCCGTCAACAGATTCACGGATTGTCTTTCCGAAATCAGTATAGGCTCCAGTGACATCCCCAATCTCCGTTATAAGATCGGTGAAATCGAATGACAGGATGTATGAACTGGCATCAGGCATCGTCTATTATCATCCTTCTGCCAGGAGGCCTCTCTTCGGACTCCTCGGGCTCGTCAACAGCAACCTCCTGTACCTGGGGCGTCTCTGGCTCCTCGGGCGTCTGAGGAGCTTCCTCGCCCTCCAGAGGCAACACAATATTATCTTGAATGAACTTATTCCGCGGCGAATTCCATTTCATGAATTTACGCAGGTCTTCCTGATCCTCTGGAAATTCGATGTCACCCGCCATCTCAATTTCCTTCTGTTGAGCCTCAAGCTCCTCTAACTCTTCGAGAGAGGTGACAGTACCGGCAGGAGGAGAATCAAGTTCCTCTGCAATCTGTTCCTGGGCCATAAATTCCTGCATAGCCTCACCAAGCTCCTTCAACCATTCCCTACGGGCTACCAACAGAGACAATGGAATATACTCTTCTCGCGTAGGCTGTCTGAGCGTCCCGTCTTCCTCCCTAAAGGGCATCAGGTCCAGTCCCAGCATATTCGCCATCGAGGCCATGAATACATCCAAAACCTCTTTTATTTCCTTAACCCGATCCTCCTCACTGAGCCTGAGACTCTCAAGCTCGAACATCCACTGAGTCTCGTTCATCTCCCTCACAAGAGGGTCATTTATCAGCACACCTTTTTTCGCCAGAACCCTGGCTTTTACTTGGGCTCGGTTGCTGAATTCTCTCCAGGCTGGGAAGGTTCGGTCGAGTTCTCGCTCTCTTCCTTCTCCGAATCTTCCCCTGATGAGTTTCCCAATTCATCCTGGGCCTCCTGCCTGCGCTTATCCAGCACTTCATAAAGTTCCCACAATTCCTGGATAAAATCTGGAAACCGCTGACCCAGAAACTGCATCATATGCTCCGCAGTAAAATACTTCTGAGCGAACTTGTTTTTGGCCTCGTATTCCAGCCGATCAAACTCAGGAAGCGCCTCCCACTCGTCCATGAAAAACTTATCCACGGAAATGGTGTTGATACTTCTGATTGAAATGGCAAGCTTAGGCAGCTTAAGCGACGTAGCCACCGTTACCACGTTTGCCGGGTTCATGTACCTGAAACACCAGTTCGTCTCCTCCTCATTGGGAAGTCGGATTTCAAATTTGAAGTCCTTACCGCCCTTCGTCAGTGTACAGAAATCCCCCAACGACTTGCCGTCAGCTTCCTTCGCCAAATCAATCAACAAACTTTTCGGGTCCTGCACCGGGTCCACCGGCATCTGATCTTCAGACATGAGCTTTCGCTCCCTTCTCCTGCTCAGTCAGCAGGGTGACATGTTGTAACTCCCTTGCGGGGTTCGTACCTTTCTAAATAATATCGTGCCTCACATAATCTATTGTGGCGTTCACACGCACTACCCGATCACCATCGGCAGTCAGGTTTCTTCCCAAAGAAGTAAACCAGCAGCCTGAATAAACGATTGTTAAATCCTCTCCAGTCACCGTAGGTGATAGCGCACCGCCTACCAAATCCCCTACAAAACCACCTAAATCAAACGGACTCGGCAACTCCTGCTGGGGATTCTGCCATCGCTCCTTAACCACAAAAGGATTCGCCTGATCGGTCAACATATTGATATCGAAAAAAGGACCCCAGGCCTGTTCCATCCTGTTATTGTAAAGGTCCACTCGATTCACATTGATAGTTGTTCCTGTGATGTTCATTGGAACGCGCTCAAGCATATCCCCCAAGGTAGCCGAGTTGATCTCATACAAAGGTGTAGTGGGCCTTGCCTGGTTCGGCGCCCAACTCTGAATGAGTCCAACTGTTATGCCGTTTACTTTTATGGTGACAGCATGGGAAGATCGGATCTTTGTCTTGGGGATTGACACCTAGCTCATCACCTCTCCCGGAAAATTAGAGAAGTTCTGTGTAATTCGTGTAATCAATAGCCGCGTTCACACGAACAACTTTGTCTCCGTCCGCAGGAAGATTCCTGCCAAGAGAAGTGAACCAGCACCCCTCATAAACACCAACATGACTTGAGCCGTCAGGATTCTTCCAGGCCTCTTTAATATCCAGTGGGTTGGCTCTATCCGTCAGCATAACGATGTTGAAGTTTGGACCCCAGGCCTGCTCCATTCTAAGAGCATAAAAGTCCACCCGGTTCACATTGATCGTCGTCCCGGTGATGTTCATTGGAACGCGCTCGATAATTTCACCGGCCCTGTCCGCCTCCAGAGAATAAACAGCTGTGGTAGGACGAGCCTGGTTAGGCGCCCAACTCTGGATAAGTCCGACAACAACACCATCAACGCTGATGGTAACGGCATGCGATGCCCTGATAGCTGTGTTTGGAATGGTCATGTATTTTACTCCCTACCTTAAAAGAGTTCTCCGATTTAGGTGTTGCTCACCCAAAACGGGTTATCCACGGAGTACTCACCGAAGAACCTCTTGGCGGGGTACTTCCGGTTGTACCAGTACCTGAATGTATACGTCCTGGGGTCCGAGGCGGACTGGAAAACCTGAATATCTGTTTTCGGATTGAGAGGCCTCACCGTGTTATTGGGATTCCTGTACGGAGCGATATATTTGGCCTCGATGACTGCTTCAAGCGAGTGCTTGATCCAGGTCTTGATGTCTGAAATAAAGTCGGCCAGATCGTCAGGTACAATACCCTTCACATTGGTGTCCAGGGTGTTGTTCACGGTCTTGGTAACAACATCATCAGCCACAGTGGACTGAGGCTCCTCGAAGCCCACAACCTTGCCACCGCCTGCCTCAGTAGTGAGAGGATCGAGCATCAGAGCCCGACCACCGCGCATGGTTACCACTAAGACGCCACTGTCAGCCAGCTGATGACGTTCGCCGTCCAGGTAGGTCTCGAAGTTCGGGATCTCAAAACCGACTATCTCGTCGCCTACCATGGCGTCTGACGGGTTCCCGAGTGAGGTAAAATACCCCGCTACTGCCGCGGCCATGTACGAACCGTCCAACTGGACGGTGAGTTCGCTCTCATCCTCCATAGTGAGAATTCGGTCATACTCCGTAGGCCCACACAGAATCTGGCGTCCGCGGCCCTGAGAAGTGGCTCCAGGCTGTAAAGTAACCTTCGACCGATAGATAAGGGTATCAGGCGTATCTGGATCTCCAATCTCCGTACCCCTGGCCATCCCATACCAACCACGTCGCGGCTTGCCCTTCAGCATGGACGACATGTTCGATACATGGTTTTGCAGGTATACCGCCGAATCAAGGCTGGTATCGATGACCACAATTTCCGTAATGGAGCTGCTCTCTTCGCAGGCATCAATCGCCGCCCGTATCTGAGCCGTACTCGGAGTTCCGGGTACCGTCTCATCATCAATCTGAACCAGGATACAGGACGAGGCCCTGTTCTGGAACACAAGCTCACCTGCAATGGCCAGCTTGTTGACAGTGTAGTTCGTCAAGGTGAGAGGAGAAGTGTAATCAATCAGTTGATCCACGCTGTACACTGCTGTCGGGTTGTTGTAGTCATCCGAATCTCGGTCATGATCATACGAGGTATAGTAAGTCGTTGCGAACGCAGGACGGTTACCTGCACCCCTTGACTCATAGGGCAGACTCGCAGCCGGGATGCCGAACAGAGTCGTGAAAGCATTGTTCGCCACAGTGTAGAAAACCACGATGCTGGATTCGCCCTTGTCAACAGGATAATTGGCATATGGAGCAGGAACCGTCATGCCGATGGTAGTACCGCCAGAAACATACGCACAGTGCGAATACAACGGCCCGTAATCGGCGCTGGCGTTCAGGGCAAGGTTTATGTCCTCGGCCACGTTCGCAGCGGTCTGAGCAGCCCCTGTGGTCAGCGTAACGGTGATCTGTGCGCCTCCGTTGATTGCGAGGAGAAGAGTGTCATTGGTACCCGTGATGTTGTAAGTACCCGCAGTGCCCACCAGATCCGAGTTGACCCATGCAGAAGTATCCCAGTCAACCGTGTTACCGGTCTCCTCGTAATCGGTGTTCTTGAGGTAGGAGGCAGAACCCGGATAAGTACCGACCCGAGCAATGTCCGACAGAGGCGTACCGGTCGCCGCAGAAGCCAGCGGGTCCACCAGCACATCCACCGTGGTGTACTCAATGGTGTACGTCGCCGTGGAGCTATAAGAAACATCCACGATGGTCAGAATCGTGGGGGCCTGGTAACCCGACAGCATGGTGGGATTCCAGGCAGTGGCCGAAATCAGGCTGGCCGCATCCTCGTAGGTACCGAGATCATCCTCGTAGGAGAGGAGGATCTTCACATCCGATGCCGAGGTGGTCAGCGGGGAGGTGATGGTAAGGACTTTAGTAGTAGCCGTAGCCACAGCAGCATAAGCCGCCCCGTAAATTGGGCTTGCCGCCAGGGCCGTGTTGATGTCAGAGGCTATAACAGAAAGCGCAGTAGTGGCACCAGAAGTCAGATCAATAGTAATTTCAGGCTTACCATCCATTGACAAAGTGAATTTCTTCTTAACAGAAGTATCAACATCGGTTCCTGGGATATCATTCCCTACAGCAGCCGCAGAGTTGAAACTCCAGTTGCCAATGGGTACCTCGTTCCCGTTCATGTACAGTTTGGCGTTATTCCGATTTCGATCACAGATATTCGTGAGGGTGGCCTCATAAGGGCTTGAACCTGAAACGGTCAAAGTCTCGTCATAGACCTTCCCACGGATAACGGCTTCATCAGTTACCCGTTTCGTCCTCGGGCCGATTGCAACGATAGCCAAATTCCTGTCACTTGACACCGAAATACTACCCGGCTCATTACGCCGTTGGATATACGAACCTGGGTCAACATATGTAGTGGCCATTTATCTCTCCTGCGTTTGCTATTCACTCAAAAAGCTCAAAGCCCTCCATTACCAAATGCAAAAGGCTTCCCTTAGAGAACGATTATAGAATGTCGTTTGTAGGAAAATTAAATTGGATGGTTAAAATCTTAAATTAACTTCCGGGGTACTTTGTCCAGTCAGTCTGAAAATAATCACCCGCGGGAATCACACCAGCCTCATCCTCAACAATTTTGTCCCTATCAAGGAACACAGGAGGTGTAACAACCTTGCGATCAACAGCATCCGTACTCAACACGGGAACAGACCCTCGATTAGCGAAAACGTAGTCATACTGCTCGGTTCCGCCCTGCCGTGGAGTGGCCAGCTCTCCTGACCAGTTAAACTGGCTTTGAAGAACGATGTGCCACCATTCCTCAGGATCGATACTCCGATCCCGATACGACCTTCCGATAAACTGATACCTTCGGCGCTCTATCCAGAACGTGAAAAAATGCTGTACAAGGTCACAAAGTTCCGTTCTTACATTGATATCGTCAGTAACCACATCGATATTCACAGTCAGATCACCAGCACTCATGTACCTATTCTTGGGGGGATTGGACGTATTAAGGTACGTATCCGACTGGCCCACAGTGAACCCCAGCGCCAGCAGACAATCGGCGTCTCCTCCAGTTACCTCAATGTAATTCGGAGTCGGTACCGCACAAGGGCCTCCTGTGGAGATCCTGAGGTACCCATCCGCGGTCACGCTAAACTGGTAGTACAGGGCCTGGGAACGGTTTATCGCGCTGACGAGTTCCTCCACGGTCACGTTGGTAATATCCGCGAACAAGGCACTCGCAAAGGTAATCGTCGAAGTAACTTCGGGTTCCGAAAATCCTGTAGGCCAGGTCTTGATCTCCAAGGTCCAGCCGTCCGTCAAGTTAAACGGACCTTTCTCAGTGCTGACAATGCTCGGAGGGTACTGCACGGGCATTACGAGCGCCGAACCGATGCCCAACTTCCTTTCCCGGAAACTGGCCGAAGTCACGGCGATCATGGGGTACTTATCCTCGGTATCGGCATGCGACATGATGAGGTTGACTACCTCCTGGAGGGTCTGCTCTCCTGTACCGGCGCCAAGAGCAAACTTCTGGATGGTGGGGGTCTCAGTTAGCTTCTCAGCCGCATTGGCGGTCTGGTAATCAAAGTAATTGGTCAGCTCAGTGACAAAGGTATCTTTCGTGGTCTCTACGAGCTGCCCGAACTTCGGCGGATCATTCGGGTCGAAAGGTTCCGTAACCTTGTAACCGCGGTCATATAGGTTTTCGTCAGCCATCAGTCCTCCCCGTAGAAAAAGTCTACTATCCGTCCATCGGGAAGGTGCAGAGTCTCTAAAGGTTCGTACATATTACCTTCCATAACCGCCCCTGGAAATTCCCGCAGAAGATCGGCCTCAACAGCATCGAACCAAGCCCCGTCCATGTCATCAGAAGGCGTACCCATAACCAGGTCCAAGTCATGTTCAGATGAACCAACAGACTCTATGGAACCAACCAATTCTAAATCAACCCCATACCTCTCAAATATCGGCTTAACAGCACTCAAAAAGTCCTGTGCCTCACTCAAAGTCCAACCTTTCAAAGGAGCCTCGGTGAGATTCTTCATGGCTATTCTTTTCACTGCCATATCTGAAAGACCTTGGAGCCTCATCCATCTACCATTCCCCTTCATAAAGGTTTTTAGGTGTCAGTATTACAGCAGGGAGTGTCTCAATACCAAAACCATAAGCTGCCGAAGCCCGTCCACGACCATCCGAAATCTCATTAAATACTATAGCATAATCCTGAAGTTCCTCATCAACAAGGTGTTCAGAAAGCTCATCAGGAAAACCGTCGATCACCACTATCGCAGGGAACCCCTCCACAAGCCACTCGTTCAACACAAGTCCAGCCCAATCATCTCCACGAAAAGAAGCTAGTTCATCCTCGATCTCTTCAGCAGAGTACCCAGACTCCAAGAACTCGCCAAAACCCCATCCCCCGAATACATCAGGGGCATAGTTCTCCATGAGTACCCGGTAGTCAAAGGACTCTACCTTTTTAATATCAAAAAAGCTGGGGTCCAGTACCCCATTGGGTAAATCAAGCTCTACCATCTGATGCTGAAGTGCATCTTCGATGTCTGAATCCAGGTTACGCCAGGTATCAAGAGCAGCAACCCGCCTCATAGCCGCATCTGAAAGCCCTTTGAGCCTCATGCTTACACCCCTATAATCCTATACTTTGAGAGCACCAACGCCTTCATATGAGCTTCTTGATACTGCTTAAAAATCTTCTCCGTTTTCTCTTGAAGATATTTCTCAAAACATCTTACCTTCTCGTCTGAATCGAAGATTTCTCTTCCATTTTCCATTTTAAAATCAGACAAATCCAAATCAGTCAAACGCAAAGAACCCTCAACCCTCCCCTCGCTCATACGAAAGTGATGGATGCGTCTGAATAATCTTCTCCAGAACTTCCTCAGACCTCTGAACCCCTAGAATATCCAAAACAGCATCCAACATTTCACTGTCATCCATATACTTTTCAATAAGACCAATAAGATATTGAACGTGACTCCAAGCAGCCTGACCCTTAACCAGACGAGCACCCTTCTCCTCCATCTTCTTCAACTCGGTGTAGTAGTCAGGCATCTCGGCCAGATGGTCCAGGGCAATCTCCTCGGACACATCCTCGTCGTCGATGTGTTCCAATTCGATCTCTTTTCCCAGCTCAAGCTCTTTAGGATCAACATCAATCGAGTCTATGCCATCCTCATCGGCCCTTCCCTCACTCAGAATCCGAACATACATGGTGGCCAGTTCGTACATCTTGGCCTCTGCACTTGGAACATCGAAACCGTTGCCCTCAGCCCACTCGTGAAACTCTTCATCAGTGGGGTTCGGGTTCTCCTTGAGGAACTTGATCATGTCTTCCTGTTTGCACTTCTTGGAAGGCTTTTCCGATTTCTCTTCATCGTCTCCATTGGCCCTGATAACCCTGGCCAGACGTTTCATATTCAATCTCATTTTAGCACCTCACCATATCGGTTTAATTAACCAAGCTTCTAAACCTAAGATGTGGAAAAGGTTTCAGAGCTTCGGTATCCGAAGGTATTCTCGCCACCTGTTCCTTATACTGCATGTACTTTTCATGGGCACAGAAGGCCACTATCATATAGATTACACCAAGACCCGCTTCCTCCCCATGCTCGGCCATTATGTCCTGTATGGCCTGCGTCTCTGGAAGGACCTCCTCAAACACCAGAAGACTGTCCTCTATGATGTCTTTTACGGTGAGGTTTTCTTTGTCTTGAAGGTCAACCATCGTCGCCCCCAACATCGGAAAGTTTAGAACCTTTTCTTAAATTCTCCACCATCCATAAAGGTTGCGTGTTTGAATAATGGCACACCTTCAGCATCTGCGCTGCATCCGAAAGATCAACAGAAGAAAGAGGAACAATATGATCAATATGCCAACCTGTCTGTGACCAGTTATTCCAGGTCATCTCCTCTCCAGTCTCTGGATGAGGGTAAAACTTAGCCTCTAAATAAACACGAAACTCCTCTCCCGTACAACCAAGTGCCTCAACAGCAGATCCCGACTTGGCCTTTCTCCTAGGATAATTAAGCTTACTCTTTCTCTCCTTATCAAGCTTACTGGTGCACTCTTTACAACGCGAGTCCAAGCCATCAGGAGCCGCAGCATTTTTATAAAAATATTTTACAGATTTAGTCATCTCACACTTAGGACAAAATTTATTTAAAATAGCCACAATCTTACCATATCAGATAGTACGGCCCGGAAGGATCGGCCATACGCGCCGTAAACGTCTGGCTGACAATGATCATACCAAAAGGATCACTGAGCATCCAGTCCGACATGACATAAAAAGTTCCAGCCTGAACCCCGTCCAATGCCTTAAAAACAGTGTGCTTGCTTCGTATGAGTTCTCCAGTTGAACCTACCTCGATTGAAGAGTCAAACATGGAAAGACCCGCAGTCCACATTTTAGTATTATCCTGATTAATCCTGTCACCGTGTTCATTCTTCGTCTTCTTCTCCACCGGGACGCTTTTCATCAGCAACACCCATGGCCCCACGCGGAATGTCCCGTCAGGCTGCTCAGACGCCACAGGAATCGTCGCATACCTCGCCCTGACTATCTCGAACAAGGGAGAGAGTATCGCTGCCGTAGAGCGCGTCAGAGTGGCTCTGAAACGAATCACCCCTGAGGCTGGGTTCGCCGTGGCCAGGTTTGAAATGCCCGACCAGGTACCTCCCGAGTCCAGAGAGTACTCCACGGTCACATCCGACTGACCTGCTATCCTGATATAGGTCTGGGCATCGGCCTCCCAAACAGATCCTATCTCGGTCCTGCTGAAGGCCTTGTCACCTGATTCCACGGTTCCACTCAGGGAACCTGTGGACAGAACCACCTTTGAGGACTTGAACTCGGTGGTTATCTCGGTGTTGGTGAAAGTGACATCGGTGTCCACCGCCGACATCCACAGTGTCTCGTATCCGAACTTGAGGTAGCCAGGAACGTACCTTCTACCATGGCAGGCCATGCACTTGTCATCGGCGGATCGATTGATCTCCTTGTAGCAGGAACATTGCTGACCTGATTCCACATCCTGCCACAGGTCGAACCGCATCCCGCCAGCCTGAATCTGGTTCATCAGAAGTGCGCGTTCCTTGGCATGCTGCTGGTCAGCCTGGATACGCATGTAAATGTCCCTGCCCCAGTACCCCACGGCACCAGTACCAAGTCCATTACATCCGTTTCCGCGAGACCAGTCCACTATTTCACCTGTTATTCCTGAGATACTCGTTCCAGATCCGCATGGTGATTTCGTTCAAGATGTCGGGCATACCCTCCATGCTGGTCGCCAGGGCCTCCATTTTATCGGTCATCTCATCAGGATCAGCCGCAGTCTTAGCCAACTGATAAATCTCTTCAAAAGCATGTAAAGATGCGACAAGAGAAGAAGCATAGAACTCTTCCATATCCTTCAAATGTTCTGGATTAATAGCCCAGGCACCTTGACCTGTTTTTCTAAACTCTCTCAGAACCTTCATCACAGTCCCTCCACTATCTCTTTGACAAGCTCATCCATCGTCTTGTCAGATGCGCCCACCGGGGTCTCCTGGGCGGCTTGCTCACCGCCGAAGAGTTGAGCCTGCCGGTTCCTGGCCTCGGCCAGTCTCTGCTTACGAGAAGCGCGGCCTCCCGCAGGAGGACTTTGAACCTTGTTCTTCAACGTGTCCCAGGACGCCACATCCAGCAGCTTGAAAAACTTCTGCGTGGCCAGGTCAGCCGCGTCAGACAGGTTCACTTTTATTCGTTCTGTTGGCATGGGTTACAGTGAGGTCTCCTAATAACCTCGCAAATACTGCCCTATCCAATCCAGCAGCTCCTGCCCTACATCATGATTCGCCATATAGTCTTCAAGGAACCCCTCAAAACCATGAGCCTCATCCAAGTCCTCCCTGCTAGAGAACTCCTGCAAAGACCGAGCATACGCCTGAGCAGCATCGTCCAACGCAACCTCAAACTTCTCCTGAAGTTCGGCACTTTGGTCGGCAACATCCCCCCAGGATTCACCCTGACCTTTGACAGCCCTGCCAGCATTTCTCCGCACATCCTTCATAAACTTTTCATGTCTCATCGGTCTCTCCTAGCTATTAAAATAGTAATTCCTGAACGTGGACCCTGAAGGCGACGAGGCTATCAGGTTGTACCAGAGGTACCCCAGCCGCGTCTCGATCATGGCCGTCCCGGACCTCACAAACTTTTTCTTCAAATCAGGTATCTGCTTGTCCAGCTCCGCACGAAGCTGGTTCAACATCGTGTTCAGCGCCTGAAAGTGCTGAAGCACAAAGCTATGACCCTGGTCATTGTATGAAGGAACATCGGTGTCTATCGCAAACAAAGACTGCGAGGTGATCCCGATGTACAGCGCCGACCTGATGAGTACGTCCGAGTACTGCTCAATAGGGTAGTTCTCCAGGTAGTTCCACACAGGGTAGGGCGGTTTGCTGTTGATATATGAAAGACCCTGCATGAGGTAGACGATCAGTTGAGAATCGCTGTAACCTAAAAAACACATGGATTCTGGGACTACACGCTTCACACTCTTATCAATAATCAGTCTGAAGGTCGGTAACAACGACAGGACCCGCGGTGACACCACCTGCATGACCTGGGTGCGGTAGATGTCCTCGGAGTCCGAGTCATACCGGGCATGCCAGTTGAATAGGTAGGTTCCGCTAGTGGAAATGTCAGTGGGCAGCACCTTGATGGAATACTTGCCCGTGCTGTTGTGGACTATCCTGCGGTCAGCGGGAATCCCTACTGAAGGCGGGTAGTAGTCCTCCTGGTAGATGGAGGTCCCGCCGATGTCCGTGATGTCCAGATCAAGTTCACCCCGAGGAAGCCCCGATGCGGGAGTCTCCTCGATAATGTCCTGGGGGTCTCCATTCTCATCCAGTAAGGTGACATCGGCCACGCGATTCGAGTTGAGCCGCATGACCTCAATCATGTCCACTACGCTCGGGACATCCAATCCTGGTTCAGCATTGATTATCATTCCCTAGTCTCCCAGAAGAATCACCACCACATTGGCATCCACGGCGTTGGCCTCAACGGTCATCGACGCAACACCTGCCTTGGAAAGCAGGATGAAACCGTCAGCCGCAAGGCTTATCTTCTCGGACCCGCCATCCAGAACGATGTCCACCGCCTGGTCAGAACCCACGTACACCGCGTCAGCACTTGCCAAAGTACCGAACGGGATGGCCACAGGCGCACCAACCGCAACGAGGTACGAGCTTGAGCCACCCTCCTCGTAGGTCAGTTGTGGTCCTGAAGATGAGGACGGGGTTACTGTGGGGGCACCGAGTACCGTACTGGTATCAGGTCCACCTTTTACTGTTGGGAACGTGAGCGTTCCTACTATTGTGAGTAAGCTACTCATTTTTTATCTCCTTAGCTTTGCTATCACACTAATCCCACGTATCATCTTCCTGTTGGGCTTCCCAAGGGTCATCTACCGCAATTCCTAGAGCCTGGGCATCTTTCCCATATGCGTTCCAAGCATCCAGATAATCCTCGTCCCACATCCAGTTGTCGGTACTACCAGGGATAAAAGCGAGGATATAACCCGCTTCAAAAGTCTCGTCTTCTACGTAGTAGTCTCCCCCCTCTTCGTACCGTCTCTCCAGATTCGATTCCCAGTCACCACCCTCATACGCGGCATCGTAGCCCCCAGCATGAATGCCGCGACTAAGAAGTCTACCAATGTCCGAGCGTTCACCAACTCGCAGGACAGAACTACTACCGTATACGTGCCACTTATAGTCGAAAGACCTCTCATAGCCTTCCTCAGCATAAGCACCGCCCAGACCTTCCTCATAGACCCCCATAGCACGGTCAACTACTTCCTCTGCATTAGTAGAACCCACATCAGCATCGAACTCCTCAGACTTTCCATCTGGGAAGGAAACGTGCACGAAAAAGCTGTCATCGATCTCATTTATGGAAATCTCTCCACCCCCATAAAGATACTGAATGGTGACAGTACCGTGCTTCTCCAAATCATCCACAGGAGAGGAACCCTGCCCCTTAACAGTCTTAGCGACCCGCTGCATGCCCTTACTTGTAATTCCTTTGAGTCTCATCAATCTTTCCCTTCATTTATTCCAAAGGCCACACCGATACTCAACCCAGCGCCGATAATCAGCCCCGTCATCAGCAGAAATGCGGGACTCCTGTACCAGGCATCTTTCTCGGCCAGCTTCTTTTCATAGAACTTTCGTTCATCCATGCGGAGGGTATGTTCAGCATCGTGAGTGTCTTTCCACTTCTCCGCTATCTCCTCTGAAGTCTTGATATTCAAATCCTTGAGTTCCAGCCTCTCGTTGAGCAACCCGATCTTCTCCTGGAGCAGAGCTTCCTTCCCGCGAACCAACTGAAGCTCCTTGAGGTCAACGAGCATCCGGTCACCGATCTCCTGCTTGAAGAAATAACCTTTGGTCTGTTTGTAGGTTATCGATGCCCGGTCGATCTCATCGGCCACCCCCGCCAACGGCAGAAATATGACCAGGAATATGGTGATGAGGAACTTCACGACTTAGTAGTCCTCATCGTCAGGATCTACCGCCCCAGTATGAATATCCCACTCCCTACCCAAGTCATAGGTCTGGAACAGGAAATCGATCATGCTGTCAGCTTCCTCTCTGCCCATACCTTTGTAGGTGGCCAGAATGAACTCCTCGTTGCCCAACATTTCTACGAGAAAGTCTATCTTGTCCCAGGTCTGATCATCACTGACCGCTTTTTTTGCCGCAACCTTCTTGGAAATCCGGCAAACACCTTTATCCGATAACCCTCTGAGTCTCATCGTCTTCTCCTATTCAATAGCCCAGGCTTTCAAATTCCTTGAGCTTGTCGTTATCGCTCATTTCCTTCACAGAATTCTTGTAGTCCACGAGCTGCTTGTCCAGCTTCTCCAGCTTCTTATCGATGACCGCAACCTTTTCACCAGCTGCTGAGTCCTTCTCCACCAGAACCGCCTTCTTCACCTTCAGGTCGTTTATCTGGTCCTTGATGTCGGCTATCTTGATCTTCTGTCTGGCAATCCTGTTGATTATCCCAGCTACCTCAATGGCATCGGCACCCTTACGCATAGCGATGTACACGATGACGATGACAAGACCACCAATGACCGTCCAGGTCAGTGCGGTGTTCTTCCTGCACCAGCGATACCCTCTCTTGAAAAAGGAACCGATGTTTTTGAAGAAAGTCAGCATTACTTAGTACGCACCACGATTAAAAGATTCTAACTGTTGTATTTCTATAATCAAATTAAGCAAATCCTCAACAGAATAATAAGCATCATCCGAATATCGAGACACAGAGTCAGCCCAACCTGATTTAGCCATTTCAACTTCAGATATCCTATCTGGAGCCAAACTTCTAAGCTGCCGTACAGCAAATTCAACAGCATTCATCTTAGACTCTACTTGCATAAGCTTTTCCTGAAGTTCTGTCAGGTCGTTCTCCAAGTCTTCTTGTGCTTTAAGAGTTTTGGCTACATTCCTGTTCACACCCTTAATAAAATCTGAATGTTTCATCAGTTTCTCCTATGAACCGTGCTTGGCTTCCATCTTCTTGATCGCCTTGGTCTTGCTGGTAATTCCCACTGTAATGAATTTATAAATGAAGTGAGAAATTCCTCCTAGAGCTGCCCCAAGCAGGAGCCGATCACCTACTGGGTATTTGGTTAACAACAAACCAAGAGGCATACCTAAAATCAACGGCAGGAAGTACATCAGCCTGAACCCGACATGGTTCTTGGTGAAGAACGTTTTGAATGCCTTCTTCAGTGCTTTGATGAGAACAGCCACCACGATGGGCAGTGCAATCTCAATTCGGTACTCCACACAAAAATTAAGTAAACCGTCCATGGCTTCCTCCTTCTAGGTGTAATCCCCCAGCTGACGCCCAAGAAAGAACACCAACAGAGTAACCGCTGCCGCGGCCTGGTTATCGAGCTCCACAGATACCGCGGGTCCGCGATACGGCGGCGTCAAGCCCAGTCGATCATTGGGCGGAAATATCTTTGTTTCCGTGTATAGGTACTCGTCTATCTCATCGATAGTAACCCCCAGGTTTCCGCTTGCCTGAGAGACACCACCCGTAAGAGTAGACCCCGAAGCGAAAGGCTGGCCACCCGACCAGGTACCTCCATAAAGTACGTCCCAGTCCACCCCTGAGGCAGGCATAGGTTTACCCATGGACGTAACAAAAATCGATAGGTCCTTCACAGGCATCGTGTAAGGTATGTCCCAAATCCTGACTAAGGGTACTGCGCCACCCTTTTTGTCTAAAGTCACTATTTGCGGGTTTGAAAGTGGTGTCGTCATATCATCTCTCCATTATATCAAACTACGGACATAACTGTCCCTAGACGAATATTATAGAATATCCAGTATAGGAAAACTAAAGCGTACCTTAAAAATCAGTCTGAAGACTGTAGCTGCTTAACCGCCCAGTTCTTAACCGACTTTTTGGGAGCATTACTCTGGAGGTACTCGAAATCGGCATCGGAAAGGTCACCGGCATCATCCATCATGCTCAACCTCTCAAGGAAGTCAGTGGCCGTCAGCTTGTCATCAGCGCACATACCAATAATCCGGGGTTGAGGCATCTCAGGCAGCTCCTGATCGGGCGCCTGACCCTCTTTAATCTCTTCCTCCACCGCCTCATCCGCATCCTTTGAAGCCTTCTTCTCGCGCTCCACATAGGAAGACCTATTCATCAGGGCCTGCTGCTCCTCATTGGCCTGGATGATCTCCTCGTCCGCGGTGGTACCTTTCTTAGCCGCCAGGTCCTCATAGAACTGGTTGTACTCTTCCTCTTCCAGAAGAATGAGCGTGGCAGGTTTTCGGTTCAGCATCTTCCGCAAATCCACCGAATTCTTCAAATCCTTGAAAGGCACGTACTGAGACAGATTGTACGGCTTCCTGGTCTCCGGGATAAGGGCCGAGGAGTTGTTTGGCGCCACACCGAATCCCAGGGAAATCTGGGTATTGGAGAGGTTCTGAACATACACGTCCCTTTCCTCTTTGAAGTAATCGGTGAAGCTCTTGATTGCTTTTCTGAATCTTTTCATTTCGTCCGTCCTTTTCTCTCCATTCAACTTTATGATGAATGGGTTTGCGTTGAAGACGGTAGCCCTGCCATCCCTGACCAATATCCGGGCCTTTGCCGGGTTGGTATAGGAAATATGCCGGTTGTCCACATCAAGAACTGAAACTTTGTTGTGTTGGCCATTCGACAAGGCTCTCGCCTAACCCTCCCGCACCTGGTAGGCACGGGGTTAATACGGCGGGTGCGGCAGTGGGGGGCTACCGCACCCACCAGGGAACAAAAACCAAACCCCCAGATCGTCTACTTCACACCCTTGGCAACGGCCTTCGAGTTCGCGCAAGCGAAACCCACGATCTCCGCAAAGGCCCAGCCTTTAACGGTTTCCATGTGGGAGTACTTGTTGAAGGGTTCGCTGAACAAGTCCATGCGAATACCCATCACGCCGTAGTACTCGGAGGCGGTAGTGGCGTAGAACGTACCGGCAGGAATCACTTCCTCAACGCCAGTCCCGGCAGCAGTCAGGATCTGGGCATTCAGGATGTTGCCGATGTGACCCGCGAGGATCAACTCACGCTCGGTAACCGGGTCCACCGCAGCCGACATGGTCTTGATGATGTCGGAAAGCTCCGCACGGTTGATGAAATACTTCTCAACCATGAGGCGGTGCCTCTCAACCTGGAACCGAACGTCCTCAAGGGCGTTGATACCGAGAGTCGAGTAGGTGGTCACGGTGTTCTGCGCGGTCGAAGCGGCGTCAGCCAGCAGGATGCCGAGCTTGTCTTCAGCCAGCTCGATTTCCTGACGGGCGGTATCCTGGGCGCGGTCCAGAACGTCGAAATTGAGGTGGTAGATGTCCTCGATATCCACGGTGGGATACGAAACAATCTTATCCTCTTTCGGCGTAATCCACTTGGATTTGATCCGTGCTTCGGGCACCTGGCCGTCCTGACCGACAACCCAGGCCACCGAACGAACATCCACGGGTACGCGGAACAGTTCGCCTTGGGCGAGGTCGCGGATCTGGTACCATTTCCGGGCGAACCCTTCATAGTCCAGGATCTGCTTGATCGGCAGAGCGAGTTCCTGACCAACAACGTGCCAACCGGCACCCGAAGGATCGGTGAGCGCGGCAGCAAGGATATCCCTACGTGCTTCTTTGCTCATCTTCTCCTGGGGAGAGTTGGGATTGTACAGGCTCAGGGCGTCCTGATGCCGGGGACCAACCGAACCGAGCAGATGCTTGATCTGCACCAGCGCATCGCGCTTGTTGTCGGCGTTGATCTCACCCTGACTGTTGAACATCGGGCGTCTGCGATTGCCAACCGCATTTGCAATACGCTTGGGGTCATACCCACCATAATCGTATCGTTGCGGATTGAACTGACCATCCCGACCGAATACAGCCTCATCCCTCTTGGAGGTCAACCGGCGTTTCGGACGCGCTGCCATACGGCCCCTTTTGGGAGCTGCGGCAGGCTTACGACGCGGCTTACGGGCTGCGGTAATGGGGCGACGACGCGGCTTACTGGTCCTTCGCGCTGAACGAGAAGGAACGGCAGGACGACGACTTTTACGACTGACTCTTGTGTATGGATTTCCCATAGTCTTCCGTCCTTTCTTATTGCGGCAGCCCGTACATGCGGATACCCATGAAGGGATCAGCAGCACTGGGAACCTGGAGTACGGTACCGATATTCGGACCTGCACCCACGCCGGTTAGGGTTACGAGACCGCCGAGGTTGTCGCCAACCGCGCCTGCCTCAACGACCGAGTCCACCGCGTAGACCCGCGAGGGGTCGTACTGCGAGGTGAACACGATGCTCTGGCCGGTGATGACCGTCATCCGCGCATTGGTGTACTCGATGGCGTTGTTGACGTTCCAGAAATTCTTACCCTCGAATTGCATCTTCGAGTTGGGAATCTCGTACATGTACGTGACATACACATACTGACCGTCCGTAATCGAGCCGCCGCCAACACGGGTCACCGTACCGTTCACGGCGCTCACGGTATAATCCGTGGTCACCGCATAGGTGGTGCCGCCGCCCTGGGCTGCGGAGGACACGCGGATACCGGAACCCGCGTAAAGGTTTGCGTTCGCAAGAGAGGTCGCCACGACGCCATTCAGCTGGATGTACTCGTCCACAACCGTCTCATAAAGAGAAGTTGCCACATCGTACTTTGCAAAGCCCATCGGAGCAGTGCCGTCGCATACAACCAATTCCTGCGAACTGTTGAGTTGCACCAACATCCCGGCTCGAAACGTGGTAGATCTGTTTACCACGTAAGTACCGAGATTGCTGGCAATGTCGGAACGCTTCAGGTCGATGCCGATGGGCAATCCACTCTGATAAGCCTCCCATTGAGGATCAGCAATAGTCATGATCCACTCCTTCCAGTTCTCTTTTGGACTTAGGAACCGCTACCGAGACCGCTAAGTCTCCTGCCCAACTGCGTAGATCCGCCGATAGCAGTTCCAATATCCGTATTTCCTATAGACCTGGGGGCCTGGGCAGCAGACCTCCTTGATTCTTTATCAAAATTCCCCCTTGCCATCTTCCGCCGCAACGTAGCGGCTTTATGGCTCCTGGACGTAACCGGACCAAGAGCCTCCATGTCGGGAGATACTGGAGTCAATGTCTGCAAATCAGCTTCCATATCGTTCAGATAACCGCTATCTTTCTCCAGTAGATCAGCAGCGCCAGAAAGCAAATCGTCCACAAACATATCGTGTCCATCAGCGGCAATCAGTTCAGTCAGCTCTACAGCCGCACGCTGATCCATCCCGCGATAAAAGTCTCCGTCAGAGAATTGAACGGAGTCACCGTCCGTGAGAACATTCACAACAGCCGCCTTGAACTCATGAGGCTGATGATTGAGTTTCATCCTGGCCGAAGCGATCTTCAAACACCTGGCAAACTTCCTGGCAAACTTCTCAACTTCCTGCTGAACCGCCTTCTCGGCACGAGCTTTGTAAAGTTTGCTGAACCGGCGCTCGATACGCGCCGAAGTCTTGAAGTCCACCTCACCCTCGGTCAGCGAAGAACTGCTCGGTCCACCAGGTTGCTTGTCCTGGGTCATCTCACCTTCAGTGGTGACCTTGTGAGTCAGCTCGTCGAAGGTCTGCTCGGGCTGCTTGTCGGAAGTGTTCTCAGCCTCGTCAGCCACACCACCGCGCTTCGGAAGCTTTTTGTACCTCGCAGGTCTGCGTCTAGCAGGGCGCCTGCGCTTGCGGCTCATGCGGGACTCAGGAGAAGGTTTCTCCTGAGTATCCGTATCGTAGCCCTTGACCACATCGTCACCCACGCCGGGAGCAGTAAGAGTCTCGCGGTCCACAGTGTCGCCACCCTCGGTAACAGGCTCGGTCTCGGGCGGAACATCCTGATCGGTAACGGTCATGACATCCTCGTCCACGCCAGCCCGAAGCATCTTGGCTCCACAGGCCTCCGCGGCCTCGGCCCAGCCCTCATACGCGATGATCGACTTGACCTTGTTGGCCAGACGAATAAGAGCTGCACGATTTCTCTTGGTGGCCGCATTCGGGATACCTATAAACACAGGACCCCTGCGAACGTGGCGGGCCACGATATTACCCTCGCGGGTAATCCTGATACGGGTATTCCGTGATCGGACAAGCTGCTTACGATCCAAACCCATCTCATCAACAGACGGCATCTTCTTGTCCTCCTGCTCTTTGTCCTTTATCTTATCCAGCTTCTTCTCGCCGTTATCATCCTTGCCCTTATCCTTGGACTTGTCTTTATCCTTGGGCTTGTCGTCCTTGTTTTTCGGCTTTCCTTTTTCCCTGTCTTCAGGACCAGAGGAGGGATCTTCTGGGGCCACCGGCATGTCCTGACCTCGTTTGAAACTCTTAGCCATTTTAACGACTTCCTTTCTTGAGGCCTCCACAGCCTCCCTCTCCTCGGAACTCATGGGCGGTAAAGACCCCTTCCCATCCTCGTCCTCGTCCTCGTCCTCGTCCTCGTCTTCGGTATCATCGTCGTCTTCGGCATCCTCAGACTTATCTTCGGGTTTGGTCTTCTTCTCAGAAGGTTTCGACTTTTTGTCCTCAGACTTGGCCTCATCTTTGTCTTCGATGAGACCCGCATCCATAAGAACCTCCACAACAACGTCAAAAATCTCCTCTGGGGAATCGAGATCTTTGAGTTTGCCGACAACCTCATCAAAACCTTCGGGCATCTTCATAGCGTGACGCCTGAACATCGATCTCTTGATCAAATCTTGAGTCTCGCGTTCGATAACCCTGCGATCAGCAGCACTCAAGTCAACAGCACCTTTGTTGTAAATTTTTGCTACAGTCTCGAACAATTTTATCTTGTTTTCATACGGCATTGGATTACCCACCCTGTAAAGCTTGGTTTAAAATACCTGCCACTGCCTCGGGCATAGTCTTGGCATGCCGTACTACAAAAGCGGTTACTTCCTGAATTTGCTGTTTGTTCAAACCATTCGCACCCGCAACTTTGAGAATACCCTCCTGAACCAAAGCGGTCTCATCAGCCGGGTCGTCTACTGCTGAAATCTCCTGAAAAATAGTGCCCATGCACTTCTCCCAGGCCAGTCTGCGCTCACCATCAAGACACTCCACGGGAATCCGGGAATGCTTTCCTCGAACACAGCTGCAAAGCTGAAAGTCATTGGTAGCTACATTGTCGCAAGCGGAACACTGGGTTGCCACAACATCACAACCCATCGAAAAGCTGTCTACAGAACCGTTTCGATAGGCCTCGGCCAGAGCCGGGTCCTTCGTGGTGTCCATTGCAACCAGAAGCTCTACAAAGATATCCCGGTCAACCTCTTTACCTGTTGCCTCGAACACAGCCTGCTTGACCATATCGTCTGCCGGGTTCTGAGTATTAAGGTGGCTGTCAAGAATTACCCCGCGGCTCAAAGTAAGGTTTGCCGCATTGTGGTTCACGAAATGAGGTTTGAGATCATAGGTTCGGTATACCGGAACACCGACGATGTCATCGTACCTTTGGAGTTCGTTCAGTTCCCAGCCATCCAGGTTGTTGTTGGGACGGTCGGCACTGTTTGCTCTGAGAGGTATGAAAAGGTAATTTCGAGGGTCTCGACTTATCCGATAGGCGTCTGCCACGGTATCAAGAGCAGCTTCAACATCAATAGAGCCGTCCTCTTCCATGTAGAACGAGGAAGACTTTGAATGCGAAGCTGACTTAGACCATAAACCTTTATGTTGCACACCAAGGAATTGCACCTGGGCTGTTTTTCTAAACGACATTATACCTCGTTACGGTACGAAGATGTTATTCTTCCCTTAACGAGACATTATAAATGTACTTTTTTGGGAGGATTTAAGTTGAAAGGTAATTTGTAAAATTACATCGGAATAAGAAACTAGACCGAAAGGTAAGTTTCGACAAGATCGTCAAAGGAACCGGTAACCTTTCTGGCATCCAATTCCTCGTAAGACCATTCATCATTACACACCTCTGCAAGCACCGCGTCCACCCAGCCCTGGTCACCCGGCCCGAACGAATAAGCATAAAGATTACGGTTCTCTCTGGTAAACCGGCTCAACAACCTGCCACACACCGCATCAAAGGCTTTCCTGAAGGATTCACTCCTGGTTCGGCAATAGTATTGACCGTCCAGGTAACTGTGATAGATGAGCGCAACGGAGCCCCTCGATGAACCCACATGAAAAAACCGCATTACTTACCTTGCTTCCGAGGTACCTTCTTCGGAGCTTTTCCGGTCTTCTTGTTAACTTTCTCCAGTGGAATCGGCTTACCCACCTTGCCTACGTCTCCTGTTTTCTTGAAACCCATGATCTTCTCCTATTTTACACGTTCGCCGGTCCCGGCGTCCCAATAACTACCTTCCCATAATACCACAGTCCGCCCATCGAGATAGTACCTTTCCAGCCCCTCCAGGTTCGACACAGATACTTTCGCCGGGAGAGCTGCCGCCTTCAGGTACTCAGAAACATACTGAAAAGGCCCCGCAGTACCGATGTAGTCATTGTGGATATACAGAATCTCTTCATCTTCGTTGTAGTGTATAACCACGTTGTCCACATCCTTCACCAGCAGGATGGAATTACGGTACTCGCACATGTCCACGAAACTGATCTCATCAAAAGGTAGCTCAACCAACATCTGATAGAACTCGTCTGACTTATACTCGATAGGAAGGTTGTGAATAAGCGTTCCCTTCACAGTCACACTATCAAGGTTCAAATGAGGTGTGAGCAGTCCCTGATAAGAACTCCTGCGAATAACCGGAAAAAACGCGCAATCGCAGTAGGGGTGCGACAGGAAGCCTCCCGAGGTAAAGCCACGAATCAGGTTCCGAGTGTACAGAATAGAGCCCCCCATAGCCAGACACAGTGAGCAGCCATCCTGTTCCTGGAACATAACATCGAAGATACCCATGCTCTCGTAAGCCACGAGCTGGGCCACTGACCTTACGGCATAGTAGTCTTTAACATGTTCCTTGAGGTACTCGATAATGTGAAGATCGCTGTCCTCCAGAATGAGATCAACCTCTCTCACCGCCCGTCCACGGAAAGCCGCCGACTTGATCGCCAGGAAGTTGAATCTCGAATAGACCTCTTTCTTACCCATGAGGAAAGCATCCCGGTACCCATCCTCACCTGAGATATCTATCCTGCTGACAATGTAATCCTCCACATCGTCAACTACCTCAAACCTGACACCATCCTGCGTATCTCCGGTAAGCGATGCGTGAGGTCTCTCGCGTACCTTGGATTCGAGAGAATGCTTCTTTTTGGTGAGCGTCTGCTCCAGCATGAGTTCCCTGGAACCATCCCCCACAAAAAATGCGTCGAAATTATCTTTCACAGGTCAGCACCCATACCGCCCTGGTCAGGGCTTTCGATGCCGCCCTCGGGCTCACCGGCTTCACCGGACCCAGGAGGTGCGCTTGCATCCGGTTTAGGGCCACCAGGAGGCGCTCCAGCCGCCCCAGGAGGCTTCTGCCCTCCACCAGGGCCACCAGGAGGCGCACCGCCGCCAGCGGCCCCTCCAGGCTTCTTGGGGGCCTTCTCCATCCAGAACTGATTGGCCATCTGAGGCCCGAGAACCTCCTGCACAATCTCCTTGGACTTCTTGAACTCCTCCGCGGAATTGCGGAGTTCGTTCTCCCAATCCAAATCCACCACGGCGCCGACAGAAGCTTTCGATACCTGGAACCCGAACTTTTCCATCTGGAGATAAGCCTGAAGCACATCGCTCTCTACCTCGGGGTCCAGTTTGTTGTGCCATTTGAGCTTGGGGATGATGATCAGCTTCTGCTCCTCAAGCTCCTGGGCAGTCCTCTTCACACGGTAACCATGGTCAACCTCGTTGGGCTTGGACTTTATCCAGTCATTCGCCAGGGAAATAGGCCTGAAGAATTTCGGATAGATCCACACAGCTTCGAGGTACTGACGAAGTGACAAAAGCCTACGTAAAAAGACCTGCAAACCTGACTTTGCACTAGCGTATGTCACCTCCCCCGTCATGAACGACTTGGAAAGACCCATCCCGAGGAGCTTCACCTTCTCGATAACATCATGCTCACCTTTGATTGAGACAGCCCTGTCAGTCGTACCAAAAGCCTCGAACTGGATGCCATAGTTCCAAACAAGCCACGCCTGTGGATCTGTTTCCATCCTGCTCAACATCGAGAGCAGCTCGGCCTCTACCTCAGGCTCGGGTATCCAGTTGGTAGAGGCATCCCCCAATTTAGCCACCTTGATAGGGGCCGCATGGCGCCGGTAGGTCGCTATCGTCGAAGCATAGACCGCATCCTCCACCATCCATATTCTCCACAACCTGGACGCCAGGGAGGTGCCTCTCTCATCGTAAGGATTCAGCTTCCGGGCAATGAAAGAACAGTTTGAGTTCTGCAACCGGATAGGCTGTCGGGCCAGTACCTTCGCCACAAACTCGCTGGGCAGGGACTGTCTGAGTTCCATAGACTCTGGTGATCTATCCGACAAAAGCTCTATGAGAGCGTCATCAGGTATAAAAGAGATGATCGGGTCCATATCGATAATGGGCGAGTCCTGTACTTCGATGTAATCCGGGTTGTGCATGGCGATATACGTCCAGATACCTAAGTCCTCATCAAAGAATGTGTGCGGAATCACTTCACCGATTACATTGTACTGCACCACCATCTGGCGGCATCTTTCCTGAAAGTGCGTCTTCTCACACATCAAGTCCACGGTATCGTTTATTTCTTTATCTTTGGTTTCATCCACGATCACATCATAATCCGAAACCAGCATCTCGGAGTACATGTCCATGGCGGTACCAAACACAGGATCGAACTTGTGAAACAACCTCCAATAATAGTTCGCCATCCTGCGATCAGTCGGGTACTGTATCCGATCCGGGGATTCGATCTCAGGAAGGTAGGGCCTTTGCATGTGCTGAAAAGTCTGGCCACCGCCACCGCCACCAACGAAATTGCTCATCAAGGCAGGATCAAAGGTACCCATACGTCGAGAAGGACCCGCAGGTACGCTAAGAGTGGCCCCCTCAGGAAGCAAAGAAGCTGCTACGTCCCGTCGCTGTTGCCGCGGATTAGAGCTGACAATCTTAGGTCTTGAGGCATTGAGCCTCGCCCGTGCCGCTTTTGCTTCCTCAGGGGATATCGCCATCAGGTACTCCTAGCTTTTAGGTTTCTTTTTAGGGGCTTTCGCGGGAGGGTCCACTTCAGCTTCCTCGGACTCAACCTCATCGGCCACGTCCTCCAGGTCATCCTCCCAAAGCTCCCAAAGGGTGGCCACATCATTGGAATTGAGATCCTCAATAGGCACTGTGGACATCCTGATCTTGTGGAACTCAACCGAGATACAGGATTTCAGAAGCTCGGGGATACCTGCGATGCGTTTCTTTTCATCATCAAGAACGTCCTTGTACTGCTCTTTCAACTTTTCGATATCAGCTTCAAACGCTTCAAGGTTCTCGGACGGTACCCGATACTGGGTAGTCGAGCCGTCTGAACCATCGGGGTTCTTGGCCTCGGTCACTGTCTTGATAGCCCACTTGTCATAAACCTGAAGGCGCTCATTATTATATTCCGACAACTTCGGGTCCTGGCTGAGACCTTCCGTCAAGTCGTCCCTGTGGCTTTTCAGTATGGATTTGTTCTTGGCGATGTTCCACTTGAACTTCGGAGTTCCAACCCGAGCATCACCGATCCGAGTCAAAGCTTCCCATTTTTCCGACAGATTGCTGTTAGTAATTTTGTCCATGTTATCGCTCCCCTCTTGCGGCATACTGAATCTTGCATTCGTCACATTCCAACCTCAGAACCCGACCGTTACCAGCCTCGCCCACCCTGGTAAAAGTCTTGCACTCGCATTCAGGGGCCATGATGGACATCTTGCGGCGAATCAGTCTGGCTCGGGCTTTCTTCTCCTTGAGAACACCTGCCTCAAGCTCCGAAACCTCTGCTTCAAGTTTCTCAGCCTCAGCCTTGAACTCGGCCAAACTGGCATCCTCCATACCTTCGACCACAAGCTCCCGCTTCTTGGGGGCCTCAACCTCTTTGGGCTTTCGCAGATCCTCAGGAGTAGGAACTGCACCTTCGTTTACATTGTCATCAGTCATTTCTCGTACCTCCTTAGAGGTGAATATACCAAAAAAGGTTCAAGCCATACCCAAGAAAATCAATTCCAGGGAAATCTATCGTTCGGACCATCCATCCAGTCCTCCCTGGGAATGTCCACAAGCTGCCCTGCTGACTTCCTGGCCCACCTCTCAAGGAAGTTGTCATGGTAGGAGTGTTTGTCCTTACAAAAAGCCAGCAGGTACGCCATATGAATCAGGTACACCACGTAGAACAAAATACCGAAAATGTAATTCTGATACACATGTGTAGTTTCATGGTCCAAGTGGTCAGCCCACCAATCATCATCTTTTGAGGGAACATCCACCACAACGATGTTGCACCCCAGAACGAACCCATACCATCCAGTCATGGACTTCTTGTAGAACTTGGAATCATTGGCCACATCCCAGATAATCGAAAGATCCTTCCTCATAGTGACCTTTTCAAAAGCTCCCTTGAGGTAATACGGAATGCAGAAAAATATCCAGGTCAACAAAGAGACTGGCAAAGCCCACAGGAACCCAGGTAAGAATTTGAGTACGGTTAACATGGAACCTCCAAGTCCAATTCTGGTAGACTGGCTATCCGTCGAAACTTGTTACATCCGTCAAAGTCCAACTCAAAATCTGCACATGACACAGGCTTTACATCGTGGATTGAACATTTCGCATCCTTGCCGACTATACCCTCCAGAGCCACACAAACAGTTAAACCTTCAGCATTTTCTTTAGTCTTCAATCCTTCAACTTTTTCTTTGCGAATAATGCACCCTACGCTCCGCAAATAATCGGTAACATCGATCACCCAATCTTCAGCCTCTTCAGGCAATCGGCCCTTGTCATCACCACGCAAAGTGACTTTGTGGTTCGCTTTGCCTTGAACAACACAACACGCTCCACAGGCATCACAAGTCAAAACTGTCCTTTCGTCTGTCATCGCCTATCCCGCCAGACCAAGAGCCTGAATATCATCGATTAAGGCGTTCACAACTTGAGAAGTATCCAGTCCATCATCTCTCAGTTTGTTTACCTGATCCGCAATCGAAGAAAGTGCATCCCTAATTTTAGGCAACACATTGGCAACCAAATCATCTCTTAAAGCATCTGCCGTTGCCGGTGAGTCTGACGGATCAGGTATAGCAGCAAGTGTCGTTCCTACACTTCCACTTATACTATCAGTCAACGCAGCCGCAGTCCTAGCTGCATGTGTTTTATCAGCAGTTGAATATGTTTGTGTATAAGCACTAGGCTGAACTATTGGAGTCGCGTTAAAGAACCCTAATTTCTGTGAAGTAGCTGTTCCTATTTTGGTTCCTGTAGTTGTATCCAGAACAATATTTTTTCCATCAGATATTTTAGTATCTTGCTGCAACAGAATTTCATTCGCTGCATTTATCTGGACATCATCTGCTCTGAGATACAGGTAATCGACTTTACTGCTAGTCACAGAACCTACTGTGATCGTTCTTGTGCTGTTGGCATCTGTTCCTATATTAATATCAGCATTAAAAGTAGATCCTGTTTTTGTCCCTATATTGATTGCTGTCTTACCATCAATCTTTGTGGTATCTCCAACTTCAACGCCCCACCATCCCCAAACACCATCCATTGTAGTTCCCAACCTTATCGTTCCTTCTTCATCACCATCTGTATCGTCAACACAGTTTGCTTGCATTAAACCGTAAGATATGTACGTTGATGGACCTGCATCACTTGAACCATTTAATTGGAACCTACCAACCTCACCAACACCGTGAACATAATCAAGGAGCGAACCCCACGTAACATTACCAACTTCCGTATTCGTAACAGCCATCTGTACACTGTCAGCAACACCTATTCCACGCTCAATTACAAAATAACCCTTCCCACCATCAACAGACATCGCAATCGCGTTAGAAAAGCCACCATTACTAACACCCGATGCAGTATCACCAGCAAAAGTAATCTGTGGTGCCGAAAAATCGAAAGGTGTCGCTGTTCCATTGAAAACTGTTTGATCTGCATCTATCTTTACAAGACCGTCACCAGCACCAGTATTTGATGAACTTAATGTTAATGTTAAATCGCCAGCATCGCTTCCATTGACATTCAAAGAAGAACTGACATCTGACTCAAGGCTAATAGCGACAGTAGCATCAATCGATAACCCATCACCTGCATTTTGTGGCGATAAAATAGAAGCAGCACGATCCCAAAGTGACTCTGCTACCACTTCACCTTTTACTTCATTCAAGGCACCTATAATTGAGGTAGCTGTGAACGCACCATCTAACGTTGTGTCACCAGATTCGTTCAGCGTAATCGTTGCGCCCCTGGCACCCAAAGTGAGATCCGAACTCGCACCAGCATTTAGATTTGCAACCCCTGTTGCGTCTATCGAAATTGTCTTTGCATCAAAATTCGTAGCACCATCAGCACTAAATAAAATATCTACATCGCCAGCACCGGCATTAGCTCCAGTAAAACGCATTTCTTGATTTGATGCGTCATTAGCCTGCATGTTGGCGAAATCAGTATCACCTGAGAAATTCAAGTTAATCGTATCAGAATTCACTTGGAACACTGTCAGATCCGAAGTCTGACCAAAAACAGCCCCTAACCCATCCATCCACAAGGCACCTGATGGTGCCTGCAATTTTATGATCCCAGCACCTGCTCCGGTATTGTCGGCATGGATCAATAGTGTTTTCGTACCAGCATCCGTTGCTACCATTGAGAAATTGGAATCATCCGTTGCATCGATAGAAATAACCGAAGCATCTACAGTAATCGTGGGTGTTCCACCTCCAGTCGTTGTCGCTGCTATTGCGACGGTCGGATCACTATCATTACTGGCATTTTCAACCAGGGCTTTGATTTCCGTCAAAGCTGTACTTAAATCATTAACACTATCCGTTGCAGCAGATACTCTCGTAATTGCAATCGCCTGAGTATCAGCCCCACTAACTTCAACACTGGATGACAGATACGCCCTTGCTTCAGGATTCCCTGTTCCAACATATCTGCTCAAAGACTGAACATGCGCTAGATGGTTTGAATCGGCATTACCGAAAGCACCAACTAAACAAGTGACATCCTGTGAAGCCGTGTCGGTAGTCGCAAAGAAAGCGAAATTCTGTCCCTTCTGCGCTCCAGCACCATTCCAATTTCCTACACCAGCGGGATTATCAAACAGAATCCCGTAACCTGTGCTCGGAGCCTCACCAGCCGACAAATCAGGATTACTGTGAATCGTTAAAGCTGCTTTTCGCTCATTTGGATACGTGGCCGAATCGCCCTGGGTCAAAGTGAGGCACGTAGCATCTAATGAGTAACCGTCGCCATCATCCCAATCGTTTTCTGTTCCACCTGAAAGAGTAGCCGTTATCTGTGTCGCTGTGTTCGCTGTAATAAGACCGTAGCTTCCATCCGTATCGTTGAAAACATATCGACCTACGAGTGCATTTACTGTCCACGATGCTCCACTGTCGATTAGAACAGCCGAACCGTCCCCACCGTCATGTGTACCATTTGCGACATCTGGTGCATTGATACCCCACGTACTGTTACTGGCAACCGCAGCACCTTCCAAAGTCAAGGTTCCAACCTTGCTCACATGACCTATTGTGATGTCTCTCTGGCCTGAAAGAACATTAGTCCCAATATTTATATTTGCTGGATAATCTGCATGAGTGCTGGTGCCAATATCAATACGTGTTTTTGCATCTATGCTTACAATGCCATTGCCAGAACCTATATTACTTGTGGCTATAGTTAATGTTCTTTGATCAGCATTATTTCCATCAATGGTAAAGCTAGAATCAGCACGACCAGTAATTGTTACGCCTGTTGCAAACAATGCTGTTTCCAATACTGTTCCATTTTGGGCAGTAACAATCTGTACTGAACCATCTTCATCCCCTGAAGTGTTATCTACACAATAAGCATTTATCGCACCGTAGCCTTCAAAATTACTCGCACTATCCCTACCAGTAAATGACAGTGATGATATAAGCGCATTTCCATGTGCATGGTCTGCAAAACTTCCCCAAACTGGAAAGCTGGATGTTGTGGTAGCAAATGCAGTATCTAAACCAGCACCTACGTCATCCATTACCAACTGAATGGTGGGCGTTCCCATAGAAACTGATGCTGCATACAATCCCAAGTTTGCCGCTTTGGTGATATGCCCTATTGCGATTGCTCTTGAGCCTGAAGCACCTGTACCAATATTAATATCACCGTCATAATCCCCTGAAGTATCCGTACCAATATTAATCGCGGTCTTTGCCTGAATCCCGACTGTCGCAGTTGCCGCCCCATCCGTACCAGCATTACTTGCCAGAATATTTATGTTCGACGCCTCAGTTACACCTGCATCTCTCTGCTCTGAAAGGATCTGTACTTCAGCGACGCCAGCAAACTCACCGTCCCCATATGCCCTGACCTGCGCGGTAGCCAAACTCTTTCCCGCTGGACTTGGATCGGTCGATGCGTCATTCACTGCCTGCAACAAAACAACTGCATTGCCTGTGCCAAGATCAGCTACATTTGCGGTGTGTCTCGCAACTGCATTTCCCTCAGAACCATCTAGTGCTATAGCACCTAAATCGACATTGGCATGACCGACACCTTCGGCCTGTATGCCCATCCCGATAGTGCGTTCGGTTGCTGTAGCATACCCACCGAAATAAAAAGTCTGATCTCCTGTCGCTATTCCCGCAAAACCAACCGAATCATCTATCTCAATTGCATACCCTGTAGTCGTACTCCAAACCCCTGTCGGTGCAATATTGTTCGCAGAAATCTTTAACGCATTGGGCCTTGGCGAAGATGTCACATCGTTCTGGATTATGTGAAGCGGGATATTGTCGCTGGCGTCTGCCGCTGTGATTGCCCATTCACTACCAGACGAAACACCATGATCGGCATCTATCGTCATGGTCGCTTGGCCCGTACCTGCCGTGGTCGAAAGAATCTGTACTAAGGCATCGTTCGGACTCACGTAATCAATCGAATAATTATCCCCGTTATCCCAGTCATTATCAGTCCCGCCACTAAGAGTAGCTGTCACAGTTGTAGCCGTGTTGGCCGTGATCGTTCCAGAACTGCCATCAGTCAGATTACGAACAGGATACCCTACAAACCTGTTTATATCCCAGGAAGCACCTGTATCTGTCAAAATCGCCTGACCGTCACCACCATCATGAGAACCTGTTTGCGTATAATCAATATGCTCGGCCACAACATTGACATCAATTTCACCAGCATTTCCAGCATGACCTTCAGCACGAATATTTACCCTGGCCTTTGCATCATCTTCAGTTGTAGCCTTAACCCATGTGTAACCTATATCAGCAGTAGAACCCACTTCTACTAAACTAGAAAGGGTAGCATGTGGAACTCCAAAAATTAGTCCACTTCCCGCACCATTCTTAGAAACGGCATTAATACTAGCAAGTGCTTGGCTAGTATTATCCGTACTGCTTGTCAGTGAAACACTTTGATTCAAAGCGTCAACAAGAAGCCCATCACCCGCTGTCTGGGGTGAAATGACATTTGAATTTACCTGCCAAATGTCTTCGGCAACTACCGCATCATAAAGTTGGTCAAGGGCATTAAATAAGGATACTTCCCCAAAATCAGCCTCAAAAGCATCCCACTCGGCTGTATCGTTCGCCAACTTAATAGGAACCGAATACGTAGAAGACGGTCTGTAGCTATCTGTCAACTGGATGTTTGTACCAGATAGAAACAATCGATCCCCACTGGCAATAACAGTTACACCACCACCAGATGATGCAATATCAACACTTGAAATACCGGACAAATCCAAATTAGCAGACGCCGTTATATCAATATCAACTGCATCTACAGCCCAGTCGCCAGCCGTCACCGTCAAACTGGAATCATTTTCAAAGGTGATCGTTCCTTCAGCCGAGTTAAGTAAAAATTGCTCCGAGGCAAACATCGCTACCTGTTGACCAGCCGATGCAATAGCTAATTCGTTTGTGCCTGAACGATAAATGCCGGTATCAGGATCACCTACAAAGGCAAGACCTGGCAATGAAACTGTTCCAGCACTGAACTGAACTGTGTCACCTGTATTCTTAGGATCAATTACCGTTCCAGTCCTATCCCATATGTCCTCGGTGGAAATCAAAGTGTACAGGGTGTTCATGCCACCCAGTATAGAAACTTCTCCACTCATATTGGATTCAAAGGTATCCCACTCAGCAGAGCTGGCCGAGACTCTGAAATCACCTGTATAAGTAGAACCTCCCTTGTACTGATCTTCAAAGGTCACCACGCCTGCGGAATTCACCTTCACATCCCCGCTGGTCGTGGTGGTTATCTCCAAATCCGCACTGTCGGAGTTCACCGACCTGGAACCAGATCCTTCCAAACTGACCGATGGTCCTGTTCCTGCATTATCGATTATCAGAACAGCAGGGTTGTTGGTCACGTCCTGCTGGATGAGCTTCAAAGCTTCTGTGTTGGTCGTATCTGGAATCGTTATCTCGGCATAGTCTCCAGCCGTAGCAGGGAAAACCTTGGTACCAGACCTGTCCCAGTTGCTCTCCCCAACAGTAAGGACAGCCCCTGTGTCATCAGTGTACTTGAGAGGAAACCCAGGACCCCCAGAATTGTCCACCCATAAAGTAGGTGACCCTGGCGCACCAGGATTCGCCGCTTTACCTGCTGGGTCGAAAGACACGCCACCAAGACCGACAATAGGATCTCCGTCGATGCCGAGCTTGGCCTGGATGTTTTCTATGGCCTCGAAACCAGTGTTCTGGTGGTTTACTATGACCTCATCAGTATTGTCAATGAGCCGCGGCAGGAAGCTGTCCAGCGCGGTCGGGTAGTTACTGGCAGGGTATACTGTGGTCATTACTCAAGCCTCTCGTAATTGTACCTGCCCCTCAGATGGGACCAAATGAACTTTCCCTTGGACGGGGCCTCAAAGAACTGGTCATAGACCTCTGGCTCAACGTCATAGTAGACATACAACGAACTAGGGGAAACCCCCTTGGCCAGGAACCGAACGTACAGGTTCCTGTTCTCCTCGTCGTAGCCGAACTCCTCAACGTTGGAACTCTCCACAGGGAAGAAAACCACATCCTCAAAAGCCATGGCATGCCTCCTGTACGCGGCCCTGGGAATGGCGCCAAGGCCCTCTGAAATCTGCTGAAATTTCTCAGGCTCGAACTCCTGGATGTCCATGAGCTTGTCCAGGGCCTCCAAGGTAGCCAAAGACTGCTCGTACTTGCCGTACTGCCCACCTGAATACCCCTCAAGGATACCCTTCAGGTTGTCAATGGACTGCCCAGCAATGTTCCAGTCACCGCTGGCAATGCTGTCCTTGACCTCCTCGATGCCGTAGGCGATCTCCTGGATCTCGGGTGACCTGCTATCCGCTGAGTACTTGAACGAGTCCAGGTCATCCAGCGCGAACTCCACCTCACCCGTGGCCCGAGTCAACCTGGCCAGGAGGTCCTGAAGCTGGTTCACGCGGGTCTGCTCCCTGTCCACACCACCCAAAGACTGCTCGTAGTACTTGAATGCCTTCTCAAGAGGCATCGGCCTCAGAGGTATCTGCTCGGTGTACACCCCAGGAAGATTGGACTGGTAGAACGATACCTGGCCATCAGGACTCAATGAGATACCGAGGAACTCAAGCTCGTCCTGGAGAGCCTCCACCTCTTCGAGAACCTCATATTCCTCGGGAGAACCCATCCACTCGATATCCTCCTCGGTAAGCTCCTCATAAGCTTCCTCTTCGGGGATGCCTGGGTAGATGGGAAGCTCCGCGTCCTCCATAGTGTACTGCTCAGGCACCCACAAGCCACCAGGTTCCCGCTGGCGCATGGTCTGGGCTGCTCGGGCCAGCCTTTCCACGATGTCCACTCCAAGGGCCTCCTCGGGCTCCTGAAGCGCCTCATCGTACACCAGGTCTTCCATGACAGCTATATCGGCCCTGCGGCCAGACCCAGTTCGTACATTGATGTTGCGCTCAACCAAGGCAACCGTAAACGGGTAGACATCAGCCGTGTCGAGCTGACTGGAAAGCAGATTGTAGGATTCCTGCTTCAGATCCCCAGATTTACCAGCCATCAGCTCGGCCCGTTCTATCGCATCCTGAAGTACTATAGGCAAAATGGTACCTCCTCAATGGTACATTCTAAAGTAGATCTTGTAGGAATTTTAAAACGGAAGGAGGAAAAACAGAGAATTAGTAATTCTTTTTCATACCGTTGCGAACAGCCTCTTCAACCTTCTTCGGGGTTTCCTCCAGCTTCTGCTCCATCAACCTGAATGAAGTCGTGAGCCCATTCACATTCTTATCTATTTTCGCCGCAGAAACCTCTACCTTCTGAACCCGATCAGTGGTCTGTTCCCACTTGGACTCGTTCCTGCCGTAGTTGTACATGGCGATCAGACCTGCGATGACAATAGCTGAGATACCGCCGACGATGGACCAGAAGCTTCTACTGGACATGGATTCGATTTTTGCCCTGATAGACTTGAACTCCTCGCGTCCCTCAGCAAAGCTCTTGTCTATGAGCGTGAAATCGTGTGGCCGACTACACCTATGTTCTGTGGCTTGTTTCATGGCACTCTTTGAGATATCCATTGATTCGTCCACACGCTCCTCCAATCTGGCAAACCTTCCCTCCCATTCCTGATCTTCCTTCTCCTTGAGCTTTTTTCTCAGCCGTTCCACCTCTCCAGGAGGTGACGAAATACTCTTCGTTTTTGTAGGAGACATCCATAACTCCCCTTAACTTCCCCCGAACGTCGTTGGATTTTCCACCGTATGAAAATCCTCACTGAACAACATGAAATCTCGCAACTCCCCAGGCATCACCATGGAGGGTCTGAGATCATCAATACCTGGAACAAAAACAGCCTCGAAAATCTGCATGATGTCCTCGGGACATGTATGCTTCTCAGGATCATGTACCGGCCTTAACCATTTAATCTTGAACACTTTGTACAGAAACATCCTAAATATATTTATAACCAACCCGCAACGGTCGTACCCCACTCCCACTGACTTCCTCGATTCTTGCAATCCTGGCACCAGAGAATCTTTGTACTCGTAAAACTCTGCGTGTTTGACTCGGCTCAACGAAGACCTCTCTGAAGAAATAATCTGAACACCATTGAACAAAGCTTCCCTGGCCCACCACCCACCAAGAGTGGAATCCTCAAAGAGAACGAAAATATGGTTGTACTTAGAACACAGGAACCAACGCACAACTGGAGCCCACCAGTCGTTGGTTGCAATCGGCACTATGAGAACACGCTCACTCATCAATTTCCAGGATCTGCATATATCGCCGCAAAATACCGCGAACACGCAATCTCTAATGTGCTGTCACCCTCACCGTCGCTGTAGTATTTGTACGGAACATTATCTGCGATTTTCACCCTGAGCTTCTTGAACTTCGGAATACCCAACTTGTCTACATACAAATGATTCGGTGGCGGATCTCCTGTCAATCCAGCCGAAGACCATAAAAAAATGTGCTGAGAGAATTCGTACTTTAATTCGACAATCGGTTTTCTGAACGGCCCTCCACCCGGATCGTTCAAATTCAAAAACGACTCCTGATCTCCACGCCGATAAAGTGCCTCTACACTGTCGTACTCAGTGATTAGATACGGGTCCACACCGTCATCGAAAATCCCTTCAAGAGTCATCTTGCTATCTGCTGGTATGTCCATGCCATGTGTGAACTTGATAAGAACACCAAGAAGCACAATCACCTGACCGGCATCAGGTTCAACAATCCATTCGCTGTTGTCCACTGCGGGCCAAGCAGTTGGATCTTTCCAGCTATGAGATGTCAGCGTATCAAACGCAATACCGTCGCTTGAAATCCCTCTTGCCACAGGACTATTTTGCAAACTCATTCCACTGCCTCCCAATCAAATTCAACGGACGTAAAACCCCAATTTCCAGCCTTGCCGACTGCGCCGACTACAAACTTAAAACCATGTCTACTTATCGACTCAATTGTAAGGCTGGCCGTACCGTCGAAAATCGCATTAGTGATATTTATCGAGCCTGGAACCTTGTCTAGCTTGCTCGGAAACTGAACATATCCACGATGCAAAGTCCACTTATTTCCACCTCTATCCGAAAGCCTGAATGTATGGAACCCACTTGGCATATCATCTGAAACCGGCTTCCCCTGAATCGCAAACTGCTTATCCGTTACGTCTTCTATGTTCTCACCAGAACAGGTAGGGCAAGCCGAAGGAAACCCGACAAAAAACTCCTCAACATAATCACCGCAATCAGCACACCATACACGATACATCGAAGAAGGATCTCCGCTATGGGATGCTAAAACTCCATCAAGGATTGTCTCCTCTTCAGCGGGTAAAGTATCCGCAAACCACACTTCTGCGTTGTCCTCTTCTGTTGCCCTGATAGTGATCCCAATCAACCCTGTCTCTATCGCAGACGCCAGCAGTTCCCGCCTAAGCGTATCGTGATCTATGGGGCTTTTGGTCTTCTTGTATAGAACAGGCATTAACTCACCCTTATCCTCTTCATTCGTGCTTGTTCAATCCCTATGGTGTCGCCACCGGCCTCTGACCTCCACTGAAGTTCAATCTGTTTCTGCGAAGCTCCTGCCGTAATCTCCACGAACCCGGCGTACGTCACTCTCTGATCCGAAGATGCTGGTTTCAGTACAGCACTATCTAAAGTCGTCGCGTCAGTTACATTATAAACCCTGGCACCACCGGGTTTATTGGCGGCATCTATTCTACAAGTGAAATCCAACTGGTACTTGTTTCCGGTTCCAGCCGGGATATAGATCGTAACTCGTGGCGGCCATGTATCTAAGTCCGTAGTAGTTCTAGCTTCTACAACCTGATAATCGTAATCCTCACCGTAAACCGGAGCCGTTACCTCTTGTGGAACACCGTTTGAATCCCCTTTCCAGTATTTACCCTCTGCCAAATTCGGCAGAGCGTTCACACGCCCCGCACCGAAAACCAATACCACCCCATCCACACCATCACTCTTGGCAACCTGGGCTACCTTCTGAATATAATGCGGCCCCTGTGGTGCCGTGTTCCGTAATGCTCCAGCCGTAGCCTCGCTAACATACAGAGGATCTCCAACAGCCCACGACGACGTATTGATACCGCCAACGTGACCACCCATTACCACTGGCTTCAGATCGCCAGTACCAATCTCCTCCTCAGCAATACCAATCGCTGGCATGGTAGTAAGGCTATCTGCTTTAGCCGCCTCGACTTCCAGAAACCCACCGATAGCGTTCCAGCTTTTTGCATAAACCGGAGAACCAGCCGGTATCGTTCCTGCCGTTGCCTTCTTAACCAGAATGATCAGCTCGTTCACTGCCGCTGTCGTCAGGTCAAACTCAGCACCGTTTGTCTGCAAATACGGATGACCATCTGTTGACAGCACGTAGAAGTGAAACGTCCCCGCTGCTGGTCTTGTCGGGTGTGCGCTCTTAACGCTTTTATTTATAAGGGGCATTTAGCCTCCTAAACCAAAATGTAATGCCCATCATCCTCTTGATACAACTCCCCGCCATCCTCTATAACAATCTCGTCTACTGTGTGCGTATAGTTGTTTGCGATAGTTCTCGTCTGACTGTTTGCTATATGTCTCCAACCTACGCCACCTCCAGCACCGCCACCCATCTCAGATAGCTTTACGGGACCGCTAACGGGGTCATAGAGCGCGATCTCGTCACCCTCATGTCTGACGCCGTGAGTAGCCTCTGGACCAATCTGAAAATCAGTGCGAGTCGTCCCGAGAAGTTTATCCTTCACACCCATCCGTCACCTATGAACTGGTAATGTCGTACTCAACAAGCATGAAACCCTCACCAGCCGTGCTACCGGCAGGGGTGACAGTCAATCTGACAACACCCTCGTTAGCTGCACCAACTTCCTTGACTTCGTTGTCTTCATACTGGTTCGTCAGCTTGAGGTTCGAGTCTCCGGTCTGCCAAATCGTAAGCGGAGTACCTCCATTGACAACGGCACCAACTGTTGGATTCGACCCATTAAAAGCAGTCGTTACAACCACGGCAACCCTCGTTACCTTTGCACCATCTGGAACAACTGAAGTGGAATCAACGGTTGTGTCCGTGTAGTCAAAAGGAATCTCAATGATGTGCTCCACACCAAGGTCAGGAGCCACACCTTTCAGAATCCAACTTCCACCCTCAAGCACATAGAGACAATTAGCGTTGAACGAGATCGTCCCGCTAATCGCACTTCTCGTCGTAAGGCCAGTCACGACCTCATCAGGCATCAGCAACAAAGAAGTACCATCATCGTAAACCACTTGACCAGCCGTGTACGATCCACCTGTCGTATGGCAAAACCCAAACTCATTCGTGTTGGTCCCAGGAGCAGGAGCACTAGCGCCATCAAACGAGAAATAGATGTCCGCAATACGACCTTGAAGATCGACCAATGCAGGGACATCATTTATCGTATTGGTGGATCTGATAGCTGCCACTCGCAGTGCATCAAAATCAGCATCGTCTTTGTCCCTGATCTCAAACGCACCAGCAGCATCATCCTTAATCTGCGAACCCTCGCCCTTCAGGAACTGGAACAGATTACCCGTTATACCTCTTAGCTTCTCATAGACTCCCATGTGATCCTCCTAATCGACATAGACGATTGCTCGGCCAGACCCCGTTGTAGGTGCTCCAGCCGGGAAAAAAAGTTTTATTTCTGTGTCCCCCGCATATTCGTAATGATTGAAAGCCTGGTACACATCAATCTTTCTGGGATTGTTGTCCCTCTCGTCCTGGAACCTTCCCTGTGCCACATTATCCCCTACCGTGATGTCGGTACTCCCATCAAAAGGAGATAAGACCTCCACAACGGTCAGCCGCACAAGATGCCCGGAAATAACCGTACCCAGGCTCAGGCTACCACCCACAACATCAGTATGGTCAAAGTCCACCCGAAGAGGTTGCTGCCCGATGTCACTGAACTTAACCTGCTTCTTCGAGAACCCGTCACCGCTGTCCTCAATCAGGAAGACATCATCGGCAGCCAAGTTCGATTTCGATGGAAAGGTGGTAAAATCGTTCGGAGACCGCTTGAGATACCCGGTTACTGAACCTGCGGTATCAATATATTTAAGTTCAGCCAACGCAGTGTCCGTCAGCTCCACATCATCCAGAAACACCTTGATAAGGTTCTGCCGCAGGAATTTTAAGGCTTCATCTATCCAGCCGGTATTCAGCTGAACATCTTTTAGATCCTTTGTCTCGTACTGCAAAGGCCCCATAGAGAACCGCGGGATACCTTTGCTGTCCTCAACCACAACACCCTTATGCTGCTGAAGGTTCTGTACCCGTATCCATCTAAAGTCCGTGGGCAGACTCATGATCGTAAAAATCCCTTCGATAGAGGCTAGTACCTCATCAAACGAATTATAAAATGAAATTTGTTGGTGGTTCTAAAGCGAAATCGAAATTATTCAGAAAGGTTCTGTCGTACTTTGATACTTACACTCTTTGAAGTAGGGACCACAAAGTTTCTCATCGCAGCCCTCCTCCCAGCTCTCAAAGCATTCGGGCTTATCCTCCTCATCCATATCCAGATACTCTATATCGATTTTCTTTACTTCTTTCGGTCTTTTAGCCATTTACCGACGCCCCCTTCCAGGTAGAACCACACCACGAAAAGCCCCCTGGCTGACAACCTGGCGCTTCCTGCTCTCCCTGCGCTTCAAACTATCGGCCTGACGATCTATCACCGAGTCCTGAACCATGTGATGCGCCCCGACCACACACCAGGCCAGATCGTCCGAGTCCACGCCCCTTACCCGGCCTTTATTGGGGTTGAACACCTTCTTCAGATCCGGTGACCTGTTGAGCTTGAGAAGCTCTACAAGAGCCACCCCAGGCCCCGACATATCCGGTTGCTGAGATCCCAGGAGCAGGTTTCCTTTGGAGTCCAGGGCCAGCTTGTCACTCTCTGCCGGTGGAAGCATCCTTACCCTGCCATTGTAGGCAGACCGGACAAACATCACAAAATGTTCGGCCTTCAACGAAACTTTGTGGCTCATGATGTTGAGGTCACGAATCTGCTGCAAGGTACTGTCGCTGCTCCAGTGGTCCGCGCATACCAGGGCTACGTTCAATCTCTGTTTGAGTACCGATACAATGTCCACCAAGGACTGAAACCAGATGTCCCGATCATGCGTCGGGACAAGTCTCATAACGAAGTCCAGAACGGTCACCAGCATCTCACCAGGATGCGCGTTGGACGCGATGCTCCCAGGTTTCTGATAGGGGCCTCTCACAGGAGCCAGCCCCATGGCCTGTGGGCCGCTTGGATGGATACCGAACCTTTCCTCTACAGTGGTGTGTCTGCGGACACCAGAGGGCTCAATACGGCCTCGTGCAATGGGTTCTGCGTCCTCTTCCTCCTCGTACAGCACATTGGTGGGCACCCACTCGGGATGGGCGCAGGCAATACCGAAGGCGTCAAAGTTCAGCCCAGCGTCCATGAAGATATACCTGGGTATCCGAGGAACCAGGGCGCAATCGGCCACACTGGAAGAAATGTACATCTTCCCCGTGGGATCGCTTCGGTAATCCTCCTGGAACTCAGCAATCGGCTTGGCCTCGAAGTCTACGCACCCCCAGAACCGGATAGGGTCGTCGATCAGGGGCATGGCTGCATTCGGCGGGTTGGCGCCGAAATCCCGTTCCGCCCCGAGAGGGTCCTTGGCATACTCGTCGTCAAAAGCCTCCCGAGGCATGCCTGGATTGTACTCCCAGGTAGGACACCAATGTCCATATGTCCGTTGGAGTTCGCCCTCCTCGAACCTCCTGTAATGAAGCACCGCTGGATCGTCCTGGCTGATAGGGGAGGTAACGTTAGCCATCCAGGTGAAAGGTAACGTGATAAGACCGTGCTGCATGGTATATGACCGAACCGTCTTCAGACTCTGGTTCAGCACACGCCACAGCTCCTGAGCAGACCTGGAACTCTCTGTGGACACCAGACGCGCCCACTCATCAATGCTGGCAAAGATTCGAGTCTTACCGGCAACACCTGCCGAGTCCGATGCAATCCGGTTGAACCGAACCTGAAGATACCCATCCAGTATCTTGTCATCGAGCTGCTTGTACTTCCACATCTCCCGACTGGCCGGTTGCTTTCTCTCCTGCTCCTTCACCCAGGAAACATACCTCTGAATCCAAGGAGAGTTCCTCCGCATCTCACGGTACTTCGCATAGATGGTGTCCTGGGCCTGGGTGGCGGTGGACGCGGCAAAGGTCGCTTCCAGCCACTCGGACTTCTCCACCCCGAGCAGCCGCTGGAGGTCGCCCCTGGCCTTGACTCCCTGAGAGATGGCAAAGTGTTCAACGTACCCACCGATGTGGGCACCCGTGTAGGACTTACCCGCCCTCATGCCGATGATGAGGATCAGATCGTTGTAGGGAATTAGCAGACCATCGTTGATGAACTCGTTCATCGTGGTCCTGCACGAGGGACACACAAAATCCTGGTAGTCCATATCCCAGGTCAGAAGAGTCTCCGACTCAAGGTACTCTCGGGACTTCCCCCAGCAGGAGATGTCCTCGGGCTTCTGCGAATTGCAGATCCTGCATCTCAGGTTGAACATGTCCCGGAGATGCTGGTACTGGCCCCAATGTTTAAACGTACTCGGGACGTTCCAGAAATTCTTTCCAGTTACCCACTCAATGATGTTCGGTGCAGGTGTGGCAAGATAGGTGAGTTCCTCGTCTACCACAGCAGAACGGCCCAGCTGCCACTCGTTCACATAAGACTCGTGGTACTCCAGCTCAGGCCTGGGGCTGTCGCTTTGCGGTGCCAGCGCGTATCTCCTGGTTTAGCAACAAGACATTCTCTATATTGACCAACCGTCCTTCAAGCACGATAAGCCGACCTTCGAGAACGTCAAGATCCTGTTGAATATGACCGAACCTGACCAGCACCAATGGGAGAGTCACACAGGAAACCATTGTCTTGAGTAGCTTTCTAATCATTCCACTCTCTCCAGAACAAAGGTATCGGCAACCCACCGGTTCCGGTACCGGGTAATCTTCACCTCGGGCAGGTCAGCCGGGAGCTTGTAAGGCAGCCCATCAACATAATACGTGGAACCAAGCAGACTCCCGTTCTGGCTTTTTGGGACCGTCAACGTGGCCACCTTGATGTCCTCTCCCTTCACGTAGGGCTCGGCCAGCACAACACGGCCCAAAGGGATTCCCTGAGCATTTCTGACCAGCCCGTCCTTCTCAAAATAATCCATTGGCAAATCCCTTATTTAAAACTGAACTTACGGGTCAAGTCCTCGTGGACACCCCTGAGAGCCATCTTGATGTCATCGGACACCGACCGCTTGAACAAGTCCTGGTCCTCCTGCGTCAGCTTGTGCGAGACGGACTCCAGCCCCTTGTCAACCGCGGCAAGCCACGCCCTGCCCTGTGCATCCAGAGCATACTGCACCGCAGTCCGGGCCAGCCCACCGGTAACAATGAACTTTGTCATGCTGGAAGTCATCGAGGAAATAGTAGCCATGGTAGACTGTATCTTCGTCAGGTCCACCGGAGAAATCGGCGTCGTCTTCTTGCGCTGGGCTTTCTTGAATTCATCCAACAGTTCCCTCAGGAACGCGATGTCCTCCAGCATAGCGGCATAGGAACTCATAACCGGACCACCATCCTGAAGGGTACCATCAGCAGCGGCCTGGACCACCGGAGGCAGCTTGTTCAAATCTCTCTCGTTTCTCTGCTTCATGAGCTTCCTCACATGTTGAAGCATCATATCACGTTCGGATATGTGATTACTAAAGTGCTTTGAGAAATTTGCTTCGTTGAACTTGGTAATCGGCGGCTCGTCCTCCTTGTGGGCATTCAGCACATCGATGCGCCCGTTCAGCCAGGACATCACCGAGGCGTTGCTCAAACCCTCATGAAGTACCTTCTCATGGACCTCCACCCACAGCGGCAGGTCCACCTCAGAGAATTTGCAGAGCTTGCACCGGGCCTCGGGCTGGTACCCGTTCAGACGTAATCCGGGACTCGGCTTAGGCATCGGCGTCCTCCGCGGCTTTGACATCCACCATGGCTCTGTCCAGGAACTCACGCAAAGCCGACACTATCTTCTTGGGATTCTCGGTAAGCTCTCCTCGGACCCGGATGCCCCCGAGGTCCATGCGGATAAGAGGCTCGGCCTCACCGGTAACCTGGAAAGTAATCGTCCCAGGGCCATAGGGCGAGTCCTCGGGCAGGTCACCCGCATCCTCGATAGGCGACTCCTCGGCTATCTCCCGCCGCCTCATGAAATCCCGGTACAGAGTTTCGTCATTGGCGATCTCCTCGCCGTGCAGAAGGATTGGCCCATCCTTCTCCAACTTCAGAATCTCTTCACCACCCACCGAAAAACAAACATTCGCATCAGACATGGTTCACCTCCACATAGGTAACATACCAAAAAGGTTCAGCCCCGTTCACATAAAAATGCAAATTGTATGATTATACTTACCCTTGCATAAAATTTCCCAATTTTTCTCACCGTATACATTTTTCTAAATAGTACTAATTATACGAAAAACGTACCAATTAATAGGCCAATAGAGAGTGTAACATATAATATTAAGTTTTAGCCATAAGTTTAATAGCATAAATGATTGGAGGAGAATAAGGGATGGATATGGGGGTTTCCAAAGGGGGAAAAGGAAGGGAACTAAAGAACCTCAGCTGTGTTCGAGGTACTTTGGAGGCTCTAAATATATGGAGGTTGCGCTCGAAGGTTAAACCTCTGGTTAACATACCAAAAAAGTCTGAGTGAGGTTCAAAAAAAGATCGAAACTCTCTTCTTGCAGTTTTTTAACTGCAAGATTTAGGACCTGTCTTTTAGGATTTCCCCGAGCTTTTTGAGATGAGCCACAATGTCTTCGCAGTGGCCGAGAGCTTTGTTCTTACACTCGCCGTCCACGATGGTTTGCATGACCTCGAAAACACTGTCCCTGATAGCCCGGAGCTCCTTCTGGGCCTCGTCCTTCTCTTCCTGCTTGGTAGAGGTCATACCGGCAGGGAGCCTCTCCTGGTGGCTTTGATGAACTCTCCGCGACTGTAGTTCACGCAGTTATCTGTGGTGAAGATGTAGTCCTCAACAGCCAGCGAGTCATCATACTGAACAAGACATTTCCTACAGGTAGGTTTGCCTTTGAACCGAATGACCATGGTCTTAGTGTAGCATTCCAGACAGAACCCCGAATGAAAGGTGTTGCGGTTGGTTTTCAATAGAACCCCGTATCGGCTTCCCATTCGTAAGCTATTTCTTTAGCTTCTGACAGAGTTCTGACAGGATCACTTACATTATATCTATCAATTTGAACTACCCACCATCCACGCCATACACCCTCATCAAGACGAAATATCTCACCTGTTGTGCCATAATTATTTGTGAAAGAATAATACCCAGGAGCCACACGTTGTATTTGATCCTGAGCTTGTATGACTTTTGCAATCTTTAGTATGGACTTATTTGGAAGACCTTGGAGTCTCATTGTTTTTCTCTCTAAAAAAATACTAACGGCCTATCATCTTCTTCTACTGTTAAAAGAGAAAGAGGGTAAGAAAGGTTCTCCAAAAGGACTCTAGCATCCTGCAACACGCTAAATTCTTCTGGTGAAAAAAGCCATTCGTAATCACGAGCAAAACGATCAATGTCCTTATTTAGAGGAACGAGTCTACTTAATAGGTTCTTATGCTGGGCATAATCTTCAGGGCTTACCCTATTATACGATCTTTGAAGATTTTGGACATATTCTGGAAATGCAGGATTGATTTCCGCAAAAGACTCATCAGTATCTTCAGTATCTTCAAAGTCATCTTCCTGACCCGTAACCGATTTGGCAATCCTCTCCACACTCCTGTCCGACAGTCCTTTAAGTTTCATCGTCTTCCTCCATCAGCATCCAATCCGCAAAGGCGGCAAAGGCTTCGTCATCGTCCTGGCGTTCCTCGGGGGTCAGGTGCTTGCGCTTCTCCTCGAAGATGTTTGTCAGGTATCCTGGGTTGTCGTAAGGGTGTTCTTGTGGGCTCATTGTATCTCCCTGAGTTCAATGCCCAGTTTATTCTTCATTCCTTCGAGCGCGAGTCGGGCATCGACACCTAGCAATTCCAGCAGACGGGGGAACCTTGAGTGTACGTCTGTCCAGCCAACACGCTGTTCGTCGCCTACCCAATAAATGTCAGTGCAGGTACCATCTTCAACCGCTACTGTCCGACGCTCCCACTCCTCACCTAACCAAAGAGCTGCCTCAACCAAAGTATCTAAGGCTTCCTGATTCTGAATGACAATCGGCTTTGGGGGATCTCCCGGCCATACCTGGTACTCAAGAGTAATCGGAGCTTCCAGACCTTCCACATTGGATGCCTGTCGGGCCACAGATCTAGCAATCCTTCTGACTGCGTTATCCTGTAACCCATGAAGTCTCATGCTATCCTATAATATACCAGAACCAACCTTCATCGGAGATCCTCCAATTAAGGTGTCTCGTAAATGAGAGACATCAAACTCTCAGCGGCCTCTTCCGCTTTAGAGAGTTCTTTCTCTGTGAGAACATCCGCGAAAGTACTATCTTTAGCAATGAACTCCAGGCCACTGACAACTTCCTGTAACTTACCGGCCACCTCAAGGATGCGGTCACTGGAAGGCGAACCAGCCTCTCCCTTAATAGCTTTAGCAATACGCCCAACACTCTTAGATGAGAGTCCTCCAAGTTTCATTTCAACTCCTCCAGGTCATGGCCCGTAACCTCCCTGAGGAGATCCCAGACTCCTTCGTAGTCACCCGCGTCGAGCATGCGGTCCATCTCAGCCTCCTGCTCGGGAGAGGCTATCTTGAAGAACTCCAACATCTCTACGAAGCCAAGATTGCCGGGATATGCTTCGGACTCTTTTGACATAGTCCCGGCAATCCTCTTTATGGCTCCGTCAGAGATGCCTCGGAGCTTCATTCACTACGCAGTCCAGGTCGCGTCGTCTGCTACACACTCGGCTACCACACAGCCCTCTGTGAGAGCCGCAGCACCGCCAGGAACCGTCCTGGCGCTGAACCAGGCCGTCTCATCAGCAGCATCGGCCAGAGCACCCTCGTACAGGCCTGTGGCGTCCGTGGTGACGACTGCCGACAGCGCACCGCTACCAATGTTCAAGGTGCCTGTGGTCGCCGCGCCGAAGAAGGCCGTACCCGTTGCGGCCAGAGGACCTGCGAACTGGGTCAAGCTGGAATCGAGCGCGATCTTCACTGCACGGGTAACGGGGTTCCCGTCCAGGTCATTGACCTGAACAGAGATGGTTCCCGCCGTGGCGCCACCGACACCACCTGTGGCCGTAATAACAACCTGAACTAACTTGGGCATAATGGTTGCAATATCTGCGGAGTTTGCCGCCACATCAGCATGATCCGAACCGTCGCCAGCAACGTGAGTATCATTAGTAGCCACGTTAGCATGGTCACTTCCATCTCCTGTAGAGTGGGTAGTGTTCGTTGCAACGTCAGCGTGGTCCGAACCATCACCAGTTCGGTGAGCGGTATTGGCAGCAATCGCAGCACTTCCACCAGCAGCGGCATTCAACCAGTTGGCACCATCCGAGATGAGAGCTACCTGACCGAAATTAGTGGCAATACTCACAGGAGCATTCACACCATTGATCTCCTCAGTACCATCCGGAGTGACCGCAATCGCATTTGCAGCAGCACCACCAGTAGAATCCTGAACAGTAATCCTTTTACCAGCCTTATCCACCGCTGTGGGCAGATTCACGACCGAGGGGGCGCCGATGGTCACAGTATCCACTAAGATAACGCCGTCCGAATCCAGAACCGTGTACGGGGTCGCCGCTACAGACTTGAAGCCTTCCTGGTCGCCGAATGGGGTCCAGGTAGTTCCATTCCACACGATTTCCCCATTGGCAGGGAAGGACAGGCCGGTGTTGGTCTTCGAGGCGTCGTCATCGGTCACGTCTGCCGTGATCATGTACACGTCGCCCTTAGTGACTGCCAGAGCAGTCGGGAAGTCCGCCGCCGCGGCGATGCTCCCTGCCAGGTTGAAGTCCGCAGTCGGAACGTACAGCGAGTTGTCCATCTCGTTGTAGCCTGCGGCTACGCCGTCAATGGTAACGCTGATGTAGCTGTCATTCAGATACTCCAGGATGTCGGCCATGGTCTGGGAATTGGCCTGGACTGTCGCCAGGTCATCCTCTTTGTAGCCGCCCTTGATGATCCGATACGGGCCAACCGAAATCGGGTTTGCCAGTAAGTTTGTGATCCTAATTGTCTTTGCCATTTTCTTTCCCTCCGTGGACCCGCAGGTCCGTTGTCAAATATTGTCAAGGCTCATCGGAGCCTTTTGTTTACCAGAGATGCTGACCTTCCCAATCGAAGGCCTCCATCAGATTGTCGTAATCTACATAATCATCTGTCCCGAAAGTCCCTGTCTCGTCCTTCACAACAATGAAGTGGTAGGCCTCGTCGTCTTCAGCGTCTAAAAGAACCTCACCCCTATCCGTATTCAGAATGACAGTCAGCCTCAAATCGTACCAAGGAACCTCTTCAGCATAGGAGCCAATACGATATGCTTTGTCATCGCTATAAGAACCCCAAGAACCTCCTCGTACATCACCACTTTCGTGGGTTCGGATAAGAAGGATACCTCCCGCATAAGGCTCATCCGAGTCTCCCTCAGGCAGCATTGTGTAGTCGAAGGTAGGACCCCACCAGCTCGTATTGTAGGTATTCCCACTGAAACCCAGTCTAGCACCCCTGACAGCTAACCGAAGATCTCCCAGATGCATGTTTTCCACAGTCTCGGGAGCGTTCATTCTGATGAAGCCTTGGTCAGGGTGACTTTTGCCAGATTCTTCTAAAAGCTCCTCGGGCGAGACCTCATACTCATCTTGAAGAAACTGTAAAACCTCGGACACCTGAACCTCCTCAAAAGGAGCCATCATTTGCTCCGCTGCTGCCGAAGAAAACACATCGATATCTGTGACCTCTCCGCTGTATCCGCCAGAGGACCAAGCCTGCTTCTCTACCCCCAGCACCTTGGGCTTACCACCCTCGGGCATTGTGGTGCCTTCAGGTTCATCCATGGGCGGTCCCATCGGTTCCTCTTGAGCAATCACGGCCCTGGCGATCCTCTGCATGCCTTGATTTAAAATTCCTTGAAGTTTCATCGGTCTACTCCTCGTTCTGAAGCCTGTATTCGGCCAGTTCACTTTCAGCGATATCGTACCAATCTATCTCATCCCATGCCGCCCGAAGCAGGTCTGACCAGGGGCCATCCAAGTTCTCGGGATACATCTCTTCCCAGAAGTCCTTCATCATGTCAGCCAGGACGATAGTGTCATCACCACGAACACCCTCACCAGTTCTGCCAGGATCGGTTTGTGCTGCTTCAGCCACCATCTCTTGAATCATTTGGTAAAGACCTTGGTCATTGTCCTGCCACAGCGCGAGAGCCCAAGTCTCATAGTTAGTCCAGCCCTGGTAGCCCTTCTCCTGGGCGGTGCGTTGAGGCTGGTTCACATTTTTTATGAAGTCTGAGTGTTTCATTGGTCTAGTACTCCTCGTCTTCGTCATCTTCACCCCAGGATTCACCGCCATCCCAGCCCATTTCAAACATCTTATCAGTAATATCCTGAGAAAGAGCAAAGAACGCCGCCTGGGTTACTACTTGGCTCCAGCTGTCCGCTTCCATGCTTCCCATCTGATCCCAGAGAGCATCCTCATTGGCGGTGTGTTCCATGGTCTTATGGGCTTTCCAGGTAATGAACACCCAACGATCACTTTCCACTGACTCATTAAGAGCATCGTGTACGTTACCGCCATAATCCTTGTAGTTGTCTTTTACCCACTGAGCAGTCTCTTCAACATTATCCCAATAGGATCTGTAATCGCCAGATTCTTCCTGCGCCTGCCGGGAGGAGCCGCCCATCTGCCCTGCGATTCGCTTCAGACCCTCATCCTGAATACTTGCGTTGAACTTTGTCATCTCATTCTCCTAGTAGTCCATCGGGTCCGAAGATCCCGTTTTCTTGTATGTCCTCGTAACACTCGTCGGCTATCTCCGGGATGGCCTTGAGTATCTCATCCTGTAGCTTTATCAGGTCCTCGGTGGAGAGCTCGTCATCCACCCACGACTTGTACTCAATGATGTGGTCTGCCGCGGTGTAGGTAAACTCCAGGTCAAGGTCAAACTCCATGAAGTCCTCACGCAGCCGTACGGCCACGTCCTTCTTCCACTGTTCAAATTCCTGGGGATGCACCGCCGAGAAGCTCTGGACATCGAAGTCGAAACTTCCGATGGCGATGAGTATCGAGATGTCGGTATCGGGCTTGTCCCAGAATGACTGGCCCTTGAGCCGTCGTAGGTCACTCAGAAACTCGTCTTTAAGAAAGTCCAGCCTGTGAAGTTTTCTCATGTGCATGTCTCTAATATACCAAGAAAATCTACTTTCCAACTCCATTGTAATCAATGAAGAAGTACGTTCTCCTGACGATCAGTATAAAGTACACACATTAGGGAATTTAAATTAGACTGTAGATATATGAATTTAGTCATGTTCATTAAGCAGGGGCCTAAGAAATTCCTCGGTGACCTTGGCCGGTGCCACCTTGGCCTCGCCGCGGGAGTCGAACCTAACCAGGTCCGACACGATGTCGCCCGAGGAGACATCCACAAAATAGAGGTAGGTCTCCTTCAGGTCCGTGTCGTGGACCATCATGAGTTCGGGGTACTGGCCCCACCTGATCAGGTCATGGCGCCCGAGGTGTTCCTGGACCTTCTTGAGGTCATCGCCGCCGATCACCTCACTGACCCTGGAGCTGCAAAGTGAGGAGAAGATTTCATGGATATTGACTCTGACTTTGGGCATGTCGCCACCTCCTGCCTGGGATAGGTTGCACATGCCGTGCCAAGCCAGCCTCCTTATATTTACAGGGTATTTTCCTTAATGATTACGGTAAAACATAAGATTTCTTATCCTAACATAAGATTTCTTATGTTGGGTTACCCTACCCGGAAACATAAACTTTCTTATGGTTGGGTAAGATTTCTTACCCTACAGACCCACAGGGAGCATCGGACGTTGCTGAACATGGGCTGACTTCATGTCATCCAGCTTGAGCTTCTTCTTGACCACTTTCTTGGCTTCCTTCTTCTCCTCCTCAGGAGCTTCCTCATCCGCACCCTCCTCGGCGGGTTCCTCGGGTTCCGCAGGAGGAGGTGCCGGTCTCCTCCCTGAGGAGCCTCTCCCGGCACCAGAGCTGCCTGAGCCTGCACCCCCGACTCCAAGCCCTCGGGAATGGAAACGGCCCACAGGAGGGTGGCTGGACATTACAGGAGCATCCTTCTTGGCGGTTAAGCTCTGCATGCCGAGCATCAGGAGTGCATCCTGGAGCTTGCCCACATCCTCCGACAGGGCCTTCTGAACTCTTTCGGTATGCTCTATCTGGACCTTCATGACCTCAAGAACCTTGTCGGCTTTCTCCTCGCCGCGGTCCAGGTAGTTGCCCACGGCACCCACCAGGGCCAGCACCAGGGTAAGTGCCAGCGTCGTGATGCTACCAATCATCTTAAACTTATCGCTCATGAGGGACCTCCTCTTGAGGATTATAGTATCACAAGAATTTTAGTAGGATTAAAAGAAGATCAGGTTCCGTGTCAGGAACTCCCATGCCACAACCGCAGCCAGAGATACCTGACCGTTACCTATTGCCTTAAGGCGATCCACCCTGCTGTCACGGTCAAGTGTGGTTCTCGGTACATCCTGCTCCCAGTCACTACCCCAGAACCCCGCAGTTGTGCTCCAAGCGTAGATGTCCTCTTCATACATTGCCGACAGGGAGGTCCAACCTAAAGGCCAGCCCATAAGAAGCTCCACCCAGTCAGGATTAAGGCTCCCGCCAACTATTGTCGGGAGCATCCCCTTCGCACGTTTGGACCCTGAGAAACAGGGAGTTCTGGAATCATTTGCCTGAGGTGTGGGCCATTTTACAACCGCCTCGTTCAAAGGCCTACTATTTTTGTTATGTGTCGCCTGGCTGGCTTTGCCGTTCTTCCAATCGCGCCTTGTCGGTGTGGGCCACCGACCCGCTCTTGCCATACCTTGCAGTGAAGGGATCTCGTTTATGCGGTTCCCGCTACGACTTGAGCCGCCCCCCTTGCTGGCATCTACAGGAGTCGGGAACATCAAGCGGTCCTGCATTTTAAAATGACTGTTCTCGTTCCCTCTTACAGCCTGTAAGAGGTCGCCGCGCCCACCACGGTCTGCATCAGATGCTCTAACGGTTGGCCAGACATGCACCACCCGCGAAAGAGTTCTTTGGCTATGCCACTTCCGTCCAGGCATGTACAGCCGCTCATGGGTTGCTTTGGTGCTCTCGCGCATCTCGCGGATGAACTCCTCGGTCGGTTGGGACTCGTCAGCTGCTGGTGTGGGCCACAACCCAGATCCTGTCCCTTTTATGGGGCGCTCCAACGTTTTCCGCTGAAACACGACACCACTCCGCATCGTACCCCAGAAAGGACAGATCTGATAAGACGAGATCGAGTCCTCGTCTTCGCAGGAGTGGGCTGTTTTCAACGAGCACAAGAGGAGGCTCAACCTCACTGATGATTCTTGCCATTTGTCCCCAAAGTCCTGATCGGTTTCCTCGGAGGCCTTCACCTTTACCCGCGCAGGAGATGTCCTGGCAGGGGAACCCTCCTGCGATGAGGTCAACAAGTCCGTTCCAGGGGGTTCCGTCAAAGGTTCCAACATCATCGAAAATTGGAAACCAGGGAAGGATACCGTCTGCTTGCCTTGCTGCGAGGACCTGCTGGCAATACGTATCAATTTCGACGGCGCAGATGCACTGGTGACCGAGGGTGAGATCGGCAAGAAGCCCTCCTCCAGCCCCTGCGAAGAGATGAAGGGTTCTGAGTCGTGGCATGGCAAGTAACCCTTTCTTAGGTTCTTCATATAGGTGTCTAACTCTGCGGAGGTGCAATTAAGAACTACCATTAAACTTCCTTAGATATTCCGCTGCTTGCTCTAAAATAGAAACAGAGTCTTTTGCACGTCCCAGTAAGTTATTGCAATGACCACAAAGGACCCCACGTATCTTTTGGGTTTTGTGACAATGATCTATATTCGGTCGGTAATGCGATTTCTGATGTCCAAAAATTATTTCAGCGTCACAGATTTGACAGTTTGTAATTTCTAAAAGTTCTTTTATTGCCTCGACAGTAGTACTATATTTCCTGGCTGACTCGCTCATATAGATTGCTTTCCTGTTAGCCCTTCTCTTTACTTTTAGATCTTCGGCGTAACGTAGCTTCCAGGCTTTCGCTCTAGTTTTACGTCTCTCAGGATTGTCCTTATACAAGTTTCGTTGGTCAGCTTTACTACATTCCTTACATCTGGAGGAATACCCTTTTGATTGGGTCCGATTTTTGTAAAATTCAGACAGATCCTTTTTTGTTTTGCACTTTGAACATCTTGGCATAGCGGCATTATTTCATGTATTTACCACCACGTAAACACTTAGCGCAAAAAGGTGTAGAGTTCTGAGTCTGTGCAATTTACAACTCCCATCTATTCCTATCGCCCCTCCATGCTCCAATCAAGCATTACTATACCAGGCATCTCACGCATTCCCCAAGGTCTTTATCGATATAGGACTGACGAAGGTACATACCACCACGTTCTTCTGTCCGTCCACCTTGAGCTCCACGCCCTCAACCGCATTGGGGATCTCCTGACCCAGTTCCCTGGCTTTCTTTGCCAAAGCGTCTGCGGCCTCTTGCAAAGTGAACGTAACCACTTTCGCTTCTCTAACTTCTACCATGTGCTTTTCCTTCCTGTTATCCAGTCCTTGATGGTGTGGTAGAGGTACCTCACATAGAAGAACCTCGCGTTTTTTCGCTCCCTCTCAAGATAGCAGTACTCTCTCCACGTCGCCTCATCGGACAGCCATTCTGCTTGCGCCTCTTCTCTTTCCCATTGAAGTTGGCGATTCAAACATTTAGCCACCTCTCTCCAGGCGTCAGCTCGGGCATTGGCTCTTTCGAGTTCAGTCATCTTCCAACTCCAAGCCCCAAGAATCCCATCCTGGGGTGCGATCCCTTGCGAACAGTTCTATTCTTGGGACATCACCATACAGCTCCTCAATGCGTTCCCGGACACCGTGAGGCTTCTGTGAGTGCTGCCTCTTCTTCGATATGATTACTGACCGGACGCTGGCCGAGACCCGTTTGGGTTTGCCCTTGGTGGCGATGAGGCACAGCTCACTGCCCTGGCGCGTGTAGAACCCCATTCCGAAGTCCAGCTTGCCACCCTGAGTGCGCTTCACCCAGTTGAACCCGGTCATCGTCTTCAAGGTAAACCCCCAGGCCTTGATCACTGCAAGGGCCTCCTCGGGCTTGGCCGCAACCCACCACATGAATAGAACGCAGTTGTCGGCGCAGATGTCCGGTACCGGGAGCTTACCAATCTCCGTCTCATTGAGCACCTGGTACTGATCGGCAGACCCACTCTTAAGACTTCCACCGGTTCTCTTGTTGGTGAATTGCCAGGGTGGATCTGCGTACAGCACCTCATACTTTTTATTTGGGAACTTCATCCTATCCTTTCATATAGATTTTGCCCAACTTCCTATCACCCTTAATATACCAGGAGTGAAAGAAGTAATTTGCGTCTTCAAGAATTTTTTCCGCCTCGGGCCGCTTTGCCCACATCTTCAAGTTGCCCTCGATGGCCATGGTCTCCTGGAACCTCACCTCACAAAGATGCGGGTTCATGCCCTTGAGCATCACCACAGATACAGGCTCAGGCTCACTGACAGCCTCCTCCAGCTTGAGGGCCGGTATGTCCCATGGTTTCACACCCGCGTAAGGGTCCTCCGGTTCCTCGGGCTCTGGCGGCTTCTCAGGTTGTGGGTTGAACTGGGCGAAGAGGTCGGCTACCTGCTTCTTCTGGAAGTCATGGACCATCTATTGTCGGTATTTCCTGGCATCTTTAAACATGCGGTCCACATCCACCCTCATCGGACTAATCAGTATCCTATTCAGGATTGAATCCATCTTAGTCTCCATGAGGTCTATCCTCTTCTTGAGTTCCTTGGTCTCGCTCTCCATCTTCCATGACATACCAACATAGGTAGCAAGACCCAATACCAACATCAGTTCGTACATGTCTTCGGCCATAATCGGCATGTCTGCGTTCCAGGTGGACTTCATTGCCCAGACAGCCCAGACCATCAGGCCCATGAAGATTATCCTGAAAATGTCCCTGAACAGGAACTGCAACAGAGCTTGGAGAATCTTCAACCAGATTATTTTGGTTTCGGGTTTCATGAGGAAGTTTTACAATACAATTCGTAATCTCTTTCCCAATGATAGTCACTACCCTCACAACAATGATCCTCGATTTCCTCATAGTCCTTCTGGGTGTAGCTGCATTTAGGATAGCCGAGCATCTCCCCAAAAGTCATATGTCGAGCAACCCTCCTGGTTTCAGGGGTAAGAGGTACCATCTTCCCATCAAGGTTTCCCCAGGCCATCCCAGGACCCTCTCTGAACATATACTGAGGTTTCACACCCAAGATATCTTTCAACTCTGGCCAAGGGTTAATTGGAGGCAAATCTGTACGAGGACCTTCTGCTTCGATACAGGAATACATCCAGGCTTCCACCTTCTCCAATTTATCCTCGGCTTCTTTGAGTTTCTGTTGAAGGATATCAATCTCCACGACCTCCACGTACTCCTCCAGAACCTTCACATCCGCTTTGGTCATCACCCCGATCCTGGCTTTCACCAGAGCCTCATCAGCTCTGGCCTCGATGTTTAAAGAGGTCACCAAACCCAGCTTCTTTCCGTCCGGGTCCAGGATGGTGACGCCATCGACCGTACCGTCCGACTTGATTGTGTAGAACCTTGCTGGTTTAACCATCGTCTTTCCCCCAATTCAGCGGCATGTAGTCGCTCAAGTGTTCGCCGCGTTTTAGTTGGATATGTGTGCAGTTCTCCTGCGCTTCCAGGCTGTCCATGAACTCATCCCAGGACTTGTCGAGCAGCTCAACAAAGTCGGCCTTGCTGCCCCGGTTGCGGTACCTTCGGAGGTACTCCTCCTTCATGCTGCGGTTCGGGTACAGCAGCGTGAAGTCTATCCCGGCTTCCACTAAGGCAGCCCGAACAGTGTCGTGCGAGGACACGAAGATAAAATCAACCGAACCGTCCACCATGGAGGCCTTGATGTGGTCAATGTAGTTGCTCGGAAAATGCGGGTTCCTGACACCCGGCCTGGACCAGCTGAAGCTCATGCTGTCCGAGTCCAGGATGGTCAACTTGGTCCGCTCGGCGCAATAGGTCTTGCCCACCCCTGGGAACGCACTCACGACACGACTCGAAAAAATCGATTTGGTTTTAGTTATCATCAGTCCCACCCATTCTTCTCGGCCAGCCAGTCGCTGATGATCAGATCACCTTCAGTGTTTTCTTTGTAGACCTCGGAGTCATCGTCCACCTGGGAAAGTGGTATCCACTCAGGATTATCGAATATCGGCGCATCCACCAGAATGGCCTTGCCCGAGTCGGACTTCTTCAGACACTTCGCTTTTTCAATTGTTATCGGCATTGGTTACTCTCCTCAATCCTTCTTCCCCTGGTTGTGGAGCATGTACGCGGTGGCCTTCATGGCGACATCGGCCTTGGCGTACTCAAGATCCACACCCACTGCGGTCTTGTAGGCTGCGCGTTCCTGGTCCAACTTGAAATTGGCCAAGGCGAACATCACGTTCATCCTTTCCGCGTAACACAAATCAACTGGAATGGACTCAAACAAGGCCTTATACTGACATTCGATATCGGCCAGGAGCTTCCCGTGAAGTAACAAGGCTCTTTCTGATTTCAAGACAGACATAGACTCCTCCTATAAGGGAATATACCAAAAAAGTTTGAACAAGGTTCAGTCTGAGGCCTGCATGAGGAGTTTCAACCCCCAGGCCCATCCCTGAAGGGCCACATGCTGGGCCACGTTTACCTGGTTGAAGGTACCTTCCAGGATCACCGCAGGAAGGTTCCTACGGGCTTCCAGGGCCTTTTCTTCGCTGCCCATGGTTTGGGCCAGCCACTGCTGGAAAGAGGAGTTCTCGGCCAGCAGGCACTCGACGAGGATGAGTTTGTAGGTATCTGGCATGGAAGATACGGTACCACAGGTTGTGTCGGGGGTTTTAAGAACTGATTACCCTTTATTGAGGATACCTTTTCCGTCACCTATTTTGACACATCGGGATTTTTCTTCTGGGACATGGGAGGTATCGGTTTCCTCCATCCTCTTGAGCAGTTCGAGCCGAGCCCTACTGGCTAAGTCCAACCAATAACCTTTGGGGTCTTTCATCTGCTCCAGCTCGTAGAGGATGACCTTCTGCTGCCAGCCGTAGACCCTCTCGGTGTAGTCATCCCAGAGCCGTACCATGAGGTTCAGCATGTGGACCCAAGGCTTGTCGGCCCTGGTGGACGGTTTACCGAAAGATACCTCCATGCGGAAGGTGGGGAAGGCCTCGAACATGGCCTTGGTGAACTCGTTCAGGTAGATCAATCCGGTTTCCATCAGTCCTCCTCAGATTCCTTCTTCACTCGGCGGCTCACAATTGTGCAACAGCCCTTCAGTACCTGGTCAACACTATCCGGGTCCAGGTTGTACGAACCTCTCATTGCCACTCCGTAACCCAGGTGCTTCGCGTCGATGATAACCCGCACAAGACCGTCCTGGGCTGGTGGCCCAACAGCGATCCCAACTGGCTCTGCGGTACGCCCACCATAAACAAAGACATCGAAAAGGATGGTGCCCTTCTCGATGGGCATGCCTTTTGACGAGGGGCCAACAAGGTGAAAGGGAAGCGTCCGATCTTCCACATCAAAGTCAGCCTGAATCATTTCCGAAATGGCTTTAGATAAACTCATCTTTTCAGGAGCGAACTCACGCGGTTCTTCCGTAATGAGATTTATCGTGTCCGCATCGCGTTCCATGGACTTGGTTATCGTCCATCCTGTAATCTTGCCAATGTCTTTCCCGTTCACAGTAACTCTCAATGAGGAACTATTCATGAACCTGCGAACCTCATTGGCTACTTCCTGAACATTGGCCAGTGTGGGTGGGGGTACCGGCTTCTCGTGGGACCGCAGATGATCACAGGCGTACTGTCCACAGATACAGCAGGTGTCCATCTTGACATCCACACCCATCGACGGGCCTGGGAAGGTGCCGTCCTCGATGTCCTTCAGCCGTTCCCTGTGCTCGGCCAACACCTGCTCGTTGAACCTCTGAGTCTCCTCTACATGGGCGTAGGGCTTTCGGTCTCGCAGGCTTTTACTGAGGTCCTCCAGGTCCTGCATGGTAATTGGTTTGCCCAAGAGGTCTATCTTGTCGTCCTTGATCGGGTCCACGGGATCACGGAGAATCGGCTCGTCCGTCCCGTAACCCCAGTGCCGCCTGTGGTCTGCCAGGGCCTGGTCGTTTAGCCGCTGGTTGGCTTCTGCTTCGGCTTTGTATGGGTGCGGTGAGAGTTTGAATGCCGAAGCAGGTAGAGACATCTCACGAATAGGTTTGGCAAATGCTTTACCAATGTTCTCAAACCACTCTTTGGAACCGTACTCGAATGGCTTGTCGGAGTAGGTAGACACCTCAAAGGAATCATCATTTTTGTTTGGCTTATCCGATGTGACGGACATACCTACGATTGGGATTCCCGCAGGAACCATAACAAACTCATCTTTCGGCCTGATGTACTCCTGGCCACTCTTATCTGGCTTACAGGCAGTGCAACAGCCGATGTGAGTATTGCTCATGTTGTACTTGGCCAGGAAGTGGCCGCACTCTCTACACTTGAGGTTCTTATCCATCATATCCCTTTCAGCTTGATGCGACAATCAAAACGGCCCTTCCACAGCAATATATCCAACAGGGGCCAATACATATTGGTCCCGTCCCAATCTGGACTGTACGACCGCACGAACTCTTTATATTCCGGGTTCACTGTTCCCAACACGTAAGCCTCGCCGTTCGCCGTCTCAATGTGCCTCCCATCGGAACTGCAAATAAAAGTCACTATGGATGTTTTGACACTCTTTTCTCCATCGTCTGTCGCAACCATCCCATGTATACAGCCAGCATTAAACTCCGGTGCCGTCAACGGGTCGTCATGAAAAAGCTCCAAAGACCAATTGTTAATGACAGTCATAGCTACTTCTCGTCAGTTTCCTCTCGGCCTTCCTCAATGATGCGGCGAGGATGTTTGCCCTCGGGCCATTCAGGTCGCCCTTTAGACCCCTCAACGGGTATTGCATTTTTCTCTGCCATCAGCACCTCTGTCGCTCTTTTGAAATATCTCGGAGGTGTATACTTCCTGCGTGGTACAGATTTAGATAAAGGTCTCTTCCATTCCCTCCACCAGAGAACCTTGGCTTTCTCCCTCACAGCTCTGCGTGCGTACTCATCGGCAATCAACTTACCTTCCTTGTGAGCAAAATCCAAAGAAGTACCATTTGGTCCTTGTATCTTCGTACACCCACCATCCCCATCGCACAGGGCATAATGACTAGACCTATCGCCATACTCTGTGTTGTGAACCAAAGGTTTACTCCACGGGTCCACAATCACATCCGAACCCTTCCACTCAGGTTCGATAGGGTCAGGTATCGTGAATCGGTCTCCATTGGGGAACTCGAACTCGGCGGTATGGGTGATCTGCTTGGCAGGCTTCGGCATCCTGACTGACGCCTGCCTTTTGTAACCATATGCAGCCACGATCTCTTCAATACCTTCCATGTCTTTCGGAGGATTCATCTTGGCCCTTTTCTGCATGTTGACCTGAGAAGCGGAGCTTCTGCTGTTAATGTGGTCCACAGCTTCCTGGGCGCGGTCCCGAACGGCGCCGTTTATCTTGAGCGCAGCACGATCCCTGTCGGTCATCTCCTGCACCGCCAAAGAATCCCGAACGTACTGGCCCAACGAATTGTGACCCGCATCGTGCATTATGATGTTGTCGGGGTGTATGTCTGGCACACACGCGGTATGGATATGATACGCCCCCACATAATAATGCTGGGGTGTGTGAACCCATCGTTCTTCGTGATGCCTGGAGATGTGGAAGTGGTGGAGCTTCTCCCGCTGTGATGGAACCAAGCAGGTAACCGCAGCCTGGAAGTCCTGATCAGTCCAGGGCCTTACCTCCACGGCACCTTTTGTCTCGGCCATCCTTTCGGCGGTGAGCACCTTGCGGCAATAGAAACAGGTTCCGCGGTCTGCGTTCTTGTCCCATGAACCCTTCTGAAGGTGAGGTTTCTCGCAGGTGCAGAAGGTACTTCTGTCCCATATCCAGTTCGTGTAACCTTCAGATTCGTTGAAACACACCTTGATCTGGTCATCCGTCAGATGAGCATTGGCCAGCCTCCACCAGCCCTGGGTATCAAAGTCCGGCAACCTGGGAGGTTTGGAATTGTCCCGTTGCGCCTCGCTTACCTTGAATCCTCGAAAGTGTTTCTTGAGCGCACTGTTCGCATGACACTCCTTCATGGCCGCAAGATAATCCTGCTCATCGAAAGGTTTGAATCCTGGCATGGCTTTCTCCTGGGTATTATGGACGACTGGACCTCCATCAGCATTTTTAACTACATACTTAGGCATGTTCACCTCCTAGAGGTAATATACCAAAAAAGTTTGAAGGGTTATGAAAATTCCTACCAGTAGGTACCTGGATAGGTTCGGTTCCAGTCCCTGGGAATGGGCCTTCCTGAGCCCGTGGACCACTTGGGACCGCCGTCAGTGGCGTTGAGCTGGCTTATCCATGGCATGGCAATGCCTTCCCATATCGCGGAACCTGGGTCGCCGTGGCGCGTCTTGGAGGACTGCCGATGACCTCTGACCACCACCCAGACCTGGTCATTGTCGTTGAACTGCTTCTGAAGGTACCTGAACAGCTCATGAGCAGCGAGAAGCTGGCCATCGGTGAGCTTGGCCGCAGGCCCTCCACCCTTCCATAAGGTGTTTGGCTTACCTTCAACACCCATGAAGTTACCCTCGATTTCGATACCGATGGTGTGCTGGGACAGTCCCTGGCCATGCCAGATCATGTCGGTCATGGCATTCACCAGGACAATACCTCCATCCCGCGGGAGTCCGATATGAGCGTTCAACCTCCTCCACTTCTGGGGGTCCGCAGGCATTTTGCACCCTGTTTGGTGAAGAGTTACACCTTTAATGTCGCTCCAACGTCTGGGTCTGGCGTAGAGCTTGGGCCTCTGGTGTTGCCCTATGATGTCGATAATACCGCTTTCAGGGACATGATCCTTGTCTAAGTGGTCAAGTATGGCCTTCCACGTCTTCGGGCCACAGGCGCCGTCCTGGCGCAGCCCGAAGGCTTTCTGAAGGTCCAGCACAACCAGCTCTGTATCGTGTCCGAAGATTCCATCATTGGGTCCGTAGTCATACCCGAGGAGATCTCCGAATTCCTGGAGCCGCTTCACCGCGGGTCCGTGCATGTGCGGAAGGGTAAGTTTCAAAGTGTCCATCGTTATGCCTCCATCTCGGCTCGTTGCAGGATGCCCTTCAGTTTGTCGATGACCTTCTCAGCACCATCCACAGGGTCCGAGCATGTACCCAGAGTCAGGTTGTATGGGAACTCTTTGATGAGGTCCTGAACCTCCTCCAGAGCCCTTCTTTCAAGTGGTGATATTGGTTCTAGGTAATAGTCAGTCTTGGCCTTCTCGGTCAGCGTGATGCCTCTGGACTGCATCTCGGCCACCCTTATCCAACCTTTGCGCTCCAAGGCCCGGAGGTGGTCAGACACCCCGTTCGTGGAGTTGATTTTCATGGAGGTACCTATCTCCCGCAGAGTAGGCGCATACCCCTTGTCGAGCAGGTGGGTCACAATGACATCCAGCACCTGGCGCTGCCGGTTGGTAATCGGGTTCTGGTATCCCTTTTGGTACTGGTTCATGGGCTTATCCTATCAGAGGTTAGTTGGGTTTTCTTAACTCGGCCAGTGCTCGGGTAAGATCCATGCTGGAACGTTTGACAGCACCACTCTCCTTGGTGCCCATCCAGTAGTAGCTCGTGTCACCGTCCATGCGGTCTTTCAGAACCTTGGCCTTGGCAAGGAACCTCTTGGCCTCGGCCATGGCTGTTTCAAGTTTCCTGAGGTTCATGTTTCCCTCTCTTCTCGTAGGCAATCTCGATATGGATTCTATTTTGCCTCCAGATGGAACAACCGATGTCGCCACATAATGGAGGAGTATCCCTTCTCAGTTTGCAGTAAGGATGTCTGGCCTGGGGTTCCCCTAAAGCCTGGGCCACGGTTCGATGTTCACACCTTTCTTCACAAAACCATTTGAAAGCGTCACTCATCAGTTTTCTTCTTTCCCAGGTTCACCAGCTTTGCCCAACGTTTGCTTCTCGCCACACGTTCCAGATAGTCGTCCAAGGATTCGCCAGGGTACCTGGACGGGAAAGAGACTAGGATTGCCTCGTCTGGGTTCAGAACTTTTGTGGTGATGATATTCAAGGCATGCTCACCTAGCTGAACGGTGTCTATGAGCTTGGACCTTTCACTCATCAGTTTTCTCCATTGGGATCACCACATCAGCACCAATCCACTTAAAAGGTTTGGTGAACCTGGTGAAAAGTGACATGTGGAACCTGCTGTTATCATGACTGTCAGCTTCTATACTCAAGTCACCGACAGGTAACAAGCTATCCCGCGGCACCCATGCACAGTTGGGAATGTGCTCTGGAATTTTGAACCCCATCTCACGAAGTTCGGCAGCTGTGATGCAGGTATGCTCGTTGTACTCGTCGCCAGGACTTATGAGTTTAGCTTTGGTCATCGGATTCTCTCTTCAGCAACATCTCACCTCTGATCAGGTGAAGTCCTCCCTCCAAGTAGGTTATCTTAGCTTCCAACAACTTGATCCTGGAACATAGTGGTGACGTACACTCGCTGGGCGTGACCCCTAATTGCATTCTGCCACAGATCTCACAGGTCCATTGCGGCATGGGTGCAACATCGATAACACCGACCTTAGTGGTACACATGCACTCATTCTGTGGGTGGTGACATATCGGGCAGGCGGCTGTGGTCATGACTCCTCCCTTAGTAAATAATCTCTCCAACATTCTTTCCAAGCGAACCTGCGTTCTGACCTGGCTCCACACTTCTCTTCACAGTTGTTGTCCCAGTTGAAGACGTTTGCAGGACAGCTGCCTATGCTCTCATGAATCAAGTCCACAGCCCTGTCCACTGCCAGGTGTAGTTTGACACGCTCCTTCTCCTGTTGTTTCGTTCTTTCGGGTTCCGCATCCAGCCATTGAACATGACTTGTCATTCGGTCTTGCTTTCGTCTTTTAGGATTAGGACGGGGAAAACCCTGAAGTAGTTTATATCAAATGAAAAGTGATCTCGCGGTCGTGCTTCCACTAGCGAATCCTTTGGCATACCGCGAGAAAATAGCCCAAACCCCCTAACCGCCCCATCAATCCGTGCTTGCAGCGCATCCCGTTTGTCTACAACCCGCGCAAGTTCATTTTCCAGATTATCGATTCTAGCCGCTTTTTTATCCAGCCGTTCGGTGGCGTTTAGTTCTAAGGCTCGGTTTGTTTCCCGCAGCGCATCCCGTTCCGCCTTCACCTCGACCAGCTCGGCGCGGAGTTTTTCGATTTCCCTTAACAGTGGTTCACGTTTCATCATGTCTAAATTATTATCCATCGTCTCGGCTTTCGTCAGGGATGATTAGGACGGGGTATAAATCACCGTAGGGAGTGCGGAAACACGGACCGAACATCCCACACAGATAGTGGCGACCAGCGGATAGGCGCAAGTAGGTTACTTCGCCGTCGCTCTCACGGGTGCACCGGATTAGGTAGCCTTCGTCTTTTGTTTGGGTCATTGTTTCTCCCTATATGATTTTATGGACCGGTAGTGGCGCACAGCGTCACGCACAATCATAACAGCAGCGAACAATACCAGCCAAAGAGTAGTAGCCAAAGCCACAGTCTCTTCCATGAAGAGTCCGACAAACAAACCTAAAGCTACCAAGAGCAACTGCCATTGCGTTTTCATGGTTCCTCCTTCTCATACATAGTCGCCACGGTGTTCGGCTGCCTGTCGCCACATTTTACGCAGACATACAATCCCCATATCCGCTAGAGTGCCTAGTATTGGTTCTGTTCGTGGTTTACCCATCGCCCCGCCTTTATCCTATTATGATGTCTCGCACACTACGACGAACTGGAGGCTGGTCATATAAAGCTTCCTCTATTCGCGCTATTCTATCTTCCAACGATAACTTTTTAAGCCCTTCAAGATATTTTGTCCTCTCTTTGTCAGACTCTTTTTCCTTGCAATCTCTACAGATAGTAGGAGTAGGGCCACGCACAGAGTGCATCACCCTGACCTCTTCCTTACAGACACGACATGTTATGTAGCTACTAATTGCCATCGCCCCGCCTTTCTTTCTTTTGGTGGCCGGAATACATCCACCTCTAAACACTCATAATGATCTGACGTGTCCCCTTCCCTCCAAGACAAAAGCCTTTCGTCTGCCTCTTGTATGCTACCTATAACTATTTCTATTGGTGTATCACATTGCGTTATTACGTAATATTTATTTTCACCCATCGCCCCGCTCCTTGTTTGTAGTCTGCTTATGCAGCTTATTCCGCTCCTTCTCTAGTTCTGCTATATCAGAAGCTCATGTTGGCGATGTCGCCTTTTAGAGTGTCGTGTTTTTTTTGCAATACACCAAACGCGTGCTCAACGTTTGCGCATCTATCACACCATGCATCCCGGTCCGCCTTACACTCGGCAAGCTGTACTTTCAGCCGCGCGTTTTCAACGGCCAGCGCCGCTATTTTATTCCGCCGCGTGTCGGCCTCGGCATTGCGATCCACATTCAATTTCATCGCGCATTTTAAATCGTATTTTAGCCCGTCACGCTCGGCCTTGACTGAGGCAAGCTGTCGTTGCAAAACAGCTTTGTCTGCGGCCAGGCGGGCAATATCTAAAACAGCCGTGTCAATAAATGGGGGCCTTGGCACACTGCCTTTGTCTCCTTTATACATGCATGGGGTCGCATTTACTTCCGCCATATGGTCTATTTCGTATTGTCTCCATTTTTGCTCAAGGTCAGATATGTAGTCACGGGCATACTGCATCCGTTCATCGTGCAGCTTGTCTAAATCATCCATCACCCCTCGCTTTCACATTTGAGAATGCGGCAACCTGTTTCGAGTTTCATTTTCTTCCCTTCCTTACTTTATTACATCACCCATCGCCCCGCCTTTCGTTAACCGTTTCCTTTTGCTTTATCGCGCCAGTAATTTCTATCCCTTTGTGTTTCGGCCAATTCCTTTTTCACCTCGGCAAGCTCGGCGCGTAAAACAGCTATGTTAGACCTCAAAAGTCGTATGGTATCCTGTGGAGTGCCTAGTATTGGTTCTGTTCGTGGTTTACCCATCGCCCCGCCTTTCTTTATCAAAATTCTCCAGAACATTTTCCAATTTGGTCAACAGAGTTTCCAGTATATGTAAGTGCCTGATGGTCTCTCCTCGTCCAGCACCAACAAGTTTATGGAACTCCACTGCCATCCTGTGAGATGCCAGGAGTTGTGTAAGTTCGTCCTTGGTGAGTAACACACGCACCTCGGAATCACTATACCCTCCACAATTGGGACAGTGCGTGGTGATTCCATCACCTACATTCTGGACAACTAGCGCGGTGCTACATCTGGTACATGATATGATTGTCTCGTCCTGCTTCTTCGGCATGTTCTCAATATGATCACAATTAGAACACCTCCAAACTACCTCTCTATCGGATTCTATTTCCACATTCATGGTCGATTCCCTACAGAAGGGGCATGCCAGCTTGATGTCGTTGTCCTCCGACCAGTGAGTAGTAGTATCTTCAAGTTCGGCGGTTACCATTTTGAGAGTAGCTTCTGGTTCCTCATCGAACTGTCTGCGTATTGGTTCAGCATCGAACTTGAGCTTACCATCCTCATACTCATCAACGCACTTCGGACAGTAGAACTTCAGGAACAGGCCCACACGCTTCTCGGGTTCCATCTCTGTTCCACATTCCCAGCAAACCATGTCGGTATCAAGAGTCATCGGAGTTCTCCCTATCACATAGTATTTCTACATTACGCAAGTACACCCATGTACTAAAGTTCTCTCCCTTTATATAAACTCTGGATAACTCAAGATCATGTTCGAGTATTGTTCCAATTTCACCAATAAACATATAAGATCCAATCGCACCATTGCTTCTCTTTATTGCTGTTTTACCCTCCAAGTCACTCATCGGAGTTCTCCTTCGGCTTCGAGTCGGTCACCAAACTGATTTGCACATTACGATAAGAAAAGCCTATCAACTGAATCCGACCCACCTGAGCAAAGTAGACTTTCCGAACCTCCAGCAGGTCGCTGCCTCTGTAGATCACTTTGGTTGTGCAATCATAACTGTTGAACACGGACACAAGGAACTCTAAAGAGTCCACCCGCTGTACCTTGTCCACGGCACCGCCCAGGCGAGGGTTGTCATCGAGGAACTTCTGGGCCTTCTGCGGGGTCTCGAAGGTAAGAACCTCCGGGCCTATGTATCCTCCGGGGAACCCCAGCACGTCCGGTGAACCTCCGTGTAATGAAAGAGGCCCACAACACATGCCGTTGCCCTTCTGGTACCTCACCAAACACCAGTCCCAAATCGTGTCCACCTTGTCGTCTATCCTGAGATGCTCAGGTATCTTTTGCATCGGTTTACTCCTGTTCGTTCCACCAGAGCAGGGTCAATGACTACGTATCCCAGTTTTTCCTTGCTGATCTTAAATGTTCCTTCGAGTCCGCGAGTCTTCTCACAGGATGCGTCAGCCAGGTTTGCCAGCCTCTGTATCGCAGGGGTCTTTCCGTTTTGCGAGAGCAACTTACATATCTGACGAAGATCCCCTTTGTTCAAAGTCAACTCATTCATCGGGCTTCTCCTTGGGCTTCTCATAAGGTACCTCAACCTGGCGCTTGAACCAGGTTGTGACCATACCGGGTCCAGTGATGGCTACCCCGAAGGGTTCCCACCCCATCTTGAGCTTGTCCTCCATGTCGTCCATGTGCTTCGGGTCAGGAAACCTGGAAGTGACATTGGAAACTTCCCACTTCCAGGTCATGACCTGTGAGGGTCCACCTGTATATATTCCGGGATTACTTACGCGGGGTGCTCCGTCACTCATCTTTTCCTCCTCGGCATGTTGTCGTTTAGTCTCAAGATCCCAGGTGGCTATCACGGTCAACGTCAGGAACACGGAGACAGCGATCACCCCTATTACAGCGAAAGCTGTTTTGGCAGACTCGTTGGTCACTCGGGAACCTCCCCCCGGAGTATCCCGTTCTCACTGACGTACACATCGTACTTGGCCTTGTACCGAGCAGCCTGGTCCTTGAGCTGGACGGAGGCCTCCCTCAAAACTTTAGCAATCTTATCGTCGTAGCTACCGAAGCTGGCCTTGGCCATTTCCAGAACTCTCTCAGCGGCCAGTCCCAATCCCAAGGACTCGCCCAACATCTGTTGGGCCTGCAATGCTTTTTGTTCTCTGGTGACAGGTACATTCATGCGGAACCTCCTAGAGGTAATATACCAAAAAAGTTTGGGGATGTGAGGTTTGGGGATCTGATCAGCTAGTCATGAGCTCCGGGTAATCAAAGTCCTCACCCAGACAATCCTTGATAGACACGTAGGTATCACTGTAGCCCACAAAGACTCCGCAGAGCATGTGGATGTGTGAGACCACATTGATGCGGCCCATGACAAAATCCACTCCCATAGGGGTTGGTCGGTACAACCCTGCCTTACCGCCGGCAGTGTTAGAGCTGTCAACTTTCTCGACGAGCCCCCACTTCACCAAGTAGGACCCGTCCGTGGCAGCTTTAACCGCATCCGGCAGCAGCTCCCTGGTGGAATAGTACCGTTGATGATTGCGATACTTCCTCACAAGCTTCACCAGGAAGTCTGCCATCTCTGCATGTAACTTCCTCTTGTAGAGCTTCACGGTCTGGCCGCAGCAAGGACACTTAGTACCTTTCTCTGACTCGGCAAGCATCGCTGCTCTGGCTTGTTCAAGGTCTGTCATGAGTTTACGATACGGCAAAATAAGTCGAACATCGACTCACTATCGTTGGCCGTGTAGAACTCATCGATATAGACTGAGTGACGGAGATGATGTAAGGCCAGCTCCTTAGATCGCTCCAAAGAATGACCAACATATTCCCTGTCAAACAAGGCAACTGTAATCGGCTTGGGGTAACATATATGCACGGCAACACCAGCGTCACGATCAATCTGTTTCCACCTCTCTCTGAGAGACCTTTTTTCGTGTATCTGAAAAGGTCTGCCCACCCACACGTTTAAAAGACGGTTGCGTTCTTTCTCCAAGTCTCGCAAATTAACAGGTTTCCCACCCTTGGACTTGAGTACTCCTTCAAAAGAGTCTATCTGCACTTTGACAGCCTCCAGAGCAGCGTCCCTTAAAAGAGACTTGGAGGTACAAATCAAAATATCCACTTCCGCCTCTTTATCTTTGCAAACATGGGTGTCCAACGTCATCCTGTGGGGGTCTAATGTCGCGCCTGTCTCGGGATCTACAAAAATCATCAAGGCATCGAGCATGCAGCAGTGAAACCAGATCCCGATAGTAGCATTACCTCGTTCAAGCTTACTGTTTATAAGTGCAGCAAAATGACACTGAAAATGTTTAGAAGGGTCGTGCGGATAATTTGGTACTTTTTTGGTATGAAATTCCAGATTCTCGTTGAACTCCCGGGCCGCGTCAATTTTCTGCTTCTCTGACTCGGTGAGCTTGTCGTAGTCCAGATTGGGGTCCTCAGCTCGGTACCCACTACGCAGATATGCCCCTAACATGCCACATCTCCGCATACCCGGTTCTGCGCCAGGTCGTAATACTTTCGCAGTATCTCTGAACCTCTGAACCTCCTGCCGAGCCTCTTCGCCACCACACCTACAGTACCGCTTCCGCAATAGGGGTCCACAACCAGACCTCCTTTAGGTGACCAAGCCTTCACAACCGCCTCGGCCAGTTCCTCGGGAAAAGGTGCGTTGTGACCGTTCGCCTTCGACGGGTTGATTCTCCAGACATCCGATCTGAATCGTAGATCCCTGGCATTCAGAAAGGGGTACTGCCCATCTGTCAGGCGGAACACATACACCCTTTCCGTATGGGGCCACATAAGACGGTTGCTGTGATTGTGGGTAGAACCGCGATCCCAGATAATCTCCTCCATCAGAGCAAGCTCAGGCACACGTACAAGCCACTCCACGGGATGGACCATCCTACCGTCCCGTCGCCTGGGTTTGTGGTTGTACGCCAGGACACCATTCGACTTCATGTGCTCCGCAGCCCATTGGAGAAACTCCACCTGGCTGTCCTGGTAAACGTCCTCGGGCATGCTGTCAGGGTAGCCTCGTATGGCCCCGTAGCTCTTTGGGTCGTACTTCCCCTTTCTGCGATAACCGTCGATTCTCTTCGACTTCGACCCAATGTTGTAAGGTGGGGATGTGAAGATAAGATCGGCCTCCACATCCTTCAAAACTTTGCGATAATCTCCATGCGAAATAGATACACTCATAGCAGCCCTCCATCAGCTGGTTACATAAAGGAATATACCAAAAAAGTTTGAAACGGTGAGAAAGGTAGGTTACGCAGCTTCTTTAGCTTCTTCTGCCTTGGACTCCTTAGAGTTCTTTGGCCCGTACCACTTTATCTTCTGATTTTTCGGGAGATCCCGATTCAGTTCCTGGAAAATGGCGTAGGCGTAGGCAGATGGACCCTCAAAGTCCAGGCTCTCGTCCTGGGATACCCGTTTGGCTGCCTTCGGGATGTTCTTGAGTCCGAGCATCTTCAAGTCCTGCATCCTCTCTTTATCGGCCAGGAAATCATAACCGCCTCTTCGCTGATAGCGCACGAATAGGTACATGCCGTGGAAAACCCGCTGGTGGATGCGTTCTCCGTCAATGGCAATAGCGGCCAGGTAACGGAACACCTCAGCAGTTGTGGCTTCGTCCCGCTTTGACAGACTCCACAGCGTACCAATAGCCATGAAACTATAAGGTTCACTGGTCTTGTACTTGATGTGATAGCCATTCTTCTGAACCATCTCGTTGATCCTCACCGCCAGAGGGATCTTCTGGGTGAGCTCAGACTTGAATTTGTCATAAGCCTGGAGGTTCCTTCTGTTATTGTTTATCCCACTATAGTCTGCGGCTTCCCCTTTGACCCCCTTTGAAACATGAACCATGCAGGGAACTTCCGTGATGTCCGGGCGCTTGAGCGCGGCCAGGAGCCGCTGCTGGCCGTCGATACCGAACAGCCTCCCACTTGACCTCCGCTCTACCGAGAGGGTTCCGAACCACCGCCAGGTAAAGTTTTTAGCCATCTTGTTCACATGCCCAGACAGCTCATCCCGCTGGTACGTGTGGTCAATCTCTATGTCTCCCTTCGGAACCCACATAAACTCACCCGCCTGCCCTGGATTATTCCAGACTTTCTCTTCATTCGTTTTGTTACTACTCATTTTGCGTTTCCTTTCTTTTGGTTTCGCTTTTTTACGAGTCTTGTTCCGTTCCAGACAGCCTCTTTCATGTCTAGCCAGCCAGCTTCTCTTCAAAAAAGGTTTGCTGCACCAGCGACACTTTGTCGTTCTGTCTGAATACTTACTTACAGTTGGGATACTCAACCTCCTTTCATCGTAGGTTCCTGCATCGTCACCTACATCAGGTAATATACCAAAAAGGTTCAAATCCGTTCGGTCCATATCCAAATATTCTTTCAAAGGTTCTGAGCACTCACGATGCCTCAGCTTTCTCAACGACTTCTCGGCAATCTGTCTGGGTCTTTCTTTATGATACACTTCAAGGTAGGCAGCCAATTCCTGATAGGTGTGTTCTTTTGTGTCACCCAGCCCGAACTTCCGAGACAGGATCACAGACTCTCTAGGGGTCAGACTTGTTTTGACCATGGCACCCAAAACATGATCACGCTCCTTGAACTCAAACAAGGCTTCAGGTGACGAAGACATTTCCCTAGTTGCCTGACCAACCAGCATCAGCGCAGCTTCTCCGTCCAGCCTGAACCTAACCATAGCCTTCCTTATCGCCCTAACTACATCAGGCCACAGGTTCTCTGGACTCTCGCCCCAGAATTCAGCTATCTTTAAAGGTATCTCTTTCCACCTGCCGGTTTTCATATTCATCGGGGAGGTACGCATACATTCGTACTGATTGTAGGAGCTCTGACTCATACCCAGGATGCGGGCGAACCCTGCCTGGGTCAGGTCCAGCTGCTCCCTTCGCTGCACTAGAAGGTTGTTTCTTAACCTGATTTGAACTTCAAACTCTGGGATATTCACTAACCTACGCATACAGGGAGCCTATAGGAGGCTTGACAACCTGTCAATACCGTGAGGTAACTTTTTCGGTCGGGGTGGGTGCTGACAATTCGTCAAGGTTACAGAAAAACCCGCTTCACCTCATCCCAGCATTCATCGGTTACGGTGTCGATGGACTGGGAGGCGTCGATGGTGGTGAGTACGCCGTCCATGGAAGGGGTGTGCAGGTCCACCAGACGCTCGTAGACCTCGGCCACGACATCCAGGAAGGCTTTCTTCTCATAAACCTCACGAGGGGCTTTACGGCCTTTGTCAACCCTCTTAAGGGCCACCTTGGGGTCGATGTCCAGCATGACGGTCATGTCGGGCGCCAGGGCATCTGCATTGATCTTCTCCAACCACCCCAGGAGATGGGACATGCAGGCCATCCTCTCCTGACCTTCCAGACCCTTGCACTCGGTTACAGCCGCCGATGCTGTCTGGTAGGCGAAGGTTGACCAGCGATATCGATCACAGATGACCCAGGAGCCAGCCTCAAGCCATTCCTCAATCCAGTCGCAGTGGTCATACCTGTCCGCAGAGAACAGCATTGCCATCGCTCTCCAGCCCATCAGCGGGTACTTCCCGTTAAGGAACTCTCTGATAAACACTCCCGTCTGGGTGGCCGTGGGCTCGAAGGTGGCCTGGACAGCAGGAACCTCTCCTCTGAGATGTATTTCAAGCTCCCTGGCCAAGGTTGTGGTACCTGCACCATCGATGCCCTCAATCACTATGAACTTTCCTCTTTCAGTCATTTGGTTTCTCCTTCACCTCCAAAGCCATCAGATAGGCCTTCTCTGCCACATGTCGGAAGTCCTCGGCGCGGAGTTCCTCTTCCAGGATGGTCTCCTCATCAACCATATCCTCTTCCTTCAAGTCCTTGAGCATCTCCTCGGTAACGTCATCAGGTTTTACAAGGGAGTCCTTCGGGTCGTAGATGGGCCTGCCCGTCCGATGTCCTATCTCATGGGCAAAGAACCCGATGAGATCCTTCATATCGATGTCATCGGTACACCAGAAGTGGATGCAGCATTCAGGATCTACAAAGCCCCACACGCCCACCTTCCTGATACCTTCCATAACCTGCTCGGCAGGGAACTCCGACAGTTCCCCATCCTCGTCAAAGTTGGTGATGTTACCTTCCATCAGTTCCTCTTCGGAGATACCCCAGAAGACGGCTGACGCGGCCTCAGGGGATTTGTACCTCTTGGTCTTCACTTCTTACCTCCCCTGGACTCAACCCTGAACTGAGCCCCTCCCACACCGCAGGTCAGGTACACTTGATGTTCATAGTCACATCCGATCTCAACCTCTCTGAAGTGTGGACAAGAGTCACCACAGAACTTCTCCCTGAAAGGACAGACCTGGCGTTTGTAACCTCCATTACTGCGAAGCACACTCAGGTAACCGTCAGTACTGAGTTTGGCTCTCATTCGGAAGCCTCACCGATCACCACAGGCCCCACCGGCTCGAAGAGGATGTTGGACTCACCAATGTACGCCACTTTGAAGGTGTAGTCCTTGATGACTACTTTCTCGCCAACCCTGAACACCGACCAATGCTTTGGTACTGGAGTTCCATCTGGTCGCATCAACTTGGCCACAGCTTGTTCTGCAAACCGATCCTGGTTCTCCTGGATAGCCTCTGCCAATGACTTCTTCTGGCTTTCGGTAACGAGCATCTCAAACCTATTTGTGTCTGGATTCATTCCCATAGTTTTCCTCCTGCAAAGGTAATATACCAAAAAAGTTTAAAGAAGTGAGCGATGCTGGTGTACCGGTTGGGATGTGGGGGGCATCTTTGGCATCACCGGCATCGCTCGGGGAACGGGCCTGGAGTCGAACCAGGTACTGGCTGCCTACGCACACATACACAGCCAAAGAGTGTCATCGGGAATACCAACCCTTGTGCGCTCTCTGCCTTACCCAGGTCACCCGTTCTGTTTTCATCATGCAATGTCATCATGCCGCTTTAGTCATGATTCGTCAGCCAAGCCATAGAGCCCAGGAACCGGGAGGCCCTATTCTGCGTGTGCGGAGCTGCGCCAAGCGGACACATAAGCCAGGGGTAAAACTTCTTGAACACACGCAAAGAAAACATTGCACGACTACCCCTTAAAGTTTCAGGTACTGTACCTGTGAATGTTACCGCGGAACTTCTCTGAGATCACTTCCTCGGCCTTCTCAAACTCCTCCTTGGTCTTGCCCTCAATGACCGTGAGCTGCCACTTCCTCCACCATCTCTGGTTCTTGCGGTCATGCTCGATGTTCTCCCACTGTTTAGCCCGAGCGATCCTCTTCCTGGCCTGCTTGGTGGCACCATGTTCATCATAGGTGCTGCCCGTCATTAATGAAGCAACTATTTCTTTCAGTTTCGACATTCTGTTCTCCTCTATCCCAATGACCCCAGGTATTCTTTCACTCCCTGTTTCCAGTTCAACAAGCTAAATCCAGGTTTCCATGTCGGCCAGCCATCCACAACCTTGATGTTGTGGAGTACAACAATAACCAGGATAAATGGTGAGAATATTCCAAGTATGACACCGAATCCCATATGAACCCAACATAGAAAAAGGATCTCCATGACCGAAATCCCATCGTAGAATTCATCTTTGGCCAACAAGAGACCAGCCAGCATTCCCAGAGTAATTGTTATCGCAAAGTATAGAACGAAGTAGTCCACCTAGTCCTCCCAGGAAGAGTTGCTGAACGTTCCGCACAATATCGCTATCAGGATAATAATCCATAGTGGTGACAGCACCCATCCCCAACTCCAGGTTATGACATCCACCAATTTCAGGATGATGAATACCACTAAGACCACCCATGAAAGGTTAATCATCTTTCTTCGCCTCTTTCAAATCCAACCAGGAACAGCTAGAAGTTCCGAAGAGGCATCCTTATCAGGATTTTCCGGTAGCACTTCCTCGTGATACCGTACTCGAACCTCATCACCTACTCTTTCCTTCAAGCGTCCCTGAAGCAGCGTTACAGCCAAACACACGGTCATGACTAATGGATTCCAACACTCTGGTCGGAGAGGGACCCTCGGCCCCTCGGCACCATCGCGCTCATGGCTGATTTAGGTTCGCTGAAGCTGTTCCTGGTTGGATTCAAAAGTCCTCCTCCATAAATATACCATCCAAGTCACACTCAATGACTCTCTCATTTCCTTTGTTCTGTAACCTCTGGATGACCAAATTTCCTGCAATGCTCACAGGAAACCTGTACTCGCATCGGGCAACCCTGTCCTGGTAACGTTTGTAGGCCCTCTCCCGTTCTTCACAGGTGTCGCCTAGGTCTATGCTGATTATCAATCTAGTGGTCATTCGTTTCTCCACAAAAACACTTCCTCGTCCGTCTGGAGATCCCTCCACCTGTGGATGATCCCCTTGTCCAAAGGTATCCCGGCCTGACGTAACTCCAACTTGACGATGAACTCAATAAACACATTTTCCCACAAGCCGAACTCTGCTGGCTTGAACCTGACTTCTATGGGTGCTTTGGGTTCCATCTATAAGGAATATACCAAAAAAGTTTGAAGTGGATGAGTTATTTGAAAGTTACCATCGGAATAGAGACTGTCTGGTCTGTCGGGTTTGTGAAGGTCACGTTCACGCCGAGTACCTCCCTGCCCTTTGGAGGAAGGTACATGGACCTGATCTCACCAGGCTTCAACCTGATGTATTTCATGGTGTCCGCCACAGGAGGTTTCCAGTCCTTCAGGAGAACAGCACCTCCAAAACCTATTCCCAGTGCTTTGAAGAACTTTCGGCGTTTCATACCTTATCGCCCTCCATCTCCTTCCACTGTCTGTAGGCTTTGAGCTTGATACGCACTGCAACCTCCAATGCGGCCAGTTCAGCTTCGTGGAACTCCTTGGCAGTGTACTTTGTCCGGGTACTCTTGCAGATCTCATTTATCCTATCCACCTCTTTCATGATCGGTATGCAGGACTCGAACAGGACATCATCCCATGAACGGAGACCTCCCACGGGGATGCTGTCGGTGGTTTCATCTTCAAAATCTACAGGTTTGAACCTGTTCTTGAAACTTTCAAGGGTGAAATGCATTCGTGCTCCTGTGCCAACTTCGTAGGTATGAACCTCGTTTCGCGGTCCTTCTGCGTTGTCCTTCGGGTACACACCAACTACTTCCACCTGTACCCGTTCTTCGTAGACCTCTCCGACTTTGATTTCAGACATCAGGCATCCTCCTAATCATGTGCAAGGGCTCCACATCGGGGAGCTTCATGTACTCCTCGTAGGCCGAGGTCAGTACCTTGAGCTTGGCGCCGGGTACCACCAGAATCGGAATGTCCCGAAAGGTATCGTGGCTGGAGAGCATGACGTGGCCCAGAGGGTACTCATTAGTCAGATAAGTCAGGAATAGCTTGTAGTCCTCGGGAGCCATGAGAATGGCCACCACGGGCAACCTGAGCTTCTCTATGTCGAAGATACCCTGGTGGATGCGGGTGATCATCCCGTGGGCTTTCTTGAATACCTTGTCAAGTTCAGTCATGTTGTACACGCATCCCTTCTGCATCGACTTTGCGAAACATCAACTTCCTTCTCCCAATGCGGATGTAAGGTATCTTGCCGTCCCTTACCCAATTGCAGACAGTGTTCCTATGTACGCCAAGGAACTCGGATACCTCTCGGGCTGACATGCAGTACTCCTCAAACTCCTTAGGCACCCTGAGAGGTTCAGTCATCCCAAAACCTCCTCATCTATTTCGTAGTCCTCAGTCCAGTAACCGCCATCATGGGCATACCCACACTTTGGACACACAAACAGTTCCGAACCGAAGTTATCCCCTACGTACATCGTACCATCCTTGCACTTCCAGCATTTCCTCCCTACATTCTCCTTCTGTAGGTACGCAATGGCCTTGGCGTCCGAGCTGAAGACTCCGACTATATCGTCATGACCATACCCGTCGCCGTGTATCAGGACCATGACTGTGATGTCGCAACTAATCTTCATTGGTACCTTCCTTTAAAGACTTCTCAGCCTTGATGTCATATAGCGGGGCGTAGTACTCGCACTTACCTTTCACCAAATCGGGTTCCTCCCCCAAAAGGCAGTAACAAAACTTTTCACAACATTGATGGAACACCGCATGTGTACACCTACTGCAAACTTCCTCTTCGATAAAAAGTGACACTAGCCCTCCTTCAGGAATTCCTCAGCCTGATCCTCGTACACCGATGGAATCTCCTCATTGAACCTTGCCAGTACCTGCAACATCAGACCTCGGATAATCGGATGGGCATACTTGTCACAGCGCATCTTGAACACATGGCGCCACTCCCTGAGGTTGGCGGTCATCACTATCTCGGCCTTGAGCCCGATGGGGAGTACCGAACGGGCTATCTCTGGTGGAACTTTTGCTTCAATTAACTCAAAATAATGACGTTCTGCATCTTCCATGGCTTTAACCCATAAAGCCCTTCTACGTGGAAACTTATGCTCCTCCAACCCTGGTTGCTGCACCACAGTTATCTCACTATTGAATTTGCCCTTGGAATAATTGCAGTACCTCGTACTCTCCTGGCCGAAGGAAGCCAGCCGATGTCTGACCAGCTCATGGGTCAGACCGCGGTCAGCCACGAACTTGACCGTGGCGATGGCATGTTCCAGCATGGCATGGTGTCCGCGCTTCCTGAGCATCCTCACAAACTTGGGTGCGCTCTCATCGGTTATCTTGTCCTCGGACTTGTAGCAGGTCCTTCCAGCCCTCTCCAGGCACTCCTCCATGGACAAACCTTCAGGTCTGTGGAACAGGATGTATTCAATGTATGGTTCAATTACTTTCATTTGGTTTCTCCTCCATTAAACACCCAGCGGTCGCTTCCTTTGACTAACTTGCCAGCCCCGAGCAGCTCCCTCAGCTCATGGGCAACCAACTCTTGAAAGTACACCCTCGCAGGAGGTGTCAGAAACATGGGTTCCTTCGACAAACCCTTAGGCAACCTGAACTTGTCCCGCAGGTACTCAGCCAACGGACCCAACTGGAACTCGGTAAAAAGGATGATTTTCCCGTCCCGAGCTTCACAGGTTACCTGGACCCAAGGTATCTCCTGTTCCTCATAGGGCGGCATCTCACCAATCCAATGTGGAAGCATCTCCATAGTACTCAAACCCATACTGGCCACCGAATAGATGTGCCTTATGATTTGCTCTGGAACCTCTCCAAAAGGTTCGGGCTCAACGTACACTTGTTTGTAGTCAGTCATCATTTCTCCATTTGCAGACTCTCTGCATGCGACCTGAACCTTGGGTGTATCTCGTGAGAAGTATCGGTCACGGCGATGAGTTCACCCTCATCGTCATATACCCAATATACCAGACGGGACGGATCATCTTCAGTTCCAGATCCTTCGTGGGTGGCCACCTCGGTAACCATGAACCTTCGGATACCTCTGAAGTTTGGTGTCTTGAAAACCTTCTCAGGAGGTTTCACCTCGTCCAGGTTGCGGAGTAGGATATCCATCCGAGTAATCTTCGATATGAGTTCGGCCTTGGTCATCTTCTTCAAGTCTTTTGGATCAGTCGGCATCTTCCACCCCCATGCTCTCCAGGTACGCCTCTCGGGCCTTCCTGATGTCCTTCCTGGCCTTCTTCTGACCTTCCTGGTAGGCAGCCTGCACCATCTCCGTAACGGCCTCTGCAAGCCACTCCTGTTTCTCCTCAGGTACACATGAGAAATCGATGCCCATCTCCTCAAGAGAACCCCCGATACCCCATACATAATAGAGCAGCAGATCACCATCCTTAGTCAGACTGTAGGACTCGTCTTTGGTAGATTCAGTTTCCTCTGGCTCAGGTACTTCAGTCTCGGGTTCCTCAGCAGGCTGAACCTCACAGAACTTTGGGCAGTGAGCATGACCCCACAAGCGGCCTTCGTCCTCATCCCAGTCACAGTGACCTTTGTAATCAATATCCACCGACCACCTGTCGTGGTCCACCCTGAGGTTCTTACATCGAATACAAGGATCAGGTGTGCCCTTACCCATGCGTTCGTCATATGAACTGTCAGACATACCTACCTCCTGTCCTCAACGTAGGGCTCATCCTTCGGGTCAAACCCAGGTTGCTCAACCTCGGGTACTACATGTTCCTCGAAGTACTCACATTCGACACATACCCTCTTGTGGGTCTTCCTCCTCGGTACCATGGTTGCATCCTCAACAAGTACCATCTCCTCACCGCAGCTTGGACATTCAATTCCCGACATCTCCATTAGAACTTCCTTCCTACTTGTAGTAAACCTTCGCTCCCACTTCCTGAAACTCCGTGGCTACCTTGACTATCTCCCGAAGGTCAACGTGTGAGTACACCTCAATGGACTTCCCGAAGTTGGTACAATCCTCTGCCAGAACCTTTGCTTCCTGCAACCCTAGTCCCATGTAATTCCGAATGAGCCTGATAACATCAATCTTCTTCTTACCCACCTTCTCCAGGTGCAGGATGATGGGCTTGGGCTCTCCCACAGATATGCTCTTTTTCATTGGAGTACCTTCAGCCGCGGCTTTGGCCTTCTCCATGGTATCTATAAGCCGTTTGACATACGTTGAAGTAGAGTCCCTGTGCATCAGAGAGATGGCTATGTGGAGCTTCATGGAAACTTCCTCGAACACCCCTCTGTTCAGTTTCTCCTCGGCCACCAGACCAATCAACCTGTCCAGCACATTATTGACAAACCCCGCGGCCTCCCCACAGTCTGTACTGACCTTGTGCAGTTCCGCAGCCTGGTCAACACCCATCTGGGTCTTCTCTATCAGCAGGTTCTCCCTGGCGACTATGGCATCCTCCAGCTCCTCCTGGGCTTTGTCCAAGGCTATCGTGTAGGACTTGACGTTGGCCTTCTCCTCCCCCAACTGCAAATCCCGTATCCGCAGATGATCGATCAGTTCACTCTTCGTACACTTATTGTAAGGTTTCAGTTTGCCTGGTTTTGATTCGCTCATCGGTACCTCCTCATAGGGAAGATACCAAAAAAGTTTGAAGCCATTCACATATTTGTCAGAAAAAGTACCTGCACCCCGTCATACCTACCATAGGAAGGAGGTACCCCATGCCCCAGGACTTCACACCATTGTTTGAAGACCCGTACACGGCCACCATCGACGGCCAGCCAGCTATCCTCACCATCAGGAAGCTCACCGCCCAGCATCTCATCGAGGAGCTGTCCAGCGACGAGGAGGTCACCTACCTCAGGTCATACGATCCTGTCCGCAGGATGATACTCACCACCGCCCTGGACATCGGAGGGTACGCCTGCCATGTGTGTGGAACGCCTATGGACGAGGCGACTGCAAAGGAACCCTGCTCACACTGCGATCAGTAGCTCATCCATTATGATCCTCCAAGACCTCCTCCATCCTGGAGAACTCCATTACCCTGTGGTGCATGCTCTCCTCCCACATGGGATATGACCTTGCAATCATGGTATGCTCCAACTCGTGTCTCAGAAGGTTCCTCATCCCTGTCCTGGTATTGTGCTGGTCATCATTCAACCATTCCAGCTCACACCACTGCCACCTCTTCAGACCTGCCAGCCACAGCAGGAGAGACGCCCTGGATTCCCAACTCTTCAAAGTACCCTGCCTTTTGAACGTCACGAAGATGTAAGGGTCTAAGTTGTTCAAGGTTACCCTTGGAGCCGCCTTCCCCAGGAGCTTCTCACTTTCACTCAGCAGTGGGCGGATCTCACCTTCCTTGGGTATGACATCCCATAACTTGAGCAACTTGGAAGCTATCCCGGAGCCGTACCTGAAGACAACATTGGTTGTGTGGCCATCCCGGAGAATGACAAAGTGGGAATGGAATATACCTCTTCTGAGAATGTACCTTGCGATGGCTTGAATGGTGGTCGTTACCAGTAGAGTTCCTGAGAGAACTCCTCCCGCGGTGAGTGTCTGGGTTGTGGTGAACGGGTTTACTTTGGCGCCGTTGGTCACCATCATCACGGTGACGAATATAATCAGAATCCCCAGGAGAATCGCTCCTGTGAATTTGTGTTTCCATAATGGGTAGAACTCGTACATCGAGTACCTCCTTTTCCTGGAAGGTATTGTACCATGTACGGTGTTGGGGGGATTAAAGGAGGAGGTTCACTCGATGAAGCCATCCTCGATTTTTGCAGTGTCGTAGGGCATCCCGACAGCCTCGAAAACCTCGCCAGTTGCTTCCAGATCCTTGAGCCGGTCAGCCAAACCATCCAGGAGCTCCTCAGCCGTAACGTCCTGGGCTTCGTGTGGGGTCTTGACAGAGAAGGCCACCGTGTAAGCGTGGTCGTAGATAGGCCCACTCTCTGCATCCTGGGCCACCACAACCTTGGCCTTCACAGCGTTCTTCTTCACACCTTTGATGAAGTCTTCATGTCTCATCGGTCTCTCCTTGTCTCTGTCAGTCTAAGATGTCGTCCGGGAACACACCCTCTGGGTCGGGATCACCTTCACCAGGATTGCCGCCTACAATCTCATAGATTACGTCATCATGGGAATAGCCCTCATAGAATAAAGCATCGTCGGCGGCATCGTACAAATCGTTCTCGGGGTACTCAGGATCATCAGGCATCCCGTAAGACGTATCAAGTATCTGACCATCCGACAAAGTGTACCGGACGAACCACCCAGGGTTGTCTGAATTGTCGTCATAGATGATACGGGCCTGGGTAACCTTCGGCTGAACCACATCAGCCCTGATGGCCTTGGCAGCGTTCTTGTTCACACCTTTTATGAAATCCTCGTGTCTCATTGGTTACTCCTATCCTGTGAACCCGGCATCGGACATCTCTCGATGGGTTTCGTATTCCATATCCAAGACGCTCAGTTGAGACTTCAGGGACTCTGCTAACTCCGACATGTCTGTCAAAACTTCCGGTAGACGTTCAGCTGCGGGACCTTCACTCAACTCACGTTGAATACCATCTAGCCTCTCCGCAAGAAAGCCCTTCAGTACATCCACCTGAGCCTCGTATGAAGTGTTCAAGGCATCACCACGTCTACGAACTGCCCTAGCTGCGTTCTTGTTCACACCTTTTATGAAGTCCTCGTGTCTCATTTGAACCTCCTTTACCAGTCCCTCAGGCCACGGCGAATCCAGTTTACTATCTCGGACAGCATGGCCGTATCGTTCTCGTAATGGTTCTCAAACCATTCCAGGGCCTCATCACGGTCCTCGGGTTCCAGGGTCTTGAAGAACTCCAGGATAACCTCGGCATAGGCCATCTCGGCGTTCACAGACACATCTGAGAGCCTCTCTAAGAATGCCTCTGAAGGCTCCCTGATACCGTCCCAGGTTTCCTTGGTGTTCTCATCGTAAACCCTGATGCCGCCTTCTTGAAAAATTGTCATGCTGACCTCCTTACCTACTCAGACGGAAGGTATACCAGAGATCTGACAACCTGGATATATTTTTAGGTTCTTTTTTCAAAAATAGACTTTCTTGTCATCACCGATATAAGGATCGATATGCCCAAACTTCCGGGCGGCGTCCGACAGCCTCTCCCCCAAGTCACCGTAACCGCGGTCCCAGAACCCAGCACCATGACCTGCTCTAGTAAGCCAGAAATCATGGCCGTGTTGGTCGTCGCCAACCCCGAACTCCTCCGACACCTGATCGAGAAGTTCCGCATTCTCCTCCTGGAACTGATCACAGTCCTCTTTCACCTGGGCTACCGCCTCAGGAGACATGTCAATGAACCCTACCAAGTCATCCAGGTTCTCGGCAAACTCCTCACCGAACATCTCTGCATCATCCTCCATGGTGGAGGAGGACCACAGCATGGCTTCTACATAGGCCTGTGCGAAGGTGTCCAGGTCAAACATGGTAAGCCCTTCACCCTGAGCCTTAATCGTCCTGGCAACCCGTTGAATGCCCTGTCCTGTGATTCCTTTGAGTCTCATTGACTACCCTCCTCTAATGTATCAGCAACCATCTCCAAAAGGTTAACGAGAGCCTGTGCTTTTTCAGCGGCCCAACGAACTTCATGTACCCAGTCCTTCACTTCCTGATGGGGTGAGGTAGCTGAATACAGAATAGCGTCAACATCCGAGACAAGCTCCTTGGCATAAGCCTCGGCATCATTCAAATCGTTGTGTACTGCGGTGGCCAGGGGGTCTATCTCAGTACCGTACTGCCACTCATAGGTATCCTGTCCCTTAATCGTCCTGGCAACCTGCTGGACACCCTTTTCTGATAATCCTTTTAAACGCATTTCCCTAATCCTCCAAAGTTTCAACAGCCTCAAGACTGATGTCCAAAGCAAGGTCTTTCATGACCGTGGCCACATCCGGTATCATATAGTCCACCTGGTCCTCTATCTCCTCACCCAAAGATTCCACATCATCATCCTCCCGGTACCTCTCCAAAGCATCATAGAGACGCCCTGTGAGTGCCCTCAAGGCGTCCAGTATCCCTTCAGTGGTAGCGATGATGTTATCCTTCTGGCTCATCAATACGGGCTCCCGTAAAGCTCCTCGTCGGTCATGGGGAGTATTTCAAGCTCCTCAATGACAGTTTCAAGGTAGTACCCAGCGTCCTCCAGCTCAAGGTACTCACCTGTCCCCAAAGCTCTCCCAGGACCTCCCGGCTGGGTGGTCTCGTCAACATGCTCCTGCATGGCATACATGATCATCTCTTTATCGAGAGAAGTCTGCGGAAGCTCAATACCGCCCTCCGGGCCTCTATCAAAATAGTTCCAGGCAAACTCTTGGTAGGCATCAACGGAGTCTCCGAAGACCTCAAATGCGCTTATGCCCACAGCATTCTGAGGATCGCGCTGGCCATATCCTTTAATGACAGAAGCTACCCGCTTCACACCTTTGTTAGATAATCCTTTAAGTTTCATCACCAACCTCTTCTCAGATATTCCTTACGGGTCTGCTCCCCCTCCTCAACATCCTTCAGCTCTTTCTCCAAGGCATCGGCGAGACCTTTCTTGGTTTCCCAATCAATCGCATTGAAAGCGTCCCAGTCCTCCAAGGTACCTTCGAGTTCCACCCCATCCCAGACAACCTCAAGACTGAAAGTCTTATCCTCCTCGGCGTCCCTGTCATCTCTGAAAACGTACAAGGAATCGTCGGCCTTCTCGTAAATCAGGTAGTACCCCCAACCGTCATCACTCACCACGATATCCGTCATGAAGTCCTTGGGAGCCAGGTCCGCAGTCTTTCGCAAGGTACCTGCCACCCTCTTAACACCTTCATCAGATAATCCCTTGAGTCTCATCCTCTTCCTCCTGAACACAGCACCTTCCGTGCAGCTCATCTATGGCATGGGTGTACCCGGTGGCCGAATGTACTGCCCACAGTTTCGCCAAAGCACCCAGCCAATCCAAACCTCGGCCCATATCGTCGGCGGCGACATTCATGTAGAACCTCACCGACTCCACATTGTTATCACTCCTGGTCGGTATCCTGGAATTCGTCACCTGAGGTACCCAGGTATCCTCGTCATCGATGCAACCGTAAAGTACCTCTGCCAGGTCCACCAGCTCCTCATCAGCTGGCTGGTATGCCTCCAGCTCGTCCATCTTGTTCTTGTAGCTCTTGGAATAAGGTACCTCGAACATGTCCGCAATACGGCTGATAGACTTATCCGTGAGGCCTTTGAGTTTCATTGGTCTCCCCGAAGTCGTTCTACGGTAGCAAAGTATTCATCGTACATGAGATCCCATTCACGGTCTGACACGGTAAAACCCCATTCCGCCATCGTGTCTGCTGCATTCTCATAGTAAGAGTCTATCGCATCCTGGAGATCCTCAAAATCTGGTTCATAAGCCTGGTCAATTGCCATTTCCGCATTCGACTGAGCCATACTCAAAATATCCTCTCGGGTCTTGGTAGCCTTGGCCACCCTCTTTACCGACTTATCCGTGAGGCCTTTGAGTTTCATAAGATTCCCTGCGCTCGTGCTTCCTCAAGCACCTTTGTTGCCATTTCCCGCGGAAACCTCTCACCGATGTTGAGCATGATGTCCACGACCCCGTATCCGTTCTCAACCATCTCCACGATGGCATCCATTACTTCCATGTAGCCATCTTCACCGAACCTGAACCCGTCCACGTCCTGGGATCTCCTGTAATTAAACTTAGCCTTAAACTTAGAACCGGCCCGATTCTCTCCGGGGCTTGAGCAGCGTGGGTTTCTGCGATTCCTCATAGTTTAACCTCATAAAGGATAAAATGGAATATGTCCGATTTCTTAAACATAACCTTAAACTTCCTCAGCCCTCATGACATCATCGACCAGATCCCGCAGGTCCGATACCCCCAAGCCCTCATCCGGGATGCCTTCCACTCTCAACTTGGAAAGTTCCAAATCCAGCTTATTGAGATCACCGTTGTTTGAGTAGTCAGCCAACGCACCCACAAGAGCGTAGGCTGCATACTGGAACTCCTCCTGCAACTCCTGGATCTTCTCCAACATAATGTCCTGGGGAGTCGCCTGGGCTTTCTTCTGAAACTCCTTCAAAACTCCCGCCCGCTTTTTCTCCCGGAACTCGGGCAGTACCTTGTGGAAGGCCGTCACACCCGTCTGGGCGCCACTGGGCTGTAGAGTATAGTCTGACTCAAGAGCAACGTCATCCACGGTCTGGACGCTCTCCGGGAGGCCTCCTGTGTTGAGCTGCTCGGCAGGCATCAGCACCTTGGTGGTGGCCGCATCTTCCGACTCCAAAACGATGAACTCCTCATCGTTTGGATCGAACACAGATTGACCTACTTGAATGTCATCCGGGGCAAGCGTTGTGGTATCTGTGGTCTGGGCGTACCTCTTCGCCACCTCCAGGAAGATATCGTAATCCTTCATGGACTTTTTACGCATGGCTCTTTTCCTTGCAATCTTCGATATTTCAGAGAATAATTCCATGGGCTCCTCTGGGCAAAAATCTCCAAGCACCAGTGTACAATAAGCCGTGTGGGTTCTCTAAAGTTGAAGGTGATTACCATTCCTTATCCTTATACTCGTCCGCAAGGCCCTTCAGGCTCTCGGTCATGGCCTGCTCCTTCGCCAGAGCTTCCATCCAGAGATCCTCGTCCCGCACCCCGAAAACAGCGTCCTCGACTAACGCTGCCAATATCCGCGGCTCCAAGGCATCCAGCTCCCAGCTCTCGTCACCGTGCTTCTTGATGTACTCCTTGGCACGGCTGTCCGTAATCTTCGCCGGGTTCGGCGGCGGGTTGAACTCTTCGATCTGATCCATCGTCAAAGCCACCCGATTCAAGTCCAGATTCTCCACATGCAGACGGTCACTATTACCCACGAACATGGAAAGCCGGTCCTTGATGTCTCTGTCCATATCCAATCCTGAAGGATCGTGATCACCGAGATAGAGCAGCAGAATTTCCTTGCCCCTCCGCACCTTCCTCAAAAGGTTCTTACCCTTGCGCCACATGAAGCTCTGGGACGAGTACCCTTTGTTCGAGGAGAAAGGAATATCCAGACGCTCACAGACGGGCGCCAAGACCCCTTCCAGGGCCTGCTTCTCGCACATGACCTCGACGTAGTAGGGTTGGGCCTCCCACTTGTCGATGGCGAATGAGGCGGCTGCGGAGCGTAATATGGCGCTCGGGTCGGTCCAGTGAGAGTTCTCCACCGTTTTTCTGCCACGGTCCACAATCTGCTCCCAGTCCAGCAAACCGGCCAGTCGAGCATCGTTCACAATGGAACCCAGCCTGGAGTATTCTTTCTGACTGTTGGGAATGATGTCCCTGGACACGAGCTGGTAGTACAGCTGCCGAAGCGTCAAATCATACCCATCTGCGGCATAATCGTTCAGGATGCCCTCACAGATCTCAATCAAATCCAATGTGGCCGGTCTGAAATTCTTTGCTACGTATCGTTCTTTCATTGGACTTCCTCCTTGCTATTATCGCCTGAAATTACATCCCAAATAACAGGCACTTCCTGTTTCGTGATAATGTGAATAGCCTTCGCTTCCGCTATCATCATCAAATTGTGCGTTTAAATGCAGTCGCAACGCTTCGCTGTCATTCAAATAACCGCAAGTACATCGATGAGGAAAAGAAATTATACGCCAAGTTCGATCACATTTTGGACATTTCCAATCATAAATGTTCATCGGTCTTCCTCCTTACAAACCGTGCTTAAATGGTGTGATCGCCTCTTGCAATAGTCTCTCGAAGCGCCTTATTCTCTTTTTTGACTTTGGCTAATTCTGTAACCACTTGCATATAACAACCAGAGCAAGCTTCAAGTCCGTCAAGGTCTATCGTGTTGCATATAGGACAGGTTGAATGTCCCACTTCACTTTCCCTATAATAAGCCAATCCAGTATTGTGTTCTACGATAACCCAATCATTAACAGAACCCACTACAGCCCCAGTCACACCAAAAACAGTTTTTACAACGTCGCCTATTCGTAATTTAGTATCCTCCATATAACACCTCCATTTTCGTCAAAGCCCTTTCAAACGAAAGACACATGTTACCAAATCCTACCATCACGACTTTTCGCCCCGTTGTTAAAAGCATTGACCAGCTCTTTCGCTTGGTCATACTCAAGATCAGCAATCACCACTTCAAGTTCAGAATCATCGTACTTGCGTATCGATACTGGATATATCCTGCGATCTTGCGTGATCGCCGCCAGACTCGCTACATAACGAACCCTCTTCTCAAGAGTTATAGAATGCCCCTTGATTATTTTTGTCACTTGCGGTTTCTCCAGGGAATCAGTCATCTTGCCCTCCTAAATAATCTCCCAGGTGTTCGTTTCCTGGTTGAGGTACTTGATATACGTGGCACCGGCCCACGCAGTACCGAAGTCGTCCAGGGGCTCAAAGCCCTGGTAGTCGCCCAGAATCTTGCCGATGAAATACAGGTTCCCATCGTCATCATACATCTGGAACTCGGCACCATATTTTTCGATGTATTCCTGAGAGAACTCCACATCCCTCGGACCCATCTTACCCACGGCTTCCGGGGAATCGATGAACTCCCTCGTGATCACCCAACCGTAGCCCTTATACACTTCCATTATCTTGTTCTTTTCCTTGTCCAGGGTCTCCTGCGCCGTCTGCTCCGCGGCCTCCCTGAGCAAGGCCTGGTGCTTCTCTATGATGAGTTCTGCGACCATGCCGCCATCCAGGAGCTGGATAGGAGCATCCTCATTCGACTCATCCTCGGAAAAGCTTTTCTGGAGCAAATCAAACTGAGCAACGCCAGGACCCTCGGCATTGAGGAAAGCTGCGTCCTTCCGATTAACCTTAACCCAGACAGTTTCGTGGTAGATAAACAACCTGCCAACAGGTATGTCGCCAAAATCTACCGCTTTTGTGTATTGTCTTTCGTTTGTCATTCTAGCCCTCCAAACTTTCCAGAGCTTTCATAAGCTCATCACTGCGTTTACGAGTCTCTTCAGATACCTGCTCCTGAACCGGTTCAGGCCTGCTAACCAGCTTAAAGCTAGATTCCTTACCGCCCATCCTGCGACCCATCCTGCGTTCGGTACCTTCTGTGTACACGATGACCTCCCACCGGTACTCCCAATCGTCCCAGCGCAGAGCAGTAACCGTTGCAAGCTCACCACGAGCCCTGCCGCGCTTCACCAGGACTTCGTCATCCACCTGGAATTGAGGCTCGGGCTTGCCAGCCATCCTGCGCTTGGCAATCTTGGTGATGACCGAAATCACCACCTGGTCCCTCTCAGGATCGGTGTACTCGGAAAAGGACTTGCCGTAGCAGTGTCGAGCAGTTATCTCCAGGGCCTCTTCTTTGGTTAGTGCGTTCAATTACTTCTCCTCAACTCCCGTGAGCATCTCAAACCAGCTCACGATATCCACATTCCCCTCGATTTCCCGTCCCGCATTAATGGCCTCGGTGACTACCCGCTTCTCCTCAATAAGCCCGATAATGTCATCGTCAAAGGTATCCTCGGCGCCCAGCCAGTAGGAGTTGACCGCAGACACACCTTCATCAGAACCGATACGGTGTACCCTGGCCTCGGCCTGGTCCATCTCACCGGGGTGCCAACCGAACTCGACGAAGGCCACGCTGGAAGCGATCTGCAAACCGTCGATGCCCGTACCACCGGCCTTCAAGGACACGATGGCCACCCGGCAGGAGTCGTCATTACGGAACTTGTCAATCTGGCCTTTACGAGCCTCATCATTCATCGCGCCCACGATCCTGGCGGGATTATAGTCAGCCAGGGCCGCAGCCAGCTTGTCCTGCACGTTGCGATGATGAGCGAAGACCACCAGTTTACCATCGCTGTCCAGGAAGCTGGAAATCCACTCAACGCAACTGTTGAACTTGTGCTCGACAACCAGTTGCTTCAGGCCCTCAATCTTCGCCAGGGCCTCGATGGTGTACTCACGCTTGTCTGCATCGGCGCTGCCATCAGCCTTCTTGGACCTCATCCAGGAGATAACATCCGCGAGAGCCGCCTCATACGTTGCCAGGTTGTCCAGCTCGACGGGAACCACAGTCCGTTGCAGGGGCGGGAGTTCCTTGATGACATCGGCCTTCTCGCGCCTCACAAAGCAGGTGGCCCTGAGCCGCTTAGACAGCTCCTCCAGGTTCGAGGCGCCGTTCATATCCCAAAACCCGTCAGCTTCATGAGCGTCACAAAACCTTTTGGCGAAATGCCAGAAACCGCCCATGTCGTTCAAGGTACCCAGAAAGGTAAGCTGCTGAACCAGCTCAATGGGCCTGTTCAGAACCGGGGTACCCGTGAGGCACAGTCTGACTTCGAGGCTATCGAGTGCTGAGAGCGCCATGGCAGCCGCTGTGCGCTGCGCCTTGCGGTTCTTGATGTAGTGGCTCTCGTCGAGAACAATGGCTTTCCAGGGGCGTTCCAAGAGCCCTGGAAGGTGCTTCAAAAGGATGTCGTAATTGATGACCACGATTTCTGCGGTGTACTCGACAGGCTTGGTGCCGCGTACAAGCTGACAGCTCCGACCGGGGAGCCACCTACCGGCTTCACGCACCCACTGAAGGTTGACACCTTTAGGAACGATAACGAGCGCGGGGTAGGTGTTAGTGGCCTGCAAGGTCCCGAGGGCCTGGACGGTCTTGCCAAGACCCATCTCATCCGCGATAAAAGTGTTCTTCGCGCCCATGGCGTACTTGATGCCACCCTTCTGGAAGGGATAAGGAACCAGCTCGTCGGTACCAAAGCCCTCGATGTCCAGATCCGCATCCAGGGCGTTGCTGGCACTCACACGCTCGGCAGCCGCCTTACCCAGATCCTCCAGCCGCCCCTTAACGCCGTCAGCAACCCTGAGGTTGAACTGTTCGACCATCTCAAGAATCTGCCTGCCAGCGATTACGTTAAGCGGGAAAGTGTTCTCATCCTTAGGGCCACCATCCCTACCGCGCCATTTGCGACCCTGGATGTTCTGCATGACCTGGACAAGGTCTGGATGGTAATCAGTCTTGGTCACGACAACATCGCCCTCGATCCAGACCTGGGGCTTGGAAGCCTTTTCAGCCAGCTCAACCTTGACCTTCTTAATCATCTTGTCCAGGCGTTTACGATCCTCGTCCGTGATGACGAAATCGAAGTCATTTAATATGGCCGGAAGCAGCAGAAGACCGGCACCTGACATCAACCAGGCCATGCCGGTCCACTTACGGTCCTTGTACTTAGCTTCCTTGATACGGTTCACCAGGTCCCAGTCCTTAGGCGACACCAGCTCGAAAGCCTGATGCGTTTCACTCCACCCGCACATCATGACCTTCTTGAACGTATTCTTGATATTCAGTGCGCCACCGCCCTCAGAACGCTCCCGCTGAAGTTCCTTGAGGCAGTCGGCCCGAGCAGCCTTGGATTTCATGCGCTTGGAGACGTCACCGCGCTTAGGGGCCTTCTCCCACTTGACCTCGGGCCTGGGCAGCTCGTCATAAATGATGTCGTAGGATTCGAGTTGCTCCTGGTACTTCTTGAGCATACGATGAACTACGAAGCAGATCTCGTCATCCCACTCCGAAGGGTCCACCGCGGCGATGTACTTGCCGAATGACGTGTCACAGGCGTTGTAGCCCATGCCATCATCCTCAACAGCCCCATCACAGACTTGGGACAAGGCGTTCGCCGCCCGTTGAAGCTCACATGCTATGTTTAGGGTTTTTGTCAATGTAACCTCCTTTGCCGTTAAAGGCTTGGAAATTGATTCACAACTACTATTCTGCACATTTTTCAGAACCTGTCAATATATCGAGGTTCTTTTTTTTGAGAAGGACTAAATCTTCGGTCGGACGAGTTCCAGGTTCCCGAACATCGGAATCCCAGGAGCTGCCATTCTGGGTGCGACGAGGGGCTTGCCTGTAAGGCGGCGAGAATCATAAAACTTGTTACCGTAATATGGAGGAGTCGGTACACGTTTCCACTTCATTACTTTCTCCGCATACCATGCATCCATTGAGCCGCCATAATGATTTGCCTCAGGAGTCAAGGTCTTGATATCACCATTGGCCCACCTATCCAAAGTAAGGAAGGCCCTTTCACATATCGGCTTATGTACAGACTTCCACCTGAGTTCCTGAGGCCACCCTCGCGGACGTTTGCACTCTCTGTCTATTCCAAGTATCCACGGCCTTGCATGAGTACTCCTTTTCTTCACCGCAGCTGAATACTTTCTGATAACTTTCGACAAAGACCAGTTTCTGCCCGTCTGCCGTATCTCCCTATACCTGACCACATACACCTGCATGATTGAAACCCATTCATTCATAACTTCATGCGGACGTTCTGAACTGCCCCACCCTGCTTCACCGATCACTGATTGCGCGGCTATCCTTTTTGTCTTCTCTGTCCACTGACCGATAGAAACGGGCCGGTTAAGGCCCTTATCGGTCATACCTCTTACACTCACCGCAGCCAGCATCATTACCAGCACGGAACCTAACACAAACATCAACGGAACTCGCATACTCGAACACCTCCTAGTATTGGGTTAACGAAACCATCATATCTAATATACCGTTGGAACTTTTAAAGCGGACTATAAATCTTCAGAAAGTTCCTTCTGAACAGGTGGGGGCTGTATCTTGGGTTTCTTAATGGGAACTGTAGCATCCTGGGCTCTCCGCTTCTCTTTACGCTTGCGCTTTTTTCTCTGCGACTTTTTGTTCACGTCTTCTCCTCTCCATCTCAAATACTTCAGCAGCTGACATTGTACCATACCTCTTTGCGAGTTCTTTAAGCAGTGGAACACTCATGATGTACACACAGCCTGCGCCCCTTGCTATTGATTCATCTATACGTCTCATATTGACCTCCTTAAAATAGGCTATCAATATGCGAAGGTCAATGTCAAAAAAAGAACCGACAGAACTGAGTGCGGTTTTTGTCCAGCGAATGGAAAAGTTTGAACGGCCCAGGAAGGCCAACCCAGTTCTGTCGGAATGGAGAATCAGAGCTTAAAATATGAGGAGGTTATCGTCAATCAAATAATTGAGGCCCCTGGCGAAAGGCGAACCAGGGGCCTCGGGAGAGAGGAACTAAGCGGAACTAAGCTTTTGCCAAATTATCTCGGTCGGTGCTGAACAGAGCGCCTTCTTCAGTTCTGATATAGAAACGGTCGCCGTGGCCGTCATACAAAGAGTCCACAAACCCTTTCGTACCTTTGGGTATGGTACGAGAAGCTCCTCCCCACAACGGAACCTTGACCTCGTTCTTGAGCTTTATGTAGTTGCCTGGGCCGAAAGGAACTCGGGTCGCTTCGGGAACCTCCGCGGGGTCCAGGTCCCCGTGACCCTTCCCCAGTTCCGTACCAAATTCCTCAACCTCGAAAGGGTCTTTCTTGTCATCCTGGGCTCTCTTTCTAACAGGTCTGCGGCAGCCTTTTCTGGAAGCCTCGCGACCCTCCCCATATTTCTCGTACAAGACATTCACCAAAGGAGTCAGGCCCTCAACTTGGACCCCCTCCTCCCACGGGAGCTTCAACCCGTGGTCTTCGTGGTCATCGCTCCAGGCAACACCAGAACCCAGCACCTCCATCATGAGATAGTGACCAAACTCAAACTGATCAAAGTCCTCATCCTCTCCTGGCGGGATGAAGTCTTCGAGGTTCACATTGTTATCGCGCTCGATTTCGTCATACACTTTCTTGGCAAGGTCATGAGCCTCTTTCTCAGTGGGCGGTGCAATCGACATGAGTTCAGCACCCATGAAATTGGGAACTTCGATTCCGAGTTCTTCAGCTTCTTCTTCGATAACCTCGTCCTCATAGTCTTCCCACAGGTACTCCCACTCACTAGACCAGCTGGTCACATACACGGCACGGGCCATGGCATCCAGAATCGAGTTGCTTGTCGCACCTTCCCCGTGTTCACCGGGGTAGTACTCCTCGTAAGCAACCTGCCGGCGACGAGCCACCATCGGCTCCAGGGGAGCGTCCATCGAGACGCCTTCCATCAGGTCAGCGATGTCGTTGGCCATCTCAGGGGCCACCTCGATGCCGCTCTGGGGGAGCTTCTGGTCCACCTCGGACTTGGTCTTCTCGATGAGCAGTGCGTCCATCTGCCGGCGAACCTCGTCCTGCTGGTCCCAGGTACCACTCTCGGTGGCGCTGGCCACGTCGATGGCCGCTTCCAGGTCGATCAGTTCCTTGACCTTGAGAATGGCCTGAGGCTCCAGCCTGTGGTCTTTGAACGCATCCAGGAAACCTTCGACCCAGTCTAACCCGGAGAAGCTCACACGCCGGGTACGGTTGGCCTCAATGACAACGATCTGTTTGGGAGGATCGGCAGTCTTGAGTCTCTCCAGGTTCAGCCGATCCAGCTCATGCTCCACCTGGCTTTTCTGCTTATACAAAGCATCCAGCTCGGTGTTGGTCGCGCCTGGGGCCTGGAGGTTGATAAGTTCCTCAAGCAGAACGATGGCCTGCTGCTCGTAGGGGGTGCCTTTGAGCTGCATGAGCCATTCGGTGTAGTTGCACGACTCCATCCAGTAGCATCCTGGGGAAGCTATCGCTTGTCCTCTTTTCATTTTGGCCTCTATTTCTAGCGGTTCAGCACCTTGTCCCAAGGTACCTTTCTCCGACTCGTACATATCAATCGCAGCCTTGGCCGCGTGATCGATTACCTCATCAAGGATAATTTCCTCGTCCTCCAAAGTGATGGGGACATCGGTCTCATAGACAGGCGCCCCACCTTCATGAATCTGAACATGGAAAACCTCGGAATTCTCGGTCTCGTTCACAACTACGTCGTAACCCTGGAGCGTGAATGTGTATCCTTCGTCCATGGTCTACTCTTTCCACATCTTGTTCATCGTACTCGGGAGAGCCTCCACGTCATCCACCACTACCCGGTACTGCATCCCCTTGCTCTCCAGGATGAGGGTATCTCCCGCCTCATCGATCTCCACAATCTTCCCGCGGATGGGACCGTCATGCCCATTGAACTTCGCTTTATCACCGTTCTCCATGGGGGCTTTGGTACCGGGCCACTTGCGCGGCTCTTTGGGGGCCGGTTCCTCATCGATGAACTCTTCGAGTTCCATCGGGGGTCCGTCCATCTCCAAGTCCTCTTCCATGGGCATGGCCTGCCGGGAAGCGGCCATCTGGTAGCTCTCATCGTACATGGTCTCGGGGGTGCCGCCTTGGAAGTTCTCAATGACCTCTTCCCAGACAATCTCGTGAGAGCTGCCCTCGGTGAAATCCATCTCACTTCCAAGGAGAGGTGCCAGGTTGCCTACTAGGATGGTGTTGTCGGCGTCCTCGGCATGAGCAGCCATGAGTTCCTCCACGGCGGCTACAGTGGCCTTGTCGCGGTTCAGAACCTCATAGGCCTGCCGGGTGATGTCGTTGGTCCATTCGTAGGTCTGGGCCTGGCGACGAGCCCCTCTTCCCCTCTTCAAAGACGCCCGAGCTTCATCCTCGGTGTCAAACACTTCTAAATCTGTGTACTCAACGCCATCAGGAGAAACCAACTGAGCACCCCAGCCCTGGACCTCCCGCACATCTTCAGGGACACCTCCCTTAGCAAAATTAGCATTTTTCAATTCGGAAAGAGACTCATCCACCCAGCTGGCATCAATAAACTCGGTCCCGGAAGGAAAATCCAAAGCGTAAAAAGAACCCTCCCATACTTGAGGAATCATATCATCCTGGGCATGGCGGCGAGATTCCAGACCTCTGTTTCTGTCTATGATACGTTGTTCCTCGTGGTACCAGCGTTTCTCATCGTCACTCAGATCTTCCCAACGCTCTCCACGCTCAGGTTCCTCTTCCTCGTCATCATCACCGAAAACGATTGCTTCTATATCTTTGATGATGTTTTCAGCGTACACACTATTGGCAAGACTATCACCATCCACTTCAGTGTAGTCACCCAGACTGGCATCAACCCCTGCGTCCTGAAGTGCTTTGACAATATATTCGGTATCCTCATCTCCAGTATCCTCGAAGATTATCTCCACACCTTGGAACTCTTCCAGCTTTTCTTTTATGCTCTTGGCTTGGCGACGGGCATCAACTCCGGGAAGCTTCTGCTGGCGAGGGTCCATCGGTTGCGGATCTGCACCTGAAGCCTCTGCAAGAAGCTCTGCATAGGCCTGCTCCTTCATATCGTCGTAGTAGCCCCCAGGCTCCGTGAAGTCTTCCTCATCCCTGTAAGAGCAACCCCCCAAATAGTCCTCGCCGCTAAAAATACGGCCATCCTCAGCTTCCCACTCGGCAGTGACCTTAACGGTACACCAGGCCCACAAATCGCCGGTCTCAAGACGCTCAAGAATCTCATCCTCAACTTCCTTATCAAGATCATCATCACCAGAGACTATGGCATTCCCGCGAACAGGAACATCGTCTTCCATAATCTCAAGATCAAACTCCACTTCCTCTATCGGAATGTGAAAAGCACGTCTGCGACGGGCTTCTTTCCCATCATTGTCCTTCACGGCTTCCTCACCGAACTTTGCATGGACTGCATCCACGACCTTGCCCCAGTTCACGCCGTCCGTGGAGATTCCATCCCTCTTGGTGAAGTAGGCTTCGAGTTTCTCGGCTAATTTCAGCTTGTCGTCAGTCTGGTCGATGAGCTTCTTCGCGCCGATGTACGAGCGCGGGTCGTTGTCGATTTTGCTTATGATCGACGAGGTGGCATTGGCCCTTCGGGAGCCTTGCCGAAGACGCCTCCGTCGAGCAGAACTACGGCTACGCTTGAGGTCTTCCATATTCTTTGAATGACGGTCACTCACAGCAGCCGCAAACTCCGCATCACCCCAGTCCTCCTGTATCTGCTGATAGATAGCATAGCCGCCATCGGTCTGGAACAACTGGTCAAGAGCTTCTTCTCTATTTCCATCAAACCATAGCTGCTTGATCTCGTCAGGGAATGTAGTCTGCCACGCAGGGAGATCCTCTAACTCCATTGATTGACCTTGCCGAAACCATCTCCGTTTGGCCCCTCTGGACTCGCTGAAATATCCCGGGTCTTCAAAGGTATCCCCAATGTGATC